TTGAGATACATTTCCACATATATATCTAAATTGATCAATATTAGAAAGTCGTGTAATTGGCATTATATATAAATATAAAAAAACATCTTTATATTCATATTCATATTCATATTTTTGTTTTTACTATGTGAAAACGGGATTTTAAATCTTCAAATGTGTAAAAGAATTTATTCTTTGATTCGGTTGTTTTCACGACAAAATCATCAGAGATAGTTATTAAATCTGTCAACTCTTTTTCTGTAATATGTTTTTGGAAACTTAATATGTAACACACGTCAAATATATACGACTCTTCCCCACCTCCTTCAATATCTAAATCTAATATATATTTGACACAAAACTCGGGCGTAAGCGTTTGTGTTGCTAAAAGTATTTTTTCATCAAGATGATTTTCCACAATATTCTGCTCTAGAATATCAATAGAATATTTATATCTATTCTTGAGTAAATCAGTATTTGTTACTTTCATTTTTTCATCTTTATTCATTACGATACTATATACAATACGAAATATTTATATATTTTTATTATATTATACAGTTTGAAGATTTACAACGCCATTTTAAATCTTCAAAGGTGTAAAAGAATTTCTTCTTTGATTCGGTTGTTTCTCAATTAGTAGTATCTAATTGAGAACTTGAGTAGTGATAATTTGAATGTGAAACGAGTTAAGTTTGTTGATTTGCGTTGACAGAATCGGTCACTGGCTGAATTTTTTCAGTCCATTTTTTTGTATTATAAGAATTGAGTTGTAAGTATTTGTCTTTATTTTGTTTCCAAAATTCCACCTTCTCTTCTAATTTTTGTTCACTTGGAGTTTTGGGGTATACCTGGTCTTTTTTGGTTTCCATCAATTTCAAATCTTTTTTAGTAGCATCGGGTTTTTTTCCATAACAGTTGACACCAAACTTAACATACGGGTTTGCGATATAACCACCATTTATACCAGGTCTGCCACAATTATTACCCTTCTTTTTCCCTTTTTCACAAACGCCTTCGTCCAATTTTTGCAATGTATCCCAAGTTTCTTTTTGGGTAGGGAACAATGCCATTTGCCCTTCGGACCACCCGTAGTTGCACCACTCTGCTCCGTTATTGTAGGCTGCCTCAACCTGTTCATAGGAAGCTAATTTGGCGTTGTATGATTTGCAAATTGCCTGTGCGTCGTCATACGTATACAAGTTATTTGAAACATTGAAGACTTCTCCTTCGGGTTCAGCTGTTTTCTCTTCCTCTTTTGATTCACATGCCTCTCCGTCTTCTTTTTCAATGACATTGCTTTCGGCTGCCGATTCTCCTCTAAAGTATGCCTTAATTTTTTCAAAAACTTCGTCAAAAGATATACCAAACAAATACTTTAATACGTCAACAATTAGTACCGTTATCAAGAGGGACCACGCAATTGCTTCCATTGTAGAAACAGAAATAGGTTTGTTTTCTTTGCCCATAGGGATGCCAAAAATATATACTACTAAATATAGTCCTATCAACATGAACATAGAAGTAATTACCGAGGAGGGTGTGTTGACAAATTCAGTAAAAGTATTAATAAATTTACCAGTAATGTTACCGTCTTTGTTGGTAGCTTCTGATGAAATCATATTATATGCGACTAAACCTAACACCATAAAAAATACTATGTCCACTATCATACTGATGCCACGCCCAGTGTTATCAGCAGTAGGAACGGATTGTCCTCTACTGCGATAATAAGAAACCCCCATATAGATACCTAAAAATCCAATCAGTATTAAGATATTTGTAGTAGTGAATAATTTACTAATCGAGTCCTCCATGCCCGCAGTGATATTCTCCTCTGCTTCCGGTTGATTTGTATCTATCTCTGCAGGTTCATCGTCAGCAGACGGAACCACTAAATCATTATTCTTTGATGTATCTATCGGCGCGTCTGTAGATACATTCGTTGTAGTACTCATTCTGATGTAATTGTATTATACTATAATAAGTTATTTTTTTTACGATAAAATAAACAGTATGCCATAGGAGATATAACGACATTCGGGTTTTGAACCTTTTCAACAATATTATCATTATAATGCACCCAACCATTTTCAGAATTCTTAACAAATGCGGTATAATGTCCTCCTGATACATTTCCAACATGATTGCAAACTCCAAATAAATCGTACATATAATTATTAGCATTATACCCACGTACATAGGGCGATAGGTCCAAATCGTTGATGGGAAACTCAATTTGGTTAGACATTTTATGTAGACCATCTGGACTAAATCGTTGCAATGCAATGACGACAATATTTGGAAAGTTCCAAAAAGAATATTGTTTTTTTACATTTTCTTTTGCCTTCGTTTCTTCATTATACCATGCATTGTCACCTTCTAAATATTCTGGTTGTGTAAATAAATCGAAACACTCATATAATGTATGCACGGTTCTTTCCCCTGAACTGATGGGAATATCCAACACGAAGAAACTCTCAGGTACTATAGACAATACTTTGCCTGTATTTTTGGAAACAAGTTCGGAAAAATAAATTCCGTAAAACATTTCCATTATTTCAGAATATTCATTCGAATAACTATTTTTTAACATTTCATAGCATTTTACGGCTAATTTATCCGTCTGATTTTCAGGGTTCCCGTTTATTTTTATATTGACACTTCTCGAGATGCTGTTATGTATACATTCAATAAAAAACTGAAGAAATTCGGGCATGTCGTTTTGAGCCCAGCCGGTGAATATATCGCGCTTCTTTTGCTTAGCGATATGCTGGACATTATGTACAAATTTACGCGGGGCAACTACCCCATTCCCACTCCACATGACTGTGCGTAAATCATCCCACTCATTGATGATAGACGCGTCTGGTAGGCCATCTTTCACATGTCGTTTATAGGCATCAGAGTCTAAAAAATGATTCAGTTCGTACATGTTATTAAGGACCTGCATACATGCATTCAAAAAACAGGTATTGCCTAAGTTTTCTAAACCAACCAACCCTTTTTTATGATATTTGGATAAATCCATTAATATGTTTAGAAGAATATATAAACAAATCTTTATATTCTTATAGAAATGGATAACTATAGTGGACATCGGCGAACCAACTTTGAAAATGATTTACAGAACATTTTATCTGATTATCTATCTAGAAATCTATCTCAAGAACCTGCTGGCGAAAATAGTTCAAATGGAAATCCTCAAAGTTTCAATGGTTACACCTCCAATCAACCTCGTATGACTTCACCGCAATCACCTCCTACAAATACCGAAAATATTCGTTATAATCAAATGTTATATCGCATATTAGATAATGTCGACAGGTCAATGCATGCTTATCATAACAATGTCTCTATGTATCTATCTACTATGAATCGCATCATTGGACAGATACCTGCACCGCAAACATACTATCGGGAGCCTCCTAGAAATTATTCCCATACAAGTAATACAAATCATCGCAATACACCAAGTCATTCCTTTGGAGAAGATACAAGACGAAATCCATTGCGCCCATCGCATGATATGCGAACAAATACTGCACAGCCAGTGAGATATGACCATATTTTGACATACACATTGCCACAATTAACGACTCTGTTTGCCAACGACACAAATACAAATGATTTGTTCAACAGTCTATTCCAAAATGTTGTGGTTAGACCTACCCCACAAGAATTAGACAATGCCACTGAACGAATTACTTACAGTGAAGACGCATTTTTAATGAATGATAGATGCCCGATATCTCTGGAAGAGTTCGCCATTGGAGACGAACTAATCAGAATTCACCACTGTGGTCATGTATTTACCGAGTTGTCGTTTTCACATTGGTTTCAATCCAACGTGAGGTGTCCAGTATGTAGACACGACATACGAGACATGTCTGATAATGTAACTTCAGCTACCGCATCCACTACTGCTGATGAAGTTGATAGCGAAGACCATGAATCAAACGAAGATATAGTTGATGAAAATACCGAAGTAGATAATTCAATGAATACACAGTTTGGTTTATTTAACAATTCTGGTGATAATTTACTAGATATAATCAATACAAATATACAATCTCTAATTGACCCTTCGTCAAATTTAGGCTTTCGTTTAGAAATACCTATACAGTATTCCGAAACCTACGATTCATCAAATAATGTCGTTGGGCGAACTCTATTATGATAAGGAAAGGCGTGTTGTATATATTTAGCATGCATGTCAATGGACAGCACTGTATGGTGATGTGCAGTTGTTCTATTTTGGACATAAACTAGCTGTACATGTGAATAAAATTATTAGATAAATATTTATAGAGAAATATATTTATCTATTGTATATTAAGATGACAATTGTTCAAAATATTGCAAATACACCGAGGGCAGTGAATACTAGCCATCGTGATGGAGAAATGTCAGCAACTAGAGGTGTCCTTCGTCGCGCATGGAACCAGGAAAATGCCAGTGGTACAATCAATGGAAACAAACGAGTAATTACCCCGTTTCGTGCCGTGAATAATTTAGGTGATTTTTTAGCTCGCAAAGATTATGTGTGCGGTGGACCCAATCAGGTGAGTGCAAGTAGACCTGGATGGAAAGGACACATCGGTTCGATTATATCGAATTGTGATGGAAGTGGTGTCACTGGATATTCAGGGAACGTAAAATTCGTATCGGATTCTTCCGATTATGTTACATACAAAAAGCAGCGTGCATTGAATCTTAACTATAACGACATTAAACACTAATCTATTTTCTTTTTCATATATTTCTATGGGTATGGTATACTCATAGAAATATCAATATGTATAGAATGATTCAAAATATTAATAACAGTACTCTTACTGGTACGAAAGCAATGCCATTGAAAGACCTTACCAGTAACAATGAAAGCCAATTTCAACTAGCCCGACACACCTATTCAGAGTCCCTGATAGTTACCCCCCTTACAGAAAGCGAGAAACAGCAAAAAAAATGGTTTGGTAACCGTGATGCGTCTGGCGTCATTGCTAGACGAAAAAGTAATAATGTAGGAGTAGGTTCTTTTAATGCTTCGGGTGGGTCATATTCTATGACTTCTTACAATGATACTAATACTGCGAATGCAGCTATCCGTCGTGTGCGTGCAGGGGGTGCAGTTGCCCCACCTAAGAAAGCGGCTAGGCCCGTCGTCACATAAGACGCGAAACCGATGTGAAATTGTATGCATATATGGGTTCCGTAGTGTTTACGTAAAATACAGATTCGAGATGTAGTTTGGTATCCTCTAATGCTGGATAGACGAATCTACTGTATAAAAGGTACGAACTAATCATAACGTATATTAGCAACCACATATCTTGTAAAAGAAGAGAAGATAGAGTGTTTGTTTGTCTCCTTTCAAAACTATCAAATCAATTTTTGCATTTCTGCATTTTTTTCCAACTATATCTTATAATAATGAATAATTATTTAGCCGAATTTTTAGGAGCTGCTCTCTTCATCTATGTCATTCTTGCTACTGGCAATCCTCTTGCTATTGGTGCTGCATTGGCTTTAGTCATCCTTCTTACCAGTAATATTTCAGGTGGACACATCAATCCTGCTGTTTCTATTGTCATGGCTTCTGCTGGTAAGCTTCCCGTAACAGACCTCGTACCTTACTGCCTAGCACAGATATTCGGTGGACTGGTTGCATTAGAAATGTACAAGCGTTTTAAACTTTAAATTGCTAAAGCACAATATGCGATAAATTCATATAGATTTTCATAATAATAAGAATATTATTATGAGCGATTTACATTGTACGTTTGATTGCCTTATATGCAATAAATAGACCGATTACAGAAATAGACCCAACGTAGACAGTAGAAATCCAGTCCAACTTATACTTTTTAGTGTCTATTCTATCGATGTCTACGTCACCATTGTCAATGCCTTTGACGGATGGAATTTTTTTCGGAATGGGTTTTTCATCAGATGTAATTGCAGATAGCACTGATAAACTACCTTTCTCTGCGTCATCGTCTTGTACTGAAATTTCTACATCTGTTTTCTTATTTTTTTGCATAACAACATGACTAGAATGCAAAGAGGTTTTGTACAAAGAAGCAATATTATTATCGAAATTCTCCTTTCTATTTTTACACTGCATTGCCTCTAAATTATAAAAATTCGATTGATGCAAATTTCTCATTGTGTCTTCTTTTTTGTTTTCAATATTGGGTATGTTATTAAGAAGTTTCTGCAACATATTATATAGTGTAGTTACATTTTTTTTTTGGAACCTAAATGAAAATATCCGTATCCAATGTTACAAATGGTATAGAGATATTTTCATTATATAGATATACACGTTATGTGCGGTATATTCGCTATATTCAACAACAATCCAAATGTGGAAAAAATAAAATTAATTGAAAATGGGTTCATGAAGGGAAAACATCGCGGACCGGAATTCTCTACTTATGAAAACGTGATGATAAATGCAAATTTCGGGTTTCATCGGTTGGCTATCAATGGGCTCAATAATGAGTCCAATCAGCCACTCCGCATAAAAGACATGGTCCTGATTTGTAATGGTGAAATTTATAACTACAAAGAATTATACAAATTGATGGAAATTGAGCCTGAAACTGATTCTGATTGCGAAGTAATTATTCACATGTATATGCATTACGGAATGGAACAAACACTACAAATGCTAGACGGCGTATTTTCGTTTTGTTTGATTGATTATCGTTTGTCATCCTCCACCTCTAAAATGTACATTGCTCGGGACCCTTATGGAATCAGACCGTTGTATATTATGACACCAACAGCTTATGCCAGACATCACCATAAAGACAAACACATGTTTGCCATTGCGAGTGAATTAAAAATGTTGGCTGATTTATACAAGTGTGAAGAAACTGGAAAAAAAACAAAAAAACAATTGTATGAAATTAAACAGTTTGTACCGGGTACATACAGCTTCGGGAATATGGTTCATGCAGCTTTCCCAATGTGGAAGATGCAAAAACAGAATTGTTCTTACCATTCGGCCGGATTTTCATCATGTATATATAACTCCTCCATTGATAGGAACGTAATCTACAAAAATATTCAGCATTATTTATTGAAGGCGATACATAAGCGATGCGTAACGACAGACAGACCAGTTGCATGTTTATTGTCAGGCGGTCTTGATAGTAGTTTGATAACAGCTTTGGTAAATGAATATTGTAAGAAACATGACAAACCACCATTGGAGACGTATAGCATTGGTCTCGAAGGGTCAGAAGATTTAGTGTACGCAAAAAAAGCTGCCGATTATTTGGGCACAAAACATACCGAAATTGTGTTGCAAGAGTCAGGTTTGTTGCATGCGATACCGTTTGTAATTAAAGACATTGAAAGTTATGATACTACTACAGTGCGTGCTAGTATTGGCAATTGGCTCATTGGGAAATACATTTCTGAACATAGCGATGCGAAGGTAATATTCAATGGAGACGGGGCAGACGAGTTGACTGGAGGTTATTTATATGTAGGGTCAGCACACGATATGATTGAATATGACAAAGAATGTAGACGACTTTTGAAATATATACATACATTTGATGTACTTCGGTCGGATAAGTGCATTTCGTCTCATGGTCTAGAACCGCGTACTCCATTTCTCGACCGCGAATGGGTGCAATTTTATTTGTCTATTCCTATTCATATTCGATGCAAAACACGGGATATGGCACGTGAAAATAACGAAACATTTATAGAAAAGGAGTTATTGCGTACCTCATTTTCCATTGATAATTTCAAAGATGCTGAAGGAAAACAATTGTTACCTGATGAAATATTGTTTCGTCGCAAAGAGGCGTTCAGTGACGGTGTATCAACACAGACTCGGTCATTGTATGAAATTACAAAAGAACATGCGGAAAACTATTTCAAAGAGGTTATTTTGCCCGAATCAGTCTTTACTCCTCTTGATTATCATGACAATTATGATAAAATAGTAAAAATTCATCCTAAAATGGATATGCTACATGACCATATGATGCCAGATACGGCAGAAAAGTTTTATTATAGATATTTGTTTGAAAAAGATTACAAAGGATTGGGCAAAATTATCCCTTTTTTCTGGATGCCAAAGTATGTGAATTCAACCGACTCGAGTGCACGTACATTGGATATTTACAAAAGTACGACAGATACTGCATAGTGCGATTCCAAACAATAATAATAATGAATATTGTTATTATTGATATGATAATTTAAAAATCTGAGTTGAAGTCAAACACATCTGTATCCACTGTTTTGTTCGCCAATGCATATTCCGAGTTTGTTCTCTCAAAGAAGTTTACCTTTGATTCTACACTGATTAACTCCATAAAATCAAATGGGTTCTGTGAATTATAAATCTTATCGTAGCCGAGCTGAACAACTAATCTATCCGCAACAAACTCTATATATTGGACCATCAACTTCGTGTTCATGCCAATCATGCGGCATGGGATTGCGTCACAAATAAACTCTTTTTCAATTTCGACTGCTTCCTGAATAATCTCATAAATTCTCTTTTTATTCAACTTTTTGTTCAACTTTGAATACAATAATATGGCAAACTCAGTATGCAATGCTTCGTCGCGAGAAATAAGTTCGTTTGAAAATGTAAGTCCTGGCATGAGACCACGTTTCTTAATCCAATAAATAGATGCAAATGATGCAGAAAAGAAGATGCCCTCAATTGCAGCGAACGCTACAAGTCGTGCCCCAAAGCTACTTCTATTATCATTCAACCATTTTTTCGCCCAGTCGGCCTTTTTTGCAATACATGGGAAATTTTGTGTGGCCTCAAATAGTGTTATTTTCTCTTTACTGTCCTGGATATAGGTGTCAATCAATAAACTGTACATTTCAGAATGAATATTCTCCATGGCTACCTGGAATCCATAAAACGCACGAGCTTCTGACAATTGTACATCCCCCATAAAACGAACCGCCAAATTTTCTAATACAACCCCATCTGAAGCCGCGAAGAACGCCAATACCATTTTTATAAATTTCTGTTCATCTGCATTCAACTTTTTCCAATCATTCAGGTCTTTAGATAAATCTACTTCTTCTGCTCGCCAAAAACAATCAACTTGTCGCTTATACATTTCCCATACGTCATTGTAGTGAATTGGGAACATTACATAGCGATTTTCATCTGATGTGAGCAAAACTTCGTTAACAGTAGATTCAGCCATCTCTGATGCCTAAATAATATATAGTCTAGATTTTATCTCCTTTTATAAAATATATTCTAACTCGTAAAAATATCGATATTTTTATATTCCGCTGCATTACACTTACCAGTTTCAGCAATCATATTTCAAATATGTATTTGCATTGTCACTGAACCCATCGCGCTGTTTGCCCAATCTATTTGTAAAACAATACCAACCGCCTTTCTCCTGCAATTTATTCCATATTTGGTCATTCGCATATTTCCAATGTTCCATTGTTGATTCCAATAAAGGCAAATTTTCCTCATATAGATTGATTAACTCATCATAACATGTATGGTTAACAATATATCCTGACGCTGTTGCAGCTCTTTTTACTTTTGTTAAATACAGATGCTTTAAATCTGCCATTCCAGAGTGCAAATTATAGGCCAACATGCACACTTTGAAATCAGTGACGTTAGTAAAAAATGTTTCTAATTGCCGTTCGACCGTTTCTTTTGGTTCTACAAAAACAAAATCATCTTCAAAAATAATGATATTTTTATACCCTCTGTTTTTTGCTAGTTTCAATACTTCCAAATGTGATTTTCCGCAACCGACTATTCCTTTTGGCGGCGAGTAATAAATTCCGGGAAAACGCTCTGCCTGCCAACCCATTGTGTCCATTTCTGTTTCAAACTCTTTCTTACGGTCATCCCGTTTATCTAAATTAATATAGAAAATTTTATCAATATTTTTCGACATTATACAAGTTTGTTAAGATTTTTTTAACTATGTTTGCATTGAAAAATATTATTACACATTATTGATAATCGAAACAATATATTTCTTTCCCGTAAAATATTATACTTTCATATAGTAAATTTAGGTATGAAAAATACAGAAGACAAAATTGGAAATCTTCTGAATGAACCTAAAAAAAAGACACGAAAAACCAAAAAACAACTCGAAAAAGAACTGCTTTTAGAATATAAATATGAAAATCCATGCGATGACTCATTGCTGAACAAATCCTACACTATGATGCAGCATTTGTCGCAAAAAGAACGGAAGGCTTTCGATGAAAAATTTACACAGCCTAAAAATGGTATGCAACGAGATTATCACAACCTTTTGAATCAAAAAACAAAAAAAATTGTAGTTGCTACCGGACCTGCTGGAACTGGAAAAACATTGTTTGCTACAGAAACCGGTGTAAAATATTTCCTGATGGGTATGTTCGATAAACTAATTTTTACACGCCCTTCAGTTTCCGTGGACGAAGACCTAGGTTATTTGCCAGGTACATTAGAAGAAAAAATGGCACCATGGGTTCGTCCTATCTATGACATATTGTATAATTTTATGACACCAAAGGAGGTGACCGCCATGTTGGAGGAAAAAATAATTGAAATTTCACCGCTCGGATACATGAGAGGAAGGACGTTTAAAAACTGTTGGATAGTTGCCGATGAAATGCAAAACTCCACTGTTTCTCAAATGAAGATGTTGATGACTCGTTTGGGAGAAAACAGTAGATTGGTCATAACCGGTGATTTAGACCAACACGACAGACATAATGAACAAAATGGTTTAGAAGATTTTTTGAGTAAATTCAAAGGGAAACGTTCGGCTAGTATTTCTAGTGTAGAATTTGACAATACCGATATTCAGCGCGAAAATGTGGTGAAAGAGGTTTTAGAAATATATGGTGGTGACATTCCTATACATTATCATTCAGGTTCAGATAGTGACTAAACAGAGATATATTCATTGTAATTTATTTTCAGTGAATATAATATACGTATTATGAAAAACGTTGCTTCTAAATTAACAAAACAGGTTAAGAATTTCAAACTTAAATCTCTTTTGCAAAATAAGTATGTCCTTTATGTATTGGTATTGATTGCGTTGTTGAATATTCTTACGCTTGCAAACGGTAAAGATTTCAATTCGGTTATCGTATTCGTCATTGTCGGATTTTTAACAAGTTTCTTCAGTAAAAATATGATTGTTATCCTACTCACTGCTCTATTGTTTACCCATGCTTTGAAATACGTGAATAAGATGTTACGCAAAGAAGGAATGGAGGACAAAGAAGAGGAAGAAAAAGAGGGTATGAAAAACAAAAAGAGAAGAAAGAAGGAGGGCATGGAGAATGAAGACGCTAGCACCGAAGAGGTTGTAGAGGCAGATGAAGGTGAAACTGGAAATGAGGATGTAGCCAATGAAAATAAAGACGAGGAGTTCCGTAAGAAAAAGGAAACATACGATGAATTGAAAAACGATTTTACCGAATTTCAGACTATACAAAAAGATATTTTGAAGAATATGAAAGAAATTGACCCTCTATTGAACAAAGCGGAATCATTCATTAATAAATTTGAACAATACAAGAATAAGAAATAAATAGCCAATTACGAAGTCATATCTATATATTTATCTAATAATTATATAGATTAGAAAAACCATATGTATTTAGATATATTGAAATTTTTGAACCAAAAAAATGACAATGGGTTGATACTTATATTTACCGTAACCTTTATAATATTCATTTTATTTCATATATATTCGAAATATTACACGGATGTCGTCGAGCCATTGAAGTTTAAAAAAATAGTCAAGTCGGCAGGCAAAGCTGTTAGTAAAGCCGCAAGTGCGGTAGACCCGACCAAATTAGTAAACGATGCTTTAGACAACATGACAGATGGTTTTTTAAAAATATTCGACCCAATTAAGAAACCATTTGTTGATTTTTTTGATAATATTGAAAAGAAATTTAAAAAAATAAAAGAATTTCTAAATTCTATACCCAATGCGCTAGAGAGTATAACAAAGGAAGTAACTGATGTCCTTGAAAAAGCGTTGAATGACATGAGAAAGATATTAATGAAACCAATGAATGGGATTGATGAGATGATAAGTGATTTTCAAAAACTTATCTGTTTATTTGAGTCATTTCCAGATAGAATAGCCAATGCTATATCGGGGGTTGATTTAATTTTTCAAGGGATAGGCGAACAATTTGAACTAATAACAAAAGCTGCAGGCCGAGGACTTGATGAAACGTCCACATTATCAAACTACTCGATTGTATTTTTCAACTCCTATCTAAAATGTTTTATGAAGTTCTTATTGAATATGCACAGATGTTTCTTCTTTTACATTGTCGATGTATTTGGGAAATTCTTTTATCTCCCAATACGCATTGTAATGTGGATGTCTGCTCAGTATTTTGACTTTGATTTATCGCCTACCGAAAAGAAAATCTGGAAAGGCATGGATTACATAGACAATATTATTTTTTCAATGTTTGGTTTCCACATTATCCATTTCCCAGAATCAATACGCAAAGATTGTTACACATGTATTCGATTACGTAAGGAGGTCATTAATCGACAGGCAAAGGTGGTCGACCATACATTCAATGTTGAAATGCCAGACATTGTTAATAGTGATATAACAAAGGTCGGACTTGCTAAAATGCGGAAAGGTGTACGGCACTTCGACGAAGTGACCGCGATGCCCAGAGCGAGACCGCCGAATCGTGTAAAATAAACAATATTAAAATCTAATCTAATAATAAAGATTGCATTTTATCATGGGATTAGTAGAGGATGCATTGAAAAATATTAAAAAACCAGTAAAAAAAATATTTGACCCACTTACAAAAAGCGCTGCTAAATTTTTGAAAAATATACCAAAAGACATGAATAAGGGATTGACTAACATAGAAGATGATGTCAATGGAATTCCTGATACAATTTTCAAACCGATATCGCAATTCATGAAGAAAAATGTAGAAGACCCCATTATGGATTTAATTGATGGTATCGATGAGATGATTCTTAATTTTGCACATATTGTGTGTTTTATAAATAAATCACCTGTTCGAATTCGCAATTTATCATCTTCCTTCGAAAATGTATTCAATGGTGTAATAGAGGAATTTGTTTCACTTGGATATGCATTTGCATTAGGTTTTAATAGTATTTCTTCTATGGTATATTATATTTTTACATTTGTCGGTTCTTATTTAGAATGTGGTGTGAAATTTTCACAAAATATATTCTTTTGTCTTCCCTTTTACATTTTTGATATCATTGGCCAAATTTTGTATTTACCCATTCGTCTTCTTTTGTGGGTATTTAGCACTTTTTTGGCTATTAATCTATATGCTACAGAAAAAAAAGTATGGAATGGACTCGATGCTATGAGTGAAATGTTATTTCCATATATTGGATTTCACCTTGTACATTACCCGAAAAATGTGAGGGAAAATTGTTATGTGTGTGTAAGACTGAAAGAAAAAGTTGTAGTGGATAAAGCAAAGGATGTTGACGAAACATTCAGAGAAGAAATACCGGATATACTGACCCGCAGTAGAGAAGTCTTAAACAAAGGAGGTCGTCAGTTTGCCGAAGTTTTCGCTTACCCTATCGTCAAAGAACCTCAATACGTGTAATATTATATAACCGTAATATATAGAATGGCAAAAAAATGTGCTCCTGGAGTCATATGCATTGAAAATGTGACTCTCGTATTATTGATTTTGTTTGTATTGATAGCTTTGTATATATGGTATATTTCGTATGTATTGCCTTCTTACAAACAAACGACTCCGTTTCATCAGACTTTATCCGCGGTTACAACTGCACCTATACTATTACCTATGTCCAGCAAACAGGATATCTTTAATGACCCATATCAACCCCCATTGAAACAAAATATGTATCATCCTAGAGATTCTAGTGATGTACGTGGTATACCTGTCAATATCGAAACTAGAGGTTTACCGACTTCCTATCAACAAATCGGCATTTTGAATAGAACTTCTAGTGCATCTAGTGATATGATTTTACCCTTGATGGGTAAACGTACTATGGCTGGACGAGACAAATGGCAATATTACACCATGGCTGATTCTGGCAATCTGAATACTAGACTCCCAGTAAGCGTAAACGGAAAAAGTTGTTCAGGCGAATATGGTTGCGATGAAATATATAACGGGGATGTTGTTTATGTAGAAGGGTATAATGATACTTTTCGTGCGACTATTTATGAAAATGGTTCCTTTCAATATATCCCACTACTTTAGATGATTTGATAGTGAGATATTCTTGTTATGTGTGAAAATAAACTATAATAATATAATATAGTTTGTTTTATTATGTCATATTTTTACCCTGATGAAATCAATGTAGTGAATGAAACATTAGAATTACAATATCCAAAAAATGACATCAATAAAAGACATTTTGAAAAGAAAATGACGACGGTTGCAAATTCTAAACAAAATGCATACAAACCCATTGAAGTTGATGGTGATTATATTGCATCTATTAATTCATATTATCAGATTATATTGCCAAACAAAGAGCCCAATTTGAATTATTCCAAACTCAATCCTACTGGGTTCAGTGCGCGTTCTTTGTATTTGTATGGTTTGATTCACGATAATATTGCGGATATTACAGACAATAATTCATCAATCGTCGGCGAATTAGTCATCGAACACAAACCTAAAACCGCAGTTAATCTTCGCGTATTTACATGCTACCTATTAGAGAACAACGACGGTAAGGCCAATGATTTAGATAATCTTATTTCCTTCATTCAAAATCAGGATAAAACAAAAGAAGTTCCCTTTGATTTGAACAAGTTGATAGGCAAACAGAAAAAATGTATCCATTACGAAAGCGAATATGACCATGTATTCGTTTTTACCAAACCCATTTCAGTGAATACAGAATCTGCCAACTTTATCAAAAGTATGTTGACTACTAATACTGATTTATTTGAAAAATCGGCGGCATCCGGGGTAAATATGATTGAGTTTGGACCAGCAACTAAACCGGATAACAAGAAAAAACGCGAAAAAGAAACGGAAGACTCGCCTATTGAAAGTTTCATTGGCAGTATATTTGGAAACAATACGAAAGAAGGCAACCAAAATATGGAAGATATTTATATAGATTGTCAACCTGTCGACGAAAGCGAAGAGACTGATACCGCAGTGATTAGTTCTGTGATGAATACCACCGATAGCAAAAAAAAACAGTCTATTGATTTCTACAAGATGGTTAATAACTTTTTCATGTTTATTTTAATTATTGTAGTTTGCCGGATGGCCATACCGACTATGTACAAAGTCGCTATTTTGAACAACATTATTCGTTGGAGAGAAAATTCAGATGAATATAAAAAATACATTCGTCTTGCTGATTATCTACTCTTATTCATCGTCAGTGTTTACATCTTACATTATTTCCGCATAGGAATGACGAAAGAAGGAAAAGGCATTTTTACGGTGTTTTTTATGTTGGTTGCAGCGGTATCGGTGTTTGGATACTCCATTATTCAATTGAAAAAACGCGATGCTGATTACATGACTATCATGAAAGATGGCGTACCTGAAAAAATCGAATACTCTGAAGAAGAAAAAATAAATACAGGTTTTGTTGAGTTTATCAAATTTCCTTTCATTGCATATAGTCATGCATTAAAAAGCTCTTATCTAGCTTTATGGATTACTATGTTTATCATATATTCTATATTTTTGAATTTGTTAAAGATATCCGATAAAAAATTCTGGGTGAAAGAATTTATTTTATTCAATACAACGGTATTATCACCTTTTATCTATTTATCTATTAAGGGTGCTACATAAGTACTGGCAATATTATGTAATATGAAATATTACATAATCAAGAATTCATATATTTATACCATGGATGCACTTCCTACATCTTCTGCTACTGGACTAAAAGAGGAAGATACGTAAGATGCAATGTCACTCTTACCTACAGGTGCCATTTTGTCCACGATTTGTTCCTCCAATGTTTCCTTCTCAACCGGATTCATTTTCTTCATTTTATCGTCCTTTTTCTTTTGACTGGGGGTGTGTTTCATAATGATTTCTTTTCCGGTTTTCTTACTACTTCTGCGCAATAATTCATATGCTACAAATACAAACAATACTGCCAATACAGGTGTCATGTTGAAAAACATATATACAGCCAATGCAAATACAGCTATCATTCCCATAGATGTATCTACCATCTGGGCGACCATATCAGGCATTTCGATTGGCAACACTACATATAATGCAAAAATTACTGCCAGTATCATTTCTAGTTGAGACATCTTTTTAAAGGAGGTTAAAAGTTTCATTATATATTATATACTACGTTTTTTTTTGTGAATATTCTTTTATTTGAACGCTTATAAAATTGATATTTCCTAAATACATAGCTATATAGTATATTGCACCTACAACGATTATGGACCGTTTCATCACTAAAAATAAAAAGGTGATTAAACCCCATCCAAAAAAGGCTTTGAAAGAAGCGAACACTTTGTCAAATGAATATTTAGAATCCATTCAAACTACTGCTTATATTGGAAAAAAAGGATACACCATTTCTAAATCTGCTCTTACGAATGAAGACATCGAATTTCTCCGCAAAGATTTATTTGTAAAACCTCAAATTATGGGTGCAACCTACGGCTCTCCTGACGCAACCGCCTTTCCAGTGTACCGGGAAAATGCGAACAAAATATACCTTCCTCGTTTTTATGGAATTCAGCGATACGGTATTCCAATGAAGACGGACATCGAACCGGGGGATAACATACAGTTAGAATTCGCTAAAACTTTGCGAGATTACCAAACAAAAATTATCGATGTGTATACGAAATATGTAGATAGAAAACTATGTGCAGCGGAAAATAGTATAAATGGGTCGGGTGGAATACTCGAGGTTCCGTGCGGCAGAGGGAAAACGGTGATGGCTTTAAAAATAATTTCGACTCTCTCTAAAAAAACACTCATTATTGTACATAAAGAATTCCTTATGAATCAGTGGATTGAACGCATCGAAGAATTTTTACCCGGAGCACGTATTGGTAAAATACAAGGCGGTACATTTGATATTGAAAACAAAGACATTGTGATTGGTATGATGCAAACACTGTACGACAAAATATACCCATCTGATGCGTTTTCATCGTTTGGTCTTACTATTGTCGATGAAGTCCATCGCATTGGAAGTGAACAGTTTTCCAAGACATTATTCAAAACAATTACTCCATATATGCTAGGAATTTCAGCAACAGTTGAAAGAAAAGATAAGTTGACAAAGGTATTGCATATGTTTATTGGAGAAAAGATATACAGTGAATCTCGTGAAGACGATGACCCTGTATGTGTACGCGCAATCCAATACAAATCTGGTGATTCTGAATTCTGCGAAACTGAACTGGATTATCGTGGAAAAACCAAATATAGTACTATGATAACTAAATTGTGCGCCTTCGGCCCGAGAAGTGATTTTATTGTGCGGGTACTCGCTGATTTGATAAATGAAAATGCAAAGTCGCAAATTATGATTTTATGTCACAATCGCTCATTATTAACCTATTTGCATGACGCTATTGTGTTTCAAAAATTTGCTAGTGTAGGTTATTATGTAGGTGGAATGAAACAATGTCATTTACAAGAGACTGAAAAACAACAAATCGTTTTGGCAACCTATGCTATGGCAGCAGAAGCGCTTGATATTAAAACGTTGTCTATTCTAGTAATGGTGACACCTAAAACGGACATTACTCAGTCAGTGGGTCGCATACTGAGGGTGAAGCATGAAAACCCCATCATAGTAGACATTGTAGACTCGCATGATATTTTTCAGAATCAATGGATTCAACGCAAACGATTTTATAAAAAATGTAACTATCGCATTGTACAGAGCGATTCCAATAAATACAATGGCGGTGATACCAAATGGAGGTCTTTGTATGAACCATGTAACCATTCAGGTGAAGTTGCTGACGACAAAGAAGACCTCCCTCCTGCGAAATGTCTTATTGACGCATCTATTTTCAAAAATTGCTAACTTCTTTCTACTTTCAATTATGTAGCAAAACCAAATAAAGCATACTTTGTTTTGTTGTCTATAGATACTTATTGTATGAATACCTGCGTTGAATATATTTGGATAGGGGGTGACAATGAAATTCGCTCCAAAACCAAAGTAATCAGTAAAGCGATTCAATCTTTGACAGATGTCCCCATATGGAATTACGATGGCAGTTCTACTAACCAGGCAACTACCAGCGAATCTGAAGTCATCTTAGTACCAATTGCGTTGTTCAATGACCCATTTCGAGATTTTTTACATGATAAACTAGTTTTATGTGAGACGCGCACGCCTGATAATAAACCAATCGCTACTAACCACAGATACTCGGCTAACAAAATATTTCAGCAAAATACACAGCAAGAACCATGGTTTGGTTTAGAGCAAGAATATTTCATGATAGACAAGAATACTGACCTTCCGTTGGGATATAATAAAAACAATCAACAAGGACAATATTATTGCAGTGTAGGTACAAACAATGCATGTGGCCGACCTTTGGCTGAAAAACACATGCATCATTGCATAAAAGCTGGTATCAACATTTCAGGTATCAATGCAGAAGTTGCACCCGGACAATGGGAATTCCAGGTCGGCCCGTCTATCGGTATCGATTCAGGTGACCATCTATGGATAGCTCGGTACATATTGTATCGATTGGCAGAAGAATACAATATAGTCATTACACTTGAACCCAAACCATTGAAAGGCGATTGGAATGGCTCGGGTTGCCATACTAATTATAGTACAAAAAATATGAGAGAAGGCACTGCCGATAAGAAGGGCATTGAATACATCAATGATGCGATACTGAAATTATCGGTTAATCACGATGAACATATGCAGGTATATGGTTCAGGTAACGAAGAACGTATGACCGGAATGCACGAGACTGCTTCTTTCAGTGAATTTACATTTGGCTCGACTAACCGCGGTGCATCTGTACGAATTGGGAATGAAAACGTGAAAAACGAAAAAGGATATTTTGAGGATAGGCGGCCCAGTTCAAATTGTGACCCCTATCTAGTTACTAGTATCATCTTCCAAACTACGTGTTTGGAAAACTGTTAGTTTCATAATACACTTTTACATAGTATTATGAAATATTCAAATGTGTATAGACACGCATCCCCTCTTTATTTTTTTCGATACGTTTTTCTCTTGCTACTTTTGCGCTTACCTAATTTACATTTTCTCTTTGCTGATTTTTTCATTGTCCCTCTGCGACTTCTTTTTCTCTTACCGCCTACTAATTTTGAGCTCATTCCTAATTGTCCCTCATTGGAATGAGTTCCTGTAGGATTTACAGTTGGAAGGGCATTGCCTTCGTTATAAGTATGATAAGGAGTTAAATTTCCTGACATTATATATTATGGTTGGATTTTATTTTAACTTGAATATTTTGGTGAAATAGGCCCAGAAAAAGATTCCAACAAAACATTTCGAAAATAAATCGAGAACATTGAAGGAAACATTCTTTGTCACTTCGTCAAAAAAATATACTACTCCATATAGCGCCCATAGTATCAAAAATACAAAATACAATAATGTGTTGTCGAAATTATAATGGTTTGCTAAAAACGTTTTATATAGATAACCGAACAACCCTGCAAAAAATGCAAACCCGAATCCATTGGCTGTGAATTTGGAAAGAGCGCCAATTTCACCCATGTATCCTAAACCTAACATTCCATAATTCAACACTAGAATGACAATATAACTACTGAATGAAAGAGACCCTTGTTTTGTATTGTACAGGAACGCCAATGCGAGAACCAATAACATAATAGGGGTAGTGATTGCCCAGTCAGTGTATCGCATTTTGTTTATTTTTGCATAGTCGATTTCGGGCTCTTTTTCTATTTTGTCTACAAACTTACCATAGAAGAACGCAGCAACGACTGATATACATGTTTCTAAATTGAGAATATTACGAATTTTGATATCATCGGTTCTCATTGCCTCAATAAAAGTAATCGTTGCAGTGGTCATTAAGAATACGTAAGTGATGTAAAAACTATTATCTATCATTTGTTTATCGCTAGCTGAAGCGATTTTTGATAATATTTGTTCGCTCATATACACCTTTGGTGTATATTTTTTTCTGCAACTAAAGAGACGTGTTTGGCAAAAATTGATACAAAAACGATGTTTGTCATTACAAACATTACTATACTAAGCTAGAATCAGCAATGAATACATATTTCTCAGAAGAACTACTAGAGTGTATCAAAAAAGATAACTTTCTCAATCTTTCAATTCATCATCATCATAGCTTATCTGTACCATTTTTACGCCCAAATCATCATGCCGTTCATAACTACAATAAGAATATTTTCTTTGAATTAAATAATTTTGTCTATTTGGAACCGTGTAAATTTACAATAGATGATTTACAAAAAATACTCCATTCTACTGTAATCGTACAATATCCTTCAGATACATATTGGAGCACAGAATATACATTACGTTTTATGAAACTTACAAAGGTCACTGATAGTGATGTTTATTTTGAAAATTATATTACAGATACGGTGATTTTAAACGATGGTACTACAAAATTGTTTTGTGATACGTTCCATGAGAAAATATGTAACTTTAGATGCGGCGATGATACATTGCCCGCCTATAAAATTTGGTTACCTGTAAATATGTGTAATGACTTATTTCTTACAAATACTAAAAAGTAATTAAGAATCTTACAATGCATATCAATGTGTGTATATGTAAGAACGTCACCTATACTTGAGAGATTATATATATTATAATTTATTAGTATTCAAAAAATAAACTGGGGTCACTCAGAAAAAATGGACAAAAATAAATGTCCATTTTTTCATTTTGGGATGGAAAACCTGTTTTCAAAACACCAAAAAAGCATTTTAGACGACAATGCAGTGAAAAACGAACATTGTATGATTTTGATGACTGCATTATTTTTTGACCATTTTCAATCGCATTATTTAGGGGGGATTTTTTTGTTTCAATATTATAGCATAAATGAAACATATTTGTCCCAAAAAATCCCAAAAAAATAAGCAATGTTTCAAATGTATAAATTGCAACTATATTACCAGTAGCAAAAAAGATTATTCGAAACATTTGAGGACACTGAAACATAAAAAATGGGGTAATGAAACAAATGAAACAAATAAAATCCCCACTGCATATGAATGCGACACATGTAATCTAATATGTAATAGCAGAACGTCTTTATGGAGACATAGACAACAATGTAACAATATAGACCCTGTACTCAATGATACAGATTCTACAGATAATATTCTTTCTACATCTGCTATTCTCGAGTTGATAAAACAGAATCAAGAATTCAAAACGTTATTGGTAGAACAACAGCATGAAAATCACTCGTTACAAAGACAATTGATTCGTGCTGTGAAAGAAAGTGGCAATACATACAACAGTACTACAAATAACAATAACAACCAGAAATTCAACCTCAATTTCTTCCTCAATACTACATGTAAAGACGCAATGAACATGACTGATTTTATTGAAACCATGAATGTAAAATTCGAGGATATTGAGAACATCGGTAGGAATGGATATGTAGCCGGCATGACTGATATGATTATGTCACGTATGAAAAATCTCGATGTCACCAAACGTCCTATGCATTGTACAGACATGAAAAGGGAAACCATCTATATAAAAGACAATGACGTTTGGGAGAAAGACACCAATAATTCCAAAGTACATAACATGTTTGCATGTATAGCTGAGCAAAACTACAGTATTCTTCCTGTATGGAGGGAAGAACATCCGGATTGCATGGATTATGAAACCCCTACCTTTGATTTTTCTATCACAATGATGAGGAATGTTCTCGGTGATACCGGAAATGAACAAATAAGACTGGACAATAAAGTAATTAAGAATATTACAAAGCATATCAATGTGGTCAGAAGTAATGATAGCGCATATATTTGAGATATTGTATATATTATAATTTATTAGTATTCAAAAAAATAAACTGGGGTCACTCAGAAAAAATGGACAAAAATAAATGTCCATTTTTTCTTTTTGGGATGGAAAAACATTTAAAAAAACACGAAAAATACGTTTTAGACGATAATGCAGTGAAAAACGAACAATGTATGATTTTGCTGACTGCATCATTTTTTTATACTTTTCATGTGAAAGTATTTAGGGGATTTTTTCGTTGTATTATTTATACAACGAAATACAACAAAAATCCCAATGAAACATTTCTGTGATATTTGTAACTATACAACGGGCAATAGTAAAGACTATAAAAAACATTTATTGACTGCAAAACATAAAATACAACAAAATACAACCAAAATACATGCAGACGATGAAAGCTATGCATGTGAATGTGGGAAAAAATATTCTCACAGGGCATCGCTGTATAACCATAAAAAGAAATGTGGGGATAAATCCCATGATGAAAATCCCCATAGCATATATGCTACTAATCCAGACTTAAATACTCAATTAAAAACGAATCGAGAAATGAATAGTGATGATATTTTCAATTTATTGAAGCAAAATCAAGAATTCAAAGAATTATTGGTTGAACAAAATAAGATGATGTTAGAACAACAAAATGAAAATCAGCAATTGCATATAAAGTTGTTGGAAGTAGTGAAAGACGGCAAAACTATTACTAATAATACTACCAATAACAACCAACACTTCAATCTAAATTTTTTTCTCAATACCACATGTAAAGATGCAATGAATATGACTGATTTTATTGAAAATATGGAAGTCAACTTCAACGATATCGAGAATATAGGGCGAAACGGATACGTGAGTGGTATGACAGATATGATTTTAGCTCGAATCAAAGAATTAGATGTTACAAAACGTCCTTTACATTGTACTGATTTAAAACGAGAAACCATGTATATCAAAGATAACAACGAATGGAGTAAGGATACAGTGGATAACGAGAAATTTCATACTATGATAGATTATGTAGCCAAAAGCAATTATGCAAAAATACCACTATGGCGAGAACAACACCCCGAATGTCAGGAATGGGACCATCCACAATACAATTTTTGTGTGTCCATGATGAGAAATATGTTAGGAGGTATTGGTAATGAACAGACCAAACTGGATAATAAAGTAATAAAAAATATATCACGGCATATTTTTGTAGATAAAGGATTGAATTGAAAATGTATTTTTTCAATTCATCAAAAGGGTTATGAATACAGGTTTGCGGATATATCTCTTCAAAAATAATCCTTTACAAGTTTATTGATATGGACAATTTTGCTTTGTGAAGGAGAAATGACAATAGGAAACCATTTTTTGAATTTTCTGTGAAATTTACAATCAATAGCCAGTATTTTATTTAAATCTACATATTTTTCAGGTGAAATGTTCTGAAAATCGTCCTCATCATCACTTTCTTCAATGGCATCCAAATTCTTATTTTCTTTGATATTTCGATATACATTGTTCATCATCACACTAGTTTTATAATCTGGTATATACATGATACCATAATAAACGATACTTTTGTGACTACCATAAGCAAACAAATGATAAATATCATTTTGAAGGTCAGCCCTGACCATAAAGTTAGAATTGTATTTGTATTGCGGTTTAGAAAAATCCATTGTATATCTTGCACGATATACCTCATTGGTTGATGTCGCCAATAGTTGAGATGGATTGGCATTAACATTTACTTTGCGATTTATAGTAACGTTGATATACGGCACTATATGCGACAATGACCTATATTGTATGTGATGAGGGGTGTATCCGATTTGGCTGATATGTTTGTCATCTATGACAAAGGGCAATTCCGCATTGTTTTCATTGTATTTCCACTGATAAGGGAACGACAATATGTAAGGAAATCCGGTTTCAGTATAATTTTGGCTAGTTGTGATATATTGTTTAATATACGATAGTTTACTAATATAAGAGGTATTTTTTAACTGAACACCATTATAGTAATAAATATCCTCGATGACAAAGAATGGTTTTGTATCGGTAGTATTTTCATCGTTATTCACTATCGTTCCATAGATAATTGTATTATGACTCATTGGATGAATTGAGCAATCCTGCAGCAACGTGGCACGCGAGATTTTTTTTTCGCGATTTACATCTAATAAATAGCAAACGTCTTTGTCGTTATGAAAAGTATTCCATAAAAACGCCTTTTTCCCGATGGGGATAGCAATGCATGCATTATATAGCTCTAATTCACCTTTTTGTGAAACTGTTTCGTATGATAATTCAAACCGCGGGTATCTACGCATGAGATATGAAAACTGATTATAATTAAGTTCCATAATAATGATAATGTAATATTATGATGGACCAGATAATATTACAGAGGAGTAATCTTTATATATATTTTCAATTAGTATCGACGGGCTGTGTTTGTACATTTATAAACTGTTCTAGTTCATCATTCAATTTTTTAAGGTCGACATCATTTAACGTTGTTTTTTCAGACAACTCTTTGTCCCGTACAGCCCCTTCCATGTTTTCAAACATTTTCTGATACTTTGTATTTTGAATATTTACTAAATCTTTCGTCTTTTTGATGGAATAATTATTTTTTAGCTGGTCCAGCAAAGAATGAACCGAATAAATAATCAAAATAGAAATTATCGTAGTTATAAATAGTTGTAAAAAGAAATAAGACATTATATAATGTTACCATAAACATTTATGTAGTTTCAAACATAAAGACATAAGATTCGAATAAAGAATGTGGCAAACAATATAAAAATATATCGCCTTTAAATACTAAACAGAATGGTAAAAATATTGTTAGTCGATAAAAATGGCGATATTGAACAAAAAGAATACAAGTTAGAAGACGAAAGCGAGCTATATAAAAAAGCTGGATTTACCAAACCTGACGGATTCGATAAAGTTTCTACATGGTCAGTAGAGACGGATAATAAATTGTATGAATATAGTGTTTATGGAAAAAAAGATGGCAATGCAACTCATGAAAACAAGTATGAATTCCCCCCACCGCTCGATAATGTGTTATTTTTCGACACATGTGTTATCATAAAAAAACGAAAGGATAACCTAAAAACAATCACAGTTGAAGAATGGAACAATGTATACGAACACCTATACGGTGGTTTTGAAGATATCGAGGATGGTAGTGAATTCTCAGATGATGACGAAGAAGATGACGTACCAAGAACCAAAACCGGGTACGTAGAGGATGATTTTGTAGTAGAGGATTACGACAGCGAAAAAGATGATTCGTTGGCTCTGTCGGAAGATGAATTCGATGAAGACGAATCAGATGAAATGGAAGCTACCATCGAAGACAAACAATACAATACTAGGTCTAGAAAGAACCCAGCCCCTACTATATTTCTCACAACAGCCGATGATGACGATGCCGAATATATCACTGACGACAACAGTGTTGACTAATCGTTAACTGAAAATTGATAACCAAAATAAATACTTTATGAACGACATAAAGTATTTCGAATATATAGATAAAACATGCGCAAAATTACCGACCCGGACAGTTTTCGTGAAGACATTGTTAGTCATTTGAATAAAATTATAAACAGTAAAGAACTGTCAGTGGAATTAGAAAAATGCATACTGGAATATGCAACTAAGGAGTCAATGCATCGAAAGATTGTGGTGAAATGGGACAACCCTGCTTATATACAATTATATACAGACAGATTACGTAGTATTTATTTGAATCTATCGAATGAGAAGTTATTGAATGAGTTGACCAAGAAGGAGATTACACCAGAATCACTGGCTAACATGACGCATCAGGAAATGAATCCAGAACAATGGAAAGAGTTGATTGATAAGAAAAGTAAAAGAGATGCAAACAAATATAACAACACTGCACAAGCATCTACCGATATGTTTACATGTCGTAAATGTAAATCAAAACGATGCACATATTACGAGTTACAGACACGAAGTGCGGATGAGCCAGCCACGATTTTCATTACATGTTTAGATTGTGGAAAAAACTGGAGGTCTTAGATGAGAATAGCAATTATGTAAAATATATAAAAAATTTGATATTAAGAATATAATGAAAACATTATTTTCATGTTTTTGGTGTTTTTTTAACGCGGGTAAAACACAAACGAATCTATGTCCAAAAGAAATATACGAGGCGTCCTGGAATACCACAGCCCCGTATATTCCGAATGTAAAATATGGCAAGGTAATAAAAGTATACGATGGCGATACGATAACAATTGCCGGGAAACCGTTTGAGAATAGCTCAGTGCATCGATTTTCTGTTCGTTTGAATGGAATTGATGCACCTGAAATAAAAACGACCGATAAAAACGAAAAAAAACACGCAATCGTAGCACGCGAGGCGTTGAAAATAAAGGTCATGGATAAAATAATTTCATTGCAAAACGTAAGTTACGACAAATATGGAAGACTATTGGCCGATGTATATTTACGTGAAGAAAATATTGGTAACTGGTTGTTGCAATGTAACTACGTGGTTAAATACGATGGTGGTACAAAAACAAAACCGAAAGAATGGTTTGAATAAATATATCAAAAAAGTAATGAATTTTGATATGTTTGTAATTATACTAGAATTTCTAAATCAGATAGCTTCCAATATTCACACCCTCCATTTGGCAATGGACGTTTAACAATGAACGGTATTTTTTTCTCCTCAAATTCCTTTAATGCGATTAGATATCCATCTATGACAGAAGGCTCAACGTCTACCATAGGCAATGCACCAGAATTCAATTGTTTTGCTCGTTCACCGATAACTCTCGCTTTTTCGTATCTGGTAATGAAAGGCAATGTTTTATGCAATGGGTCAATAACAATTCCGTCTTCGTTGCGAATGACCGTAGATAAATTATTTATTTCTTCATAGTTATGGTGTTGCAATTCTGGATGAAATTCTTCAATCACCTTATTTTGTACATGCTCGTCAAATTTTTGCAAATAATCCTCATCATCACTGTCTTCGTCACTATCAGACAATTCAAATGACCGCATACCAGGTTGATTATCAAAAGACGGATTTGCTTGTTTCGTATCTTCATCATCACTTACAATTAAATCATCTATGTCGTCGTCTTCCTCCTCTTCATCGTCGATTTCGTCATCATCGGCGTTCTCGGTATCACTTTTTTCGATTTCGTCGTCATCTAAATTATTTTTAGTATTGGCAGGAATTTTTTCTTCGGTTTCTACTTCAGTATCACTTTCTTCAAAATCACTGTCCTCGTTGACATTGTATTCATCGTCTGGGTCCATTATAAGATATGTATCGATTATTATTTCTAAATGATTATATAAAAAAAAATAATCAATTTTATTATAGGTTGACAGCGATATTTATAGTTGGTCGGTAGTTTTCCATATATTGTCACATTCTGCGCAAATGTATGCATATTTCATATTTGCATCATCGTACCTCATATAAATCACTTCAGGATAAGAATACTCTTTATCAAAATTATTAGATTTACATTCGGTATTCGGACATTTGATATTATGAACCCTTGGTAAAGTAGGGTCCAACTTTGTATATTTATTGATAATATGATTGAAATGAACACCTTTATTATGAGTATGGGTGTCAATAATGCATGCACCTTCGGTAGCTACTGAATTATCTATATATTTGCAATTTCTGCAATAGTGAACCAATTTATTGGTATCAGACTCATCAATACCAATATAATACATGTTATCGCATTGAGTGCAAAACTTCATAATGATTTATATACTATCTAAATATTTATATTTATATAAGTTTGTCAATTTTAGTTACCCGCGGCTTGCTGATAATCGAAAATGTATGCACGTCTTTTTTCTCGACAGGAATATCGACAATGATGTTTTTGGAAGTATTTGTCTTCGAATAATTCAAAATACACTCTCTTATACTTTTAGCTTGCTTACTCATGGAGACTAAATACTTCAACGATTTATACTTAGTTGGCATAATATAGGTCTACATATTGTTGATTTATTGATATTTGATATATTGAGTAAAAAATTGACTGATACAACCCATACTTACTTACTGTATCAAATAACAATATATTTTCACTTGCAAATAGCAGTGAGTCGTATAATCAAAATAAACGGGTATCAAAAATTGATAGAAAGAATCGATATAAAAATATACCATAATATATATTACAATTAAGATGGCACTATCTACCCCATCTACATCATCTACCGATAGTATAGTACCAAATCAAAGCAATTATGTAGATGTATTTGAATTTCTTGCGAAACATAGTGTGTACAAATCCAATGATAGCAGTAAGAAAACCATTACAAATACTCGAATTGGGGATACTAAAAGCAATATACGCGGAGGTTCTTATAATATAGCAGACATAGAATACAATACATTTTTGAAGCTGTATTATCAGGATATAGTTGCGAAAAATAAAAAGGAATATTTGACAGAAAAACAGCGCGAGAATGATGGACCAATCGCAATAGACCTCGACTTTCGCTACCAATATGATATAGATGAAAAACAGTATAGCAGAGAACATGTAGAAGACCTGTTATTTGCTTATTTAGAAGAACTGAAAAAGATTTACCAGTTTGACAATTCATCCAAATTCAATATTTATCTGTTCGAAAAGCCGAGTGTAAATAGAATAAAAGAAAAACAACTAACAAAAGACGGTATTCACCTGATAATTGGCATACAAATGGACAGAGTTGCGCAGCAGATACTGAGAAACCGTATGATTTCAAAAGTTCGCGATATGTGGAGAGATTTGCCAATTATAAATAAATGGGAGGATGTATTTGATGAAGGGATTAGTAAAGGTACCGTAAACTGGCAATTGTATGGCTGTCGCAAACCTGGTATGGATAAATATGGTTTAACGGGCATATTTGATATAAGTTTCGATGATACAGATGGAGAATTTGTATTCAACGAGGTAGCACAATCAAAGTTTGATATGGAGAAGAATTTCCCAAAATTATCGGTTCGATACAAGGATAATCTGTCACTGTTCATGCGAAATGACTTTATTACAGAATATGAGAAATTTAAAAAGGATAATCGTTTATCAAATGAAAGGATTGCTCTGCCTGCAAACAATACAATTGCACAACAGCATCGAATGGATATGATGTTAGATAATGTAACGAATATTGCTAGAATCAAAAACGCAGACGAATTAGATTTGGCAATCAATACATTTTTGGATGGTGTAACCGACAGCACTAGTGATTATACTCTGAAAACTATGTACGAATATACGATGATACTACCTGACAAATATTACGGCGAAGGGTCATACGACAAATGGATTCGTGTAGGATGGGTGTTGAGAAATACTAGTACTAAACTATTAATTGTATGGATTGCGTTCAGTGCTAAATCACCCACCTTTCAATATAGTAGTATACCTGACTTATGCGATGAATGGCAAAAGTTCGATTTGCGATTGCAAGACGGTTTGACCAAACTGTCATTAATTCATTGGGCAAAAACAGATGCGCGAGAGGAATACGATAAGATTAGACTATCAACTGTAGATTATTACATCAATCAAACAATCAGCTCCTCCAATCCTAAATACAAGGCACCTGACTTTGATATAGCAACTGTCTTATATCAAATGCACAAGCACGAATATGTGTGTGTTAGTAACAAGTGTAATATCTGGTATCGGTATAATGACAATCGATGGAAAGAAAATGATTCAGGTGTTGATTTGAGACGAGCTATCTCTGGTAGAGTACGAGATATGTATACAAATAAATCGTTTACTATGATGGAAAGTATTTCGAATAAAAAAACTATACTGAATGAAGTTGGTGGTGGTGGTGGTGGCGGCGGTGACGATGAATCGTCAGAGACAGATGTCAATAAAACGCGTTCTATTCAACTATTGAATATCATTCCACGTTTGGGAAGTACAAGTGATAAGATGAAAATAATGACAGAGGCGAAGGAGTTGTTTTATGACGGGTCTTTCCTTCAGCGCATGGATACGAATCCGTATTTGCTATGTTTCAACAATGGTGTAATTGATTTCAGAGAAAAAATCTTCCGCAAAGGCAATCCTGAAGATTATATATCTTTGTGCACAAATATTGATTACATACAATTAACTGACAAACAAAAACCAATTGTGAACGAAATCAATGAGTTCATGGAACAGATATTTCCGGAACCTCAGGTTTGTAAGTATATGTGGGAGCATCTTGCATCTACTCTCATTGGAACGTCTGCAAATCAAACATTCAATATGTATTATGGTTTTGGACAAAATGGAAAGTCAGTGCTAGTCAACCTTATGGAAAAAATTCTAGGAGATTACAAGGGAGATGTACCCCTAACTTTGATTACGGATAAACGTGGAAAGGTAGGTGGACTTGCACCAGAGATTGTACAATTGAAAGGAAAACGGTATGCAGTAATGCAGGAGCCATCAAAGAATGATACCATCAATGAAGGTGTTATGAAACAAATTACAAGTGGAAAAGACCCGCTTCAGGGTAGAGCCCCTTATATGCCCCAAACAATTTCCTTTATACCTCAATGTAAGCTTGTTGTCACATGCAATACATTGATGAATGTAAATTCAGACGACCATGGTACATGGAGACGTATTCGAGCAGTACCATTCAAATCTTTGTTCACAGAAAACCCAGTTGAGGGAGATAAAGAAAAACCTTATCAATTCATGTTGGATAAGTACATAGATGAAAAATTTGACAAATGGAAGGAAGTATTTGCGTCTATGCTAGTAGATATTGTATACAAGACAAATGGCGTTGTCCATGATTGTGCGATTGTTATGGCTAAGAGTAACGAATATAGACAGAGTCAGGATTACATCTCGGAGTTCATTCGTGATAAGGTTATCAAGGATGAAGAGGGACGTATCAAGAAGATGGAATTGAATAATGAGTTTTCAATATGGTATGCGTCGAATTACGGTGGACGCGGACCCAGTCCAAAGGATTTGCATGAATATATGCATAAGGAATTTGGTCGTGCGCGTAACCAAATATGGTCAGGCGTAAGAATTCGTTATGAAAATGACGATAACATCGAGGATGAAGACGAATCTTATGATGACGACATAAAAACGGATGATTTATAATGTGCACACCACCGCATTTACAATTGAAAAATAAAATATTCGAAATAATATTTTATTTTTTTTAGTCTTTTCGATAAGGGGTACCTGATGATAGGGCCATTAAATATTGATAATAGTCAAATATGTTTTTTTCTATCATACGTATCGTAAACGGAAAAGAAAGTAAGAATACCGACAATATTCCCTTTGCATATACATTGGTATCGTAACTATAATAAATGTACAGGATAGAAATCAAAACAAGTACGTAGTACACTGCGTATAAAAATAAATTCAGCTCCTGTAAAGAATCCACTTTTCGTAATTGATAAATAGCTTTGTTATTATGTAATTCTGCTTTGCCTTTGTCGTAGGTCGGTTCTGACATAATCTTTGTATATATATTCCAAGAGTTTATATTTTTGAAAATGTATCATTCGGTTCGTTAGGTTTAATTGTATCAAATGACTCTGTCTCGGGTATACACAACATTTTATCAGAATCCCATTTAGTCCCAACATCACAGCAACTTTCTCCAGTACATTTCATGCCTGCAACCGAAGCTAGTAAATCCCCTTTTTCTTCGGCTTCTTTTCTTTTTTTCTCAACTTCCACTGGACTATCTACAATAGGTTTTTCTAAATGTAATTTATTATAGTTCAGGGAGTCTCTATTTTCAATTTCTACTAGTATGGTATAACTCCAAATAATGGTCACTGCTAAAATGACGATTCTTAATATTAAAACTATTGTTTCAGGGATAAATGGGAGGTGTTTTTGAATGATAGACAATGTTACTAATAATGCCACTGCACTTACTAAAATAAAAAAGAAATAGTTGTATTGTTTTAAACGTTGACTACTATTTTTTTTCAATAATACTTCTCTCTTTTGAGTGGTAGAATTATCATGATACTCCTGTTCTAAATTTTTAAGTTTCAGTTGTTCTTTTTCCATTAACGTTTTTACCTCTTGCTGTTGAGCCAGTAAATCCTGGTTATCTTCAGTATCCTTTTCTACTATTTTTTTCATATCATCTATCGATTTTTTTAAAGATTCGATATGTTGTTGCATAGTCGAATTATATATATTAAATGTATATAATAGTTGTTACAATTGTGTATTCAATATAATGAGAGAAGTTAATGCTATTCCACCTAATGCCAATATAAATTTATCCTGAGCTATCATGCTAGTAGAATCACTTATCCATTGACTCAATCGTTTGTCTTCTTTTATATCAGTAAAATCTTTATCGATAAAAGCATTCTCTTTGACAGATTTGATTGTCTTTGATAGTTCCTCTTTGTTATTTTTCACATGTTTGTTGGTTTCTTTGTACATGTTTATTTTTGCATTGACATCACTTACCTCTTCTTCTATTTTTTCTATTTCCTGGTTCATATCAAACCCTTCCTGAACAATGTATGATGAGTACAGTAACGATTTCATTATTATAGTTATATAATAATAAATTATTATAATTCAAAAAATAGATAGTATAGCATTACACTCCCTGCCGTAGTAAGCAATATGTTTTTACATACTTCTGCATCATATTGCAGATAATTGTCTACTAATGTGGTAGGCGATGAATTCTTTCGCAAAGATTTTTCAACTAGATGATTCTCTGTTTGAAATTTGTATAGATTGTCGGTTACGTCTTTATTAGTTTCAATGTTTGCAAATGATTCTATATTACCTAATATCAACATATTCTTATCTATATTTTCCTTAGATTTTTCTAAATCTTTTAATATTGGTGCGCATTTATTTTTGTAGGGGTCAGTGCATGTATTATATTCATTGCGCTTGTATTTGTAAATAGAATTGCTAATATTATATTGCGAATACGCTAGTGCATTCTTTTTTTCGAGCAAATCACAACTCTTTGATACTTCGCATTTCTCTAGCTCATACGTTTCACTCAGTTTAGATAAAGTACTTTTGAGATTTGTGTATAAGTTTTGATTATTCAATAATTCTGTATTCATTTGTTTACTATTGCAATTTTTTCGATAGTTTCTTTGACAATCATTTACTTTTTTTTCTAAATCCTGTAATTTTGTTTTACTAGCCGCAAGTAACATTTCTAATTTTGGAATATCTTCGGTAGTAATCGTGTTACATAATTCTTTTCTGATTTTCTCGGTAGCTGCCGCTGCTGCCGCTGCTGCCGCTGCAGCCGCTGCTTTTTTTTCTTTTTCCGCCTTATCTGCTGCATCCTTTGCTTTTTTTGCTTTTTTCGCTTTTTCCGCTGCTTCCCTTATTTTTTTCGCTTTTTCCGCTTTTTCCGCTTTTTCCCTTATTTTTTTCGCTTTTTTCGCTTTTTCTGCTGCTTCCTTTGCTTTTTTTGCCTTCTCGTCTGCTTCCTTTGCTTTTTTATTCGTTTTGATAACTGACCTTACTAGCTTCTTAGCTTTTTTAAATACACCCATTTTTATCCGTTCCTTTATTATATATCAATACTATATTTCTAACATTTATTTTGATTAGCCTGCTCTTTTAATAATTGCAGGTCTTTTTCGTAGCCATGGATGACAGTTTGTAATTTTGTTATTTCCAATTTCAATTTGTCACAATCAGATTTATCGATTATACATGTATTTATTTTACTGTCTAAAGTATTGATTTTTTTGTAAATATCATGGAATTCATTAGTTTTTCTAGTCATATCGTTGTATAATATGTTACATGATTCAGCACTGGCTTTACAGGTTTGAAAATCAATATATGCCTTATTTTTTTTATCCTTTGTTACATTTTTTGATTTATCATGTTCTTTTACATCCTTATCTAACTGATTGCATCTTTCGTTATTGTCTTTTGTACATTTTAAATAATCAGTATTATTTTTTATGTCGTTGCTGATACTAGTATATGCCTGCTCGGTGACATTATCGGCATCAAACCCTTCGATGGACGGAATGGTATTCACGTACGAATTTTGCTTATAAGTTGAATGGAAAACTGCCGGCTGTAAATGTATATTCATTATTATAGACTCGGTATATAATAATCATAGGTTTTTACCAATCATTAGATAAATAAATATTCTGAAAGACATGATTGAATGTTTTTTTAGCAGCATGGTAAATATTATATTGAAACGGGAAGATTATAATCGGATACAAAAACAACAGTACAATCAATATAGTTTTTTTGATGCGACCACTTCCTTCTCTTATGTCAGTAAAGATGATTCCTACAAATATTGCAAGCAGTACATAATAGATTATCATTAGAAACATGTTAAACATATATAGTCTGTTTGCATCTTCCTGAAGATTTCGATTGCGACTAGCATCTGCAGAATATATATGTTTCAAATGTTTGTCATTTTGGTTTGCAGATGACATTCAGTAGTTGACTATATATTTATCACATAAATTTATATTTCATTATCATGATACCGGTAATAATAATGCCTATTGATAAATTCATAGTTCCAATAAGAGCTTGTTTATGATACTTTTCAATCTGGTTATATTCGCTATTCGCTAAATGATGTTTTGTTTCAATTGTATATTTGTAAGGCATAATATACAATAAGATGATACAATATTATGTTTTTCTAGAAATTATGTATAGGGATAACAAAATACCTATTCCTAAATTAATGGTGGTTAAATAATCGTCTTTATATATTGCCTTTGTATCCTTATATCTACCTTCTGCGCCAGTATTAGAATAATAATTGTTTTCGCCATCTGGTGGTGGCATACTTTGGTTGAGAGGATTATTCGGGTTGGTGCCAGGTAAATAGCCTCCGTACAATCGATTGATTCTTTCCTGTTCACTTTCATCTCCGCGATTTCTTTGGTTTGCGTTCAAACCCTTGTTTTTGCCTTTGCCTTTACTAGACCCTGATTTGATGCCTCCTTTGTCTGCATTCGATTCCCAATCTGACCGATTTTCTGTGTTTCCGCCACGACAAAAATTTGGCAATAATGGTTCTACAACTGGTGCACCTACTAGTTTACGAAATTCATTTAATGGATTGATATTCAACAAATATTCATTGTATTGAGCGATACTTTCAGAAGAAGTCATATATTATATATATACACAATATGTAAAAATTGTCTATATACACATTTGAATATGATTATTTTTTTGACCTTCTAGTTTTACGAGCCTTTTTCGAACGTTTAGTTTTTTTCGATTTTCTACCTTTCTTTGTATTTCTTTTTCCACCCAACGTAGTTTTGACTAGCTCAGATGGTCGTACCATTTCAGTATCATCAACATCATCGCCACTATTTACCGGTTTTATTATAGCCATTCTACCATAATCAATATTATTCTCGTATCTGAGGAATTTGTATACATGGTAATCTAAATACCCCTTTTTTACCCTTTGATTTTTAACTAAATCGTTTGTTGGGTCAAAGAAACCACCGTCGATTTTTTTGCATTTATTTGTCATTGTATACGATATCAATATAAAAAATTATTACATCGACCGAAAAGAAAAATATTTTATATTGATATTTTATATTACAAAATATGAATAATCTTGACCATAAGAAAAATGATGGTGAGGTTGTGGATAAAAAGTTTGATATGTATTTTCACACTACTCTGCGTAATATTGGATTATATACATCCTTATCCTTTGGTTCTCTTGCGTATTCTAGATTTTATAGAGGAAAGAGTACAATATACGACAGTCTTCTTATTCTAATCAGTTTAGCATTCTTATTCTTATCTTTTGTATTGAACTATAATTTGAATAGGGATGTCATTACATATTTAGAACAAAATAAAGAAAATGAAAATAAATATCTCCTGATTTCACATATTATATTCGGCATCCATATATTGTTATTTTCATTGGGCACAGGCACGTTTGTAAGGCCGTTTCTATATTAGAATCGCATTGAAATAATACAACTCGCAAATATATCTATGCACAACAATTGACAATTTCAGTTCATATTTTTTACATACAACTCTGCACACCACCTCTACCCTCTTTTTATGCAATTTTTGCCATTGCATAAAAAATAGTTATAACTAAATAATGTTCATATATGCGGAGTTATACACATACCCGATAGTAATTTGTTTCCATAGCAGTAATACTTTTTCTTGTAAATTTAGCTATCTCTCCAGGTCTTATACATAGTGCTAGTGATTGTGGGTCAAATCGAGAGATTTCAGGCAATTGACTAAAGTGTTTGATGTTATACGTTTTTTTGAATTCTTCTACTTCACTGTCTTTTAATACAACACAGGAAGGTACCAGGTTATGTTCCAAAATATTATACTGAAGTCGTCTGATACTGTGAATAACTACGAAAATTCCATCATGGTCGAATAAATATTTCATACGCGCTACGATAGAATCATTTGGTTCGTCTTCCGAAATGATAATCAGGGTATCTTTTTTCTCCAAAATGGTATCAATTGAATACAGGTCTTCAATAATATCATCTAGTACCCCCGCACGCATTTGTCTCGCAGTTAAGTAATATTTGATGTAGGCTTTTTTATCTGTAGACGGGTTAGTAATAAGCATATCTAATTGATTATTGGATTGCATTGCGTCTACTTCATTTATACTAAACCCATCATAATCTTCTGTATCATATCCTTGCGTTGACATAATTTCTAGAACATTTTTTCTAGATTTATAGATAAGTTGATTTTGATTGCTGGTGTTGGACATGTCTATATAGTTATAAGCGATTGTTTTTAACTATATAAAATTAATAATAATATCGTCAATTTTTTATTGTGTTTTTTTGATAACTAGGCCACCGCTGAAAATATCTTTGAAAGACTGTCCAAATGAATTATTATTGGATTCCTTTTCAACATTCGGTTGATTGTTATCTGCTTTTACCTTTATTCCTGGCATGGGGGTATTGTCATTTGAATCATTTGTAGAAATGTCTTCTGTTTCGTTGTTATTCGTACCATTTGTTATTTTGAAAACAGGTGCGAAGTTGATAGTTGGCGGTGGCTGTGAAGATATTTTTTCATTATTCATATCAGGAGCGTACATGGGTGTAGTTGGTTGTGATACACTAGAACTATATGGATAATCTCCTTCCTTGTAAATATCAGAAGAGGTAATCACCTTTTTAGAATCGATATTATCTAAACCTTCTAAATCTTTTGTTTCTATTGTCATAAATTGGTCTCCGATATTGACAATGGTCCATATTCTAGATGGTTTAAAATCACCGCGATAATGGACTCTTTCTTCAATATTAAAAACAGGTTCATCATCAATTGGCGGAGGAGGAGGTATATAGCTATCAGGCGTTGAATCTACAGAAGTAGGTGCATACGGAGGTGTTTCAGGTGCATATGGAGGAGTTTCGGGTGCATACGGAGGAGTTTCGGGTGCATATGGAGGAGTTTCGGGTGCATATGGAGTATACCCAGGACTGACCTCATCTTTCTTCTCATAACTGTGATAAGGCGAAAGAGGATTGTATGCTGGACTATCGTCTTCTACCATGAGCAGGTCGTCTTCTTCTGCAGGGACAATAGAAATAGGCGTATCTTCAGTCGCATCATTATTTTGCAAAATATTACGAATATCTTTCACGATAGTTCGTACATCTACATCTTTCTTATGCAACAATAAATCGATGTTATTAGAGAATGTCATATTTTCAAGTTGTTCGATATTGTCGTCCGTGATAATGCGCAGTGATACATTAATTGCTAATAATTCCTGCATAAGTAATTTCAAAGAATACGGAACTTCTACCACACTAAAATTGCGACCGAACTTGCTAACCGTTTCGACACGAACGTCATTGTTGTCTAATGAACCAGAATACTTGATAGGGCCATCTGCCATAGGACTCAAAAACACGTTTTTAGATGGATTGTAAATAGACATCATTCCAGTTACATTGCAAATAGCCATCTTGTATTTATCCCCCCTCTCCATCATTGATTCTCGTAAAAATTCAGTCGCACCATGAGATATAACGGAGTCTCTTTCCATCTCACCTATACGTAAACCGCCATCATTGGCTCTACCACTTACCGGCTGTTTTGTCAGTGCTGTTCTCGGTCCTTGTGCACGATAATTAATTTTATCCTTGACCATGTGTTTCAGACGCATATAGTAGTTTGGTCCAATGAAAATTTCAGTTTCCAATTGTTCACCTGTCATACCATTGTACAGGATTTCGTTTCCACTAGAATGGTAACCAACCTTTGTAAGCATTTCACCAAATACCCCTACTTTGGAACCATTGTTGTTGTATGCAGTACAGTCGCCAAATGAACCATACATCGCACATGCTTTTCCGGTAAGCGTTTCTACAAATTGACCGATGGTCATACGTGATGGTATTGCATGGGGGTTGATAATCAAATCCGGTCGAATCCCTTCTTTTGTAAAAGGCATATCTACTTCTGGTATGACTAGACCAACCGTACCCTTCTGTCCAGCTCTAGATGCCATTTTATCGCCGATATTTGGTATTCTTTCTTCTCGTACGCGTACTTTTGCAATACGCGTTCCCTCTTCACCTTCAGTGATAAACGTTTTGTCTACTATACCTAGTTGACCCTTCTTGGTAGACTTTGACATATCTATTTTTTGATTAGGATTAGATGTATCATAAGAGGCCATACCGATAACAATCGTCTTATCGTTTAATTCTGTGTTTTCTTTAACGAGCCCATGCTTATCTAGTTTACTATAGTCATATCCCATCTTAGTGCCAGTTATGGCAGAGTCATTCTCAATATTTAACAATACATGTTGTGATGTGCTTTCTCCAGATTTACTTTTTTCCTCATGTGTTTCGTAAGTACTGTAATAGGTTGTTCTGAATAAACCACGGTTCAATGCTCCTTCGTTAATTAATATAGCATCTTCTACATTATATCCGGTGTAACACATAACAGCAACAATTGCATTTTCACCATATGGGTTTTTTTCGTCGTTGATATGTTCTAAGTAGCGTGTCTTGACTAACGGATTTTGTCCGCTATTCAATACGACCGCTGTCTTGTCCATACGCATACGATGATTTGTATGATACATAGAACATGCCTGTTTACTTTGACCGCATGAAAAAGAATTTCGCGTTGCTGGATTGTTTTCAGGGAAATTAATTAAATTACACATCACACCAAATAACAGTGATTCGTGTATTTCCATATGCGTATAATTGTGTTCTTTCTTATCGAGTGCCTCTTTATTCAACGCAATTATAGATGACTCCGTCTCGTTTGTATCGATGTAATCAATTATCGCCTTGTCATCTAAAAAGCGTTTTAATTTCGCTGGATTTGACTCAGAATCAATATTTTCATATAATTCAAACAGTTCATATAGTTTATATTGGTTCGGTTGAAATCCTTCTACCTTTTTGGCGTTGAATCCAGAAATTAATTCCGTCCATTTGAAGTTACCGTCTTCAATTCGTTTTATCATAGCATCTTTCATAAAAGACATTTTGTTGGTTTCATCGTCTTTATAGAATACAGGACGACAAATGCGACCAGCATCAGTATAAATATATACCGTATTCAAACGATAATCAAATGAAATACTTGTATATATAGGTATCAATCCATTTCGGCGGTATAGTTTAAATTTTGCGATTGTTTCTATAGGTTCATTAATCGCACCTATCCATAATCCATTGATAATAACTTTTGACATGGTTGATAATATGATTGGTGTACTATCTTCGATTAACTTCATATCTACTTTTTCACGCAACCACTGGATAATAGTATTGCGCGAATAACCCTGTGTTATATATGAAGCAATCGACATGTGTTTATGTAGACCAATATTACCACCGTCAGGGGTGTCTATTGGGTCGAACATACCCCATTGTGTACTATGTAACACACGAGGCCCTACTACTTTTGCGGTTGCATCTAACGGCAGGTTTGTTTTTCGCAAATGACTCAGCATGGTGTTATGGGACAAACGATTCAAATCCTGCAAAACGCCTATTCGTTTTGTATGTGAGTGTGCTCCCCAGTTTCCCTTAAACGCTTTTTTGAATCCAGCTTCCACAATGCGTTCGCGGAAGATTTCCTTATAATTCTGGGTTATCAGTCCAAAAAGGTTGTTTGCATAAATGGCCTGATTGTAATGAGCTCTTTTTTCAAATTCTAAATGTATGGTTCGCAATTGTATGCTATAATATTCGCGAAATAAATCGTAAATCAAGCTGCCCACTAGTTCAATTCGCTTATATTTGAAATTGTCTCTGTCAGTTGGCTCTTCTATTTTTTTGTATACGGATAATAATCGAAAAACAATATACCCTAAATAATAAGCTTTCTGAGTATAATTATTTTCACCAACATGCGGTAAAAAATAATCGCATAATATTTCTAAGGCATGGGATACGGTTTTTCCTTTGGTAAGAAGAGCGATGTATTTTAGTGCATTGCGTTGAGTAAGTATGCCACCCGCATCATGTACAGATGGAATAAATAAATCAACCATATTCTCATACTTCTCTATGTCTAGCAAACACATGGTTATTATTTCCTTGTCACTCGCAAATCCTAATGCGCGAAACAATATAAATAAAGGAACGGGAGCTCTGACGTTTGGGATATTAACGACAATGTTGTTAAACGTATATTTATTAGTAGGTGCCATGATTTTGACAGACATGGTACGTATCGGCTTTGATACATTCTCGGAAACCGACCTTATTTCAGCAGAATATAGGTATTTATCATCAGTAGATTCTTTGATATATAACATATTATCACCGAACTTTTCTTGTGAAACGACGGTTTTTTCTTTTCCGTCGATAACAAAGTATCCTCCTAAATCGTTTGAACATTCTCCCATAGTATGCTTTACCTCTTTAGGTAAACCAGACAACACACAATGATTTGATTGTAACATAATGGGGAATTTACCCAATAGGATTTTTTCTAACGTATGTACTCGCTTCTGGGTATTCCCGCCTGTCATGGATTTTTCGGTTGCATCCTTCAATCCAGCCATTTCAGCTGGAGTTAATTCTAAATCTATTTTTGTTGTTCGACCATTTCGTTTGTCTGTTTTCCCGCCTCCTCCCTCACCTACATTATCTATCCCATCTACCTGTTTTTTAAAATCGTCTGCATCCATATCTTCTGCACCAATAACATACGGATTCTCGCCGTCTTCTAGTATATCAATAAACTCGATGTCTATATCATAATGAATAGTCATGCCATATGTCATATTTCTTAACCTAGCTTCGTTTGGAAACATAAAATGACTGTCGTTCTCATCGTATATGACTGGTTTCCCAAAATAAATTTTATCACCATTTTTACCACCAAAATACATTATACATTTCGAACGATGGTCGTCTATTTTTTCATCGTATCGCGTAAGAATACTGATAGGGTTTTTTTCTTTGAAAATCTGAAAGATGCCATTTTTGAAAAAATCATTATACGATTCAATATGGTGTCTTACTAAAGATTGTGGATTATCTTCAAAATATTTGTTAATTACTTTCCATACGGTTGAATTATCCATATTTGAACGTGTATATAAAATAAGTTATATATTTTTATACCTGTTTTGTTTCTATTACAATGTGTATTGTCTCATTTACAATTGTAAATTATATTATTTGTTAAATAGGCAACTACTTGCATAAATACTTTAGTGAAAGTTTGATATAATTTCTTTGCATAATATATAATGAACGATTTTTTTAACAACGTCTTTGGTCCCCTCGAGTCTCGCTTTTGCGATTGGTTTCTAATCCTTTCTATTTTAGGATTTGTTATGTTGGTGGTATTATTGGTTTCTTCTCTTTTTGTTGGAATATCCAAACGTAAGGGTGTTGAGTTTTACCTTCAAGTATTTTCTATTGGAGTAGGGTATGCTATTTTTTACTTTCAAAACCGTCTTCTCCATGGTATGTGTGTGGCTAGTTTAAAATAATTCGCTTAAAATAAATATAGATTTTTCGTTACTATAATATACATCACAATGGATATACTATATTATAGTAATTACTGTAAACATTCGCAAAAAATAATACAAACTTTAGTAAAAAACAACATGAAAGATAAAATCAGTTATATATGCATCGATAAACGAAAGAAAGACCCCAATGACAATCAGATATATGTATATTTAGAGAACGGTACTCGTGTTACGATGCCGCCAAATTTACACAGTGTACCAGCATTGCTATTAGTGAATAATAGTTATCAATTAATATACGGTGACGCAATCGTATCTCATTTTCATCCTCAGATGAAGAAATTTGGTTCTTCTCCTAGTAACCAATTAAGTGAACCTCATGGGTATCATTTAGGAAGCTTATCCAGTTCTGCCAATATACTTTCAGAACGGTATACCGACTACAGTTTGACACCAGACGAGTTAAGTGCAAAAGGCAATTCCGCTTCTAGAAAATTATACAATTATGTTTCTGCACAGGATAGTACTATTTTCATAGACACACCACCCGACGATTATAAACCCGATAAGGTCAGTAATGACGTAACGTTGGATACTTTGCAACAACAGAGGATGGATGAGTTAGGATTGAATAAGGTCAATCCGCAATTGTCTGGACAAATATAAAAACTTCGTTAAAATGATATAAATATATTATTAGCTATTTCATAAGCAATGAAGGATAAAGCAAGTGTTTCAAAGGCATTTAATAAACATTTTTTTGAATTTTTAGAGGATATTTTAGTAGTCTTTCCTGACAATACAGAAATTAAATATGCAAAAAAATCATTTGAGACTATAAAAAAGTTGAATACCACTGCCATCATAAAGGCCTGGTATAATAATGCTTATATTCCTTATAAGGATATTATCAATAATGGTGACATTGATTACTTTATTCAAAAAGATTATTCGCAAGATTTAGCAGATGTTAACAAAGGAGATGATATTATAAAAATGATTGATAAGATTAGAGTACCCATTTCACAGATGGACACCAGTAATAAAGAACATTGCATGAAGTATATACAGAATTTGAGTAAGTTGTCTTTACTGTATACCTCTATGTAAATGTTCTATAGAGTAAAAATCTAAATAAATTGTATATTGATTTAGATTATGGATTTACGTAAAACAAAAGAATACTGAAAATAACAGTGTATATCTCTCTCGTAATACAAGCATTAACTGGAATTTTCAATATAGGTTTAGTATCATTGGATACTTATGATAAAAGTTTTGATGATGATGTCGATATTTTGATACAGCTTATCTGGTTAGGAGTCATTGTGCAGATTATAGAAGGTACTTTTTACATCTGGTTAGCAAAATACATAGATAGTGTTTCCAATATAACTAAGTATAGATATTATGACTGGTTTTTTTCAACACCTACTATGCTGATAACATTTGTCATTTATTTGTTATATCTCAAGGAAAACGAAAAGGAGAAAATAGAAAATGAAAAGATAAATACTACATCTGTCAACAAAAAAACGAAATATATTCGCAATACCGGTAAAAAATCAAACAATACGTTGTGGAGTTATATGAAAAATAATAAGGCGACGCTTTCCATTATAGTATTATTGAATGCAGTCATGTTGGTATTGGGATACCTAGGAGAGATTGGGCAGATTTCAAATACTACCGCAGTTGTAAGCGGGTTTGTACCCTTTCTCCTTTACTTTTACATGATTTATGAATATTATGCCAAATTTACGGAATATGGACGAAACCTCTTTTGGATGTTCGCGATTCTTTGGTCTCTTTATGGGGTTGCTGCGTTGGCTCCTTACTATACTAAAAATATTTCTTATAATATACTTGATATTTTCTCAAAGAATTTCTTTGAAATCTTTATCGGTATAAAATTGTTGATGGCTTACAATATGTAATCCCCTCTAACTTTACATTTTTACTAAAATATAAAGTTGACTATGTTCATAGTGATTACTGCAATAGTGGACATGCGCATATTTTATCGAATAAATAGGTACATCATTTCATTTGGTGTAAGTGTATCTATGTATTTTTTCACTACTGAACGCGTGATGAATTCTGGATTACCCGTTTTGATACTGGGTAGGTAAATACTTTTGTGCATATTCTCAATATGTTTCCTGTACAGTTTAGGTAATTCTAACGATTTTTTGTAAACATAATAATCTTTGTAGGTATGATGAATATTCGTAATCAATTCCTCGTAATTATATTTTACAGCATACAGTTTATTTTTGTATCTAGGATACAGATTGTATATTTCATTGGCTGTGTAAATTCGATTCAAACAAAAAAATAGATAATATTCGAATGGATGTTGCGAGAGAATATTTTTTTGAACTGTATATTCATTTGTTTCAACACTACAATGAATACCATTGGTCATGTCTATCAGTACATATTTATTCGGTGTATGTATATATTCTATTGATTCTAACATATCAGAATAACTATTGAATGTATATTTCTCTGGTATCTGTACCAGACCTTTTATACTTTCGATGCAGTCCCACCTCAAATAACATGAATCTGGTATCATCTTTACACTGTTCGGTAAATCGTTTTTTACACAGTATACTGCAATTAAATAACATAGATACTGCATTTGGTTGCGCTCTGAATAAGCAGTATCGATAATGAATGTAAACGTACAGTCATGCGGAAAATATTCTAAAAATGGCAAATTCAGTATGTCGTCATTATGCATACCTCCCATGGTCTCTATGAATATTTGGCGTATTGTACGTTTATCCTTATCATAATAGTAAATTTCTTCACCACCTACTCGATTTTTGGTAGCAATTTCCCATCCGTTTATACGTTCGTCATAAAATAGTTGTATCATTATGCCATCAATGTGTTCCATTATAGATATATTTTCATTCAAATAGGGACATATGTTTTTGAAACAATCATAGGTTGTAGATTTAGACGGTGCATAAGACAATAACTTCTTATTAGGAAAAGTGAATATCACTGACCTATATAATCCTACATATAAATCATCGTTACAAACAAACTCTTTGTCATAATTCAGTACGGAATACATTTGAGATTTAGTACGCTGAAAACTCAATTGCAGTTTATCGCGAGGACAGAAATCTATAGATATCATATTTGAAATCAATATAGAATTTTCAACATTATATTTAACCATTAGTTGTTTGACATGGTATTTCTTTAATTGATTTGAATAAATAATGAACCTTTTCGCAAAATGTCTTTGCGGAATTATAATTTAGATACATAATATATAAAATATAATATAATGGAATCTGGAAGTAACACTACAGATATGATGAATACGCAGGAATCTCCTATTAATCAATTAGATTTACAATTAGGTGATATAATCGAATTGGTATCTCCGACAAATAGTGAATATCACGAAACAAGCAATTATATTCATTATATTGATAATACGCAGATTCACATCACAAATATAACATCGTTGAAAGAACATCAATTGAATCTAACCGAGAACGGAACATTTACTGACGAATCCATTCAACAGGTTGTACTATTCAGTCGCAGTGATGAAAAGGGATATGCTAGACAACATCAATTGTTACCAAAAGCGTGGGTGAATATACATTTTGGAGGTGAAGTACCCGTGATTATCACTGGTCAAATTGGTAATTTAGAAGAAGACATGATTGAAGTCATTACGTATCCAGAGTTGAAAACTATATACATTGATTTCAGGTATCAGGGCATACCTTTAGATGTTCCTATTGATAAAATAGTCATTCGTGAAAAACCCGCTTCTATAAAAAGTACAGGGTCTTTAGCGCTAATGAAACAGGCGGTGGTCGAAGGAACGCAGTATACAGAGCCAGAAGAAGAATTGGTTATTGAAAGTACCGATATGGAGGAGTATATTGCACATATACCGGAAGGAAAAGAAGAAGACAAAAATATTAAAACTGTTTTGCACGAATTATATACTGATGCCAATACAATTTCTTTTGGTGAAGACTTAGAAGAAATTTCTCAATTGGTGGAAGTACCAGAGGGAGAACAACGGTACAGCATTGATATACAGAAAAATGATATGCTGGAAGAACTACTGTCGACTATACCAAATAGTCAAAGAGCGGATTCGGTTCTAGACAATATACACACTTTAATCGGCAGATATGTATTATTGCGAGAACAATTTTCAAAATTCGATGAAAATAACAATGTATATGACAAAGAAATTCATACAGCTTCCTATAAACCATTAGTCGATACCCTATACAATTTAAATCGCAATCTTCGCTGGATAATACCGGTTGTTGCAAATCGTCGCAAATTGAATATGAATACTAACGCACTCGAAACAAAAGATATTGTAGCTGAAAATATGACCGAAACATTCGGAACTATGGTAAATATGCAGAATAAATATTACAAAAAAGGCGCGAACGATTCTTCTATTACATATGATAATCTACAGAAACAAAATCATGAATCGTTTCGCCCATTCGAATCACCGACGGATGATTCTGATTGTTTGACTACAAAAAATGTATTGGATAATATCGATGCTGTTGTAGACAACCTGAACGATTTTTATAGTACCGTATATACGGAAGCGGGCATAAAGCGAAAACAGTATGTTATACAAAGATATAATTTGGGTAGTAGTAAGTTACAAGAACAGGTTATGAAATCTGGTAAAAAAGTATATGTAAGAAATAGTCTCACTAATAATGACGATATGTGTGTAAAGTCTTATTTGATGCTACCATCGTCTGTTATTAAGTTCTCTGAATTACACATGCCCTCTTCTTCCATGCTTACGAAAAGTTCTTTGCATGAAAACTATTTGTTACTTCATCGCTTATTGAGGTCAAACACCGACATTACGTCGCAAGTAATAGAAGATTTTTCCACCAACCTGGATTACGAGAAAATAGAGGGAGAAACGAAACAATCTTTGTTTGATGGTATTAATGAGTTCATAATTAATTCAGATGCATTTGATTCAGTTGAGGTGATGAATGAAAATGAAAAATTCCGTAGATTTTTAGAAATCATTGTACCCAAAACCCGTTTATTAATTCGGTTATATAGGAAATTCATTAAATATCGTATGTCGTTTGTTGGTGTAGTCCAGAAACTTGAACCATTCATGATATACCCGAGTGATATTACGTACAAACAATATATGGAAATTCGTTTTTTTATTAAAGAACAGATGAAAGAACTGAGAACCAATATGACTGAATCTTCTGGTAAATATGGAATATTATCTAGTACAAAATATAATATTATTCAGAAACCAAATATATTGTTGCGTATTTTGTCTGAAAATTCTGATTTCGCAGAAACATTTTTCAAATCTTATCATTTTTTGTTAAAAGACCAAATGAATACAAAATTGTCACCGTCTGAATTATTATTGCAAATGACTATGTACGATAATACTGAGTTGTATACGAGTATGATAGCAAGTATACTGATTAAGTTGAACAGTGCAGATGATATCCTTGCTACGATACAGGACACAAATATTGACGAGCTTGATGAAAACCAACAGGTTAATACTATCGACTGTGGCAAAAAGTATCTGTCTAAAAAATATAACTCTATAAGTGATTTACAAAAAGATAATAACATTGATGATATATATTTTGAAGCAGAGTTTGACGATACTCCGTATGACCTACTTAAAACATATGAAAAAGACCAGAAAGAGATGCTCAATGAAAAATTCTTTGATTTTTTAGTCATAAATTTGATTGAAAGACATTCTGTTCCTTCAGAAAATGCAAACGAATTAGCTGAAACATTAATATCCAAAAAGAAAAAAGTATTAGATGGGCATTATGCAATGTTAGAGTTAGTTCCACCATTAAAGAAAAATGTTAGCATCGAGGGAATGACTGAAAAAGAAAAAGACGAGTTAGCGGATGAGGTTGACATACGTAAACAAATATTTTATTATCGTCGCCTCCGAGATAATTGGATTCGAGATGATGACATAAATGATTCTATGTTCATTGATACCAACTCAATCTTTTGCAATCTCACTGAAACATGTAAGAAGAATGACAAAAACAAAGTCTGTGAAACAGACGACAATGTGAAAATCAGAATAAAAAACAGCCACAAAGATGAATTGCAGAAAGAATTCAAAAATCGTATTCAATATACTGTTGACGAATTAGAGAACAAATTAACAAATCAAATTGGCATTCTTTTGAAAAAGATGAGAAAAAATGAATTGTTACGAGAAATCCAATTGTATAAATCAAACAATTTGGCATATGAGTTAGGTAAGACAGCTAAAAAACAGGAGATACTAGAATCCCCACATCTTCCATTGAAAGATATGATTATGGGACAGGCGGATTTTACAAAAAAACAAGGACATATATGTAAATTCGTAGACAGGTTTTGTCGCCAAGCAATGGTGGAGAACCTGAATGAGAATCAGCATATATTGTACTGCAAGGTTACAAATACTGAACTGTTTCCTGCATCCATCTATCGTCTAGCACAAACATACGTATCTGGTGGAGATTATTCTGAAATGTTAGATATTGTATGTAGAGAAGTCGGTACCGAAAGTGACGATGGTGATTCAATTGTTGATAAATATACTGGAGATGTATTACGCAAAAAAGAGTTAAGTACAGAAGAAGGATATGATGATACTGGGAGACGTACTCAAACACGTGATATTCTGGAAAAGGACCTAGGTGTAGTGGAAGAAGAAAATATGAAAAAGCGAGATAAAATTTATGAAAATGAAACAACAGAAATGTTATACAACGTCTTGAATTCTATATGTGACAATATAGATATTCCAGTAGATTCGGTTGAAGACACTGTATTGCGCAATGCAAATATTGTAATAAAACAACATATGCTGTCAGAAAGTAGTTATAAAAGACGTTCTGATGCTCATTACAGAAAGAAAAATAAACATCTTCCACCATACCAAAAGTACAAACATGAAATTATGTTAACAATATTGGCAGCAATGTTACATGTTGGTATACAAACAGCGGTACCTTCATTCAAAACAAATAAAACGTTCCCCTCCTGCGTGCGGTCGTTTAGTGGGTATCCAATGACTGGTATCGAGGACACCACAGGTATCAGCTATATTTCCTGTGTTATGATTAAAATGAAAAGCAGCATACAACCATGGGATTCTTTACGCAATCTAAAACCAGATACAATGGCTTCTCGCATTAAAGATGTTATTCAAGAATACATAATGCCAATGAGTGATATACAGGAATTATATGTAATAAAAAAGGAATATATACTTCTCAATCCAGATTCTATTATTCCAGAAGAGCACAAACTACAAAAATGGCTTCACTTCTTACCCCCGATTGTAAGAACAAATGTTGCAAAAAATTTGCAGAATGTAACAAGTGATTTCAAACGTGATATGTTAGAAAAAATGAAAAAGGGCGATGCTAAACAATTGCATTCTCTTATGGTGTTAGAGAGCAAAAATATACAACATAGTTATGCCATTATTGAAAGCATCAATAAGATTGTCAGTGAGAAAGACCAGCTACTAAAAACGGCTTCTATGATTCCATTTGTCGAGAATGCATGCTGCAATGAACGCTTAGGTATGACAAATCCAATCATTTATTTTAACGAAGAAAATGGAAACATCAAGGTCTATTTACAACGAATACTGAAAAACAGTAAGACTCTTCGCGATGTATCTAGATTGACGAGTGCAAGAATGCTGAATCACGATAAACCAACTGGTTTGAAATACCCCGGACTACCCAAAGGTTATTTGGAAGAAAATGTATATCAAACGTTTATACATTATTGCAATTTTGATAGAAAATTACCTATTCCAAATAAGTTGAAAAGTGTATGTAACGGAATTCCTGACAATTACAACATAAAATGGAACATTCACGAGAAGATAGAATTCCTGAAGAAAAATGGTAAGCATTTTACAGTAAACCAGATGCAACAATTGATGTCTATTCTCCGTACAGATAACATGGTTGATGTGTTCTCTCGGGACCAGGTTACAAATGTAATGGGTCTAACAGATTTGATAGAGAGTTTTGAACTCACTAATTCTTCATTGTTTACAGAACCATTGAGAAAACTTCTACGTGGTGTTATTTCTACCTATGAACCTAAAAAAATGAAAGACAGCCCGACTCCAGAGTTAGAATCGCTTACAAATTATCTAATCAATACGAATCGTAGGCTACATGAAGATGTGATGACGTTTTTTAATAATTACGGAGATACTCTATCTTCTCGAAACTATAGTAAAATCAACGATTTTTTAAAAAATGTTTGCAACTGGGACAATGGCGTTCAAATACATACAGTCAAACACTTCATACAGAGTTCCATACAAAATATAGCTAAGGTTTATCCTATGATAATTTCCAATGGAGCAGACTTTTATAAAACTGTATGCACTCATTGGAATTATACACCTAGTCATAATTTAGATATTGAACGGTTCATCAACAAATATTACAAACAAATAGAAAAATTCAAAGGGGATACAGTATTGAAACAATTATTAAATGATATACACACTCAGCTAATTGACGTTGTATTGTTTGTACATAATTTACCATGTAATACTGAAATCAAAAAATGGCTTCCAAATGAACGAAACGAAATGGTCGAAGTGTCTTTCCATATGTTATTTGACGACTTAACCTACAGAGAATTATTAAAATACTGTTTTTATCGAATGCTGACTGAGTATGTATCATTCAGTGAAGACCCCGATATTTTAAGGACCGAGATTTATACATCTAGACAGCAAAGGAAAGAAGACAATGAATCTATAGGAGATGCAGCAAATTATATACATAGCAATCGCGAAGATTCGTCTGCTGAAGTCCAATCTATAGAAGATGAATTGGAAGAAACAGAGATAATTGTAGATAAACCAGAAGAGTTGAAATCCCGATTGAGCAATCTTCTATATGCATTTTTAGAGGTTGAAATAGAAAACAAAACTACTATCAATTATAGTTATAATGACATCATGAAGCGAGTAAATCGTGCAAAAGAAAGAGAAAAAAATGCAATCATTGAGTATCTCGGTAATAAGTCAAAAGAAGAGCGTAAGGTAGAAACCCTTTTTAAACAATATAAATTAGGACGCTGGAACGTTGGTAACCACAAAGGATTGGTTAAGTACGACAAGGAGACATACGAACGAGAGCGCGGGGAATTACTTACTCAACTTTACTCGGATGAAGAAACTGGTCAGTATGAGGTGATAACTGAAATGCGCAGAGAAATTTTTGACATTGAAAAAGACATAGAGGACGAACAAAATCAAACCTATGAAGAGGAAGCAAACAACATTGAAAGTTTAGATGAGGATTACATGGATGGTAGATTTTATGAAGAAGATATTGAAGAAGAAATGTAAGAGTTTGAATAATGCATAAATAATATAATAGTATTTTATTTATGGACTCGACAATTGTGACCGCATTCTTATATTCCGAAGACCATTATCAGAATTTAGATTTTTATATAGATAATGGGAAGAAATTATTGAATTTAGATGCGAATAAGATTGTGTTTATTGACGAAAGACTAGTGGATAGATTTGCAGAATACTCTACTGAAAATAATGTGTTTGTACCTATGAATAAAGAGTCTTTGTATTTATATAAACATCTTCCGCTGCTTTCTAGTAAGGTCAACGGTAACCCAAATAAAGATACCAATATGTTTTTCTCAATTATGTGCAACAAAACAGAATGGATGCGAGAAGCAATACATAGGAATCCGTTCCATACAGAATATTTCGTATGGTTAGATTTTGGCATTTCTAAAATATTAGACGATTCTTTTGATATTAGTAATTTGAATAAAAAATATGAAAATGTACGTATTGGTAGTATTTGGAATCCGGCATTTTCACACGCCGCAGACCCGTATACTGAAATTTGTTGGTATTTTGCAGGTGGAGTCTTTGGTGGTCATAAGGATTATTTATTATTGTTTGCAGATATCATGAAAATGGAGGTTCTCAGTTTCATTGATAAACATCAATATTTAGTATGGGAAGTGAACTTTTGGTATTTCATTTATGCAAAACACAAGAACCTTTTCAATCTATATTTTTGCAACCACGATACATCAATTATTAACAATTATTAGAATATATCATAATAAAATATATACTGGTTATATAGATTCTAGATGACTGATATGAAAATATTTATAGGTAAAAATAGACTGAATATAAGTTTAGTCGTATTTTTAGTAATATTTAGCCTGATACATTATTTGAAACCAGGTATCGTTTACAATGAAAATGGAGAATTTCGCAATTTTGGAATTGGTTACCGACACAAAACGGTTATACCCATTTGGTTAGTAGCAATCATAACAGCGATATTTAGTTATTTGTTTGTTATGTCATATTTAGTATATATTTGAAAACAAAAACCTAGAATAATAATATAGTCCACTATACAATTATTTAGATGAATCAACCATTCCTGATAGAAGCAAACTCGCGTGCATATCTAACAAACACTTTGCAAAAGTGTCATGAGCATCGAGTCGGTATGTATTATTATGTTCTCAACGGTGGAGTTTTATTAGCATTTGTACTTATATTTGGCTTAGCATTATATTATTCATATAAAAATAAGCCGAGTGATTACGCGAAACAACAGAAATTATTGAAGGACCAGGAATTAATAGTATCCAAAATACGTTACCATAAAGACCTACATAGTCAAAGACAAAATGAAATGTCCAACATTACAAATTTACCATTTATACATTCATAATATATGTTTGGTTAGTATATATATTATAGAAGTACAATACAATGATACAAGAAGAAAGAGAACAAATTATAACTAACGAGAACAATGCACAGCAACAATTTGAATCTTATCTTGATACGCTAGCTAAACCTATTAATGCAATTAAAATGACGTCTATATTATCTGGTGATATTGATTTAAAAGTTCTCAAAGACAAGGGATATGGAGTACCCAATGAACTTATTTTCAACGAAGGTAAAATTACAAATCTCTACAATATACCCGAGGGTATTGTTCGACTGGAAATTCCAAACAATATGTTAGATAATATCAATAATTTACCCAAATCTGTTGAGGTTCTCAATCTGGAACAAAATTTTATACAGAATATAGATATTTCATTGTTAACGGAGTTGAACGAGTTGAATGTGTCTAACAATAAGCTCACTAAGTTAGAAAAAATACCTAAAAACATAATAGACCTTAAATGTTCGCACAACAAATTAGAATACCTCGACTTACAAGGACTGACTCAATTAAAGACCCTTCATATTTCGAATAATATGATAACCGTGATTGACAATATGCCTGATACTGTTGAAAATCTAGAAATGGAGAACACTCCATCGATTGAATACCGGAACAAAACTGCAGAAGACCTGAATATTCCGTTTGCACAAAGAGAAGAATCTAGAAAAAAAAAGAAGGATTATATAGCAGCAATTAACGATTTTTTCAAGTTGAAATCGAAATACGAAAGCAAGGTACACACCCTGAGAAAAAATGCGTACGATAATGCAAAAACAAAGAAAATAGCTCGCGATAATTTGAAAAAAGGGCTGATAAAATCACAGTGCATAAAGTGCAAACGACAAGGAGGGTCTATATTCAAAGTAGAAAGAAATAAATATTCTGTATTGTGTGGAGTAAGCAACTCTCCTTGCGATTTAGACATTCAAATATTTACTGGAGATTTCGTTTTAAGAGAGGACGCATTAGACGCGTTTCTCGAGGGAATCAATGACATAAAAATAGAAATTATTAGAAATAAATTGGATAATATTTTTGGTTATATAGATGACGAAACTTCCAAAAAAATAACTGATGAGAAACTCAAGGATTATAACTTGAATAGTACCATATATACCGAAACTATAGAAGAACGTGAACAATTAGTCGACAACAAAGAAAAAGCAGAAGAAATTGCAAACAACAAACGAGAACTCTATTCATTGATTGATAACAATAAAGACTTAATACGTCAATACAAAGAAACCAACAATGCCGAAATACTGAAAGATGTTGCGAATACAACAGTGAATGACGTATATCGCATCGCTAGAAATATTCGAAATCTAGAACATGGTGAAATGGATATGATTTATTACGACAAAGGTTATTATCCAGAAGATACAAATAGAAAAATACACAAATTGTATCAGTATCCTGTAAAACATGAAAAAATGGAAACGAATTATTTACGTGAGCCAGTGAATGTTATCAAGTTCAACAAATAGATAAATATATACGCAAAGAAGTTATATATTTATTCACATTTAGTGTAGTTTGAAATACCGTCCCATAGAACGTCATATGTATCTGCCCATGTTTTTTTAGCACAATCTGGTGTTTGGCCCATAGCTGACCACATTTGACTATCAAAATCAATCACACCTAGAGGTTCATTATCTTTTTCGAATATACTGTTGTTGTACCCCGGCGTAGCCTCTGCATTTGTTTTAGAAGTATCCGTTGTATTGTTGTCTAAAATAGACCCGACATTTTTCATATCTTGGCCAGGAACTACACAATATACATTTTCTATTCCATTATCATCTTCCTGTATTTTGGTATCCCAATTGTCAGGACATGTATTTTTGATGGGTGGGAATACGACCTGACTTTCACCTGAAAGCTTTTTATCAGCAATCATAATACCAACATAAGATAATACAATTATAAAAAGTATCACAGCAACAATAATTACAATAGTATAAAAAGAGTCCATAATTTATATACTATATGAATAAAATAATATTATGTTGATAATTACCACGATGGCTTTCTATCAAAATCAAACATATTCAATATGAAGACTTTCACAATGAACGACATTACATTGGCAATTATAACTAATACAATTAGAACTACGACTAAAGATAATAACATTATCAGAAGAATAGAGATGGTTTCGGTAAAATTTCTGAACATAACCGTTGGGTACTATATATACATTTTAGATTATTATACTAAATAGTTAATTTAGTGGTTTCGTTATGATATATTTATTTCTGTATAGATTGTATAGTGAATATGAATCCAGTAAGCATAAGTCATAATGATAATATATTAAGCAGTGAAGCACTTAATGGACGTGTCAATATAGTTGATGTCCCACACCATATTCAATTTCAAATGCAGGAAAAAATAGCGGTTAAAAATAAAACCACCGAATATCGCGAAGCTTTATCTGGCGTATTGGAAGACAGTCTTTTATCGCAAGTGTATTTTTCCGTAGAAAATATCCAGATTGTACAAAATGGTTTACGTGCAGGTGTCTACAGTATGTCCGACAACAAATATGTCGTGGCACCGCAAAATATCGACACTCTAAAAATTATAATGAGAAGCATTTATTTACAATTTGCTGAACATCGCGAAGATGACATAAAAGGTCAGGTATCTAGACTGAATAAATTAGTGTTGGACTATGCTATTCCGAACGTATACAATGAAGCAGAAGGATATGTAAAGTATTGTCGTGACCAAAGTACATTGGTTACTCCATTGGACCTGCCTAGACAAAGTGATAGAGAGTATAAGCAATTGGAAATGAAACCATGGGTTTAAAAATTGATATATAAAACTCAAATTTAATAATATTAATAAAATATCAATATTATTTAATCCAAACTATGGAAGAGACTGTTAGAGCAAATTTGATATTAGACAAATTTAATACAAAATATGGCAAATTAAAAACATATTGTTCTTATTGTCATCGGAGTGGTCATATCAAGACTAATTGTAAATTATCTGCTAAACATGCACGTTATAAACAATCGAATATCCCTGAAAAATACTGGTACGGTGAAGACCCTGTAAAAACATTACTTATGAATGAAACGATAAGGGGGTATTGCAACAGACAAAAATATAATGTTGCATATCGTCCACCTGTGGATATTTAGGTACAGTCATTTTGAACCATTCTGAATACTAACTCTTCGAAAGAGACCGTAGGTTTCCATTGTAAATCATTATACGCTTTGCTTGCATCACCTATTAGTAATTCTACTTCTGCAGGTCGATAATACTTAGGGTCTATAAAGATATATTCGGTCCCCGTATTTTTATCATAACCAATCTCATTCACATCACTTCCTTTCCAGACAATCTCTATACCTTTCAATGCAAAAGCCTTTTCGATAAACATTCTCACTGAATATTTTTTTCCAGTTGCTAATACAAAATCATCAGGTATATCGTGCTGTAAAATCTTCCACATTCCTTCTACGTAATCTTCTGCATGCCCCCAATCACGTTCTGCGTCAATATTCCCCATTACCAACCTGTCAGTTTCCTTTTTTACTATCTTATTTAATCCCATCGTGATTTTTCTAGTAACAAAATTATGCCCACGTCTTTCTGATTCATGATTGAATAAAATACCGTTGCAAGCAAACATACCATAGGATTCTCTGTAATTTTTGACTATCCAATACGCATATAGTTTTGCCACACCATAAGGTGACCTAGGATAAAAGGGGGTAGTCTCCGTTTGTGGTACCTCCTGTACTAATCCATATAATTCGCTGGTAGATGCCTGATAATATCTAACAATATCAATCAAGTTATTGTTTCTCACAGATTCTAACAACTTCAATACTCCAAATGCATCCGCATCTGCTGTATATTCTGGCATTTCAAAAGATACTTTTACATGTGATTGTGCAGCTAAGTTGTAAATTTCTAGACGTGTCATATCATTATATTTGTTTCGTATATGTGACATAATGGAGTTTAAACAGGAACTGTCTGTCAAATCTCCATAATGTAATTGCAAATTTGTGTCATGAAAAATATTGTCAATGCGATGTGTATTAATTGATGATGACCTACGTATCAATCCATGTACACGATAGTTCTTTTTCAATAATAATTCAGCTAAATACGACCCATCCTGACCAGTGATACCTGTTATAAACGCAACCAACGTCATTAATAACAAATTTATGAATATATGTTTATATTCATTTTCGATAATCTTCATATTCTGTTAAATGTGGATACCTTTTAAAACATTCTGACTCAATATGTGGGTCACATACTGGAATATCTACTTTCAACAGTAATGATAAAGAACCTGTACTTTCAAATACTCCAGGGAAACTGACCTGACATTGTGGACTAAACTCCTTTATTTTCGAAAACCATTTATCATTCAATTCATATATTTTTTCACAACGTTTTGATACAATGAATCCGCCCATAGCGACCCAATTGACACAAGCTTCCTTTCGCTGTTTCATCATTCCATCCTTATACGGTTGAAAACGAGCATCTCTAGAAAGTCTGAGTTCTTGATGCGTGTTTCTACTTTTATTGTGTTTATACATTACGATATCGTGTTTATCTAAATCATCGTACGGTATTTTCTTTAGTTCAAGTGTAGAATCTACCCAAACGATAATATCATATTTATCTAACATTGGAATTTTATGCCATTGGCACTTATAATATTTATACCGTATATACGGGTCATCATGATGGAAATAACAATCCGTACAGCGAGTCCAGGAGGAGCCATCATATTTTAAATTTGTTGCGTCGCCAAATATATAGCCATCAACATTCAAATGGTCTATACTACGAACATGTGCATTATAATTACCACACACCGCAGTGATTACACAGATTTTTTTTAATTCCATATATAAAATTGATTATATTTATATATGGATAGAAACGCAAATAATTAGACAACATGAAAATTACATTTAAGATAAATACGACAGTAGGTAAGCCGTTTAATATTGAAGTAGAGGATGATATTACTACAAATCAATTAATGGGTAAATTATTGCAAGGCGTGGAAGACAATACTGTATTGTATCGAAGTGAAATATTAGATATATTTGCTCAGGACACATTGTCTGGTGATACATTGTCATTGCCAAAGAATTTTCATTTGGTCAAAAGTCTTATTGAAATCAACCGTAAGTATTTTCCAACCATGCCCACTGAAAAAAACACGTATAATATATTTGTAATTGACGTAATGTATCGGGAACAAATAGATACTATAGAAGAGCCTTCATCGAGAAATAAAAAAGAAATAAAAACATCGCACTTTGATGGTTTTATTCAAACTATTAAACATATGATTACATGGTAATATTTCTACTTTTCTATATTTCTATATTTACTTCTTTTTTCTAATTACCTTTTTAGCAGCGGTTGTTCCTGACTTTGTTTTCCCACCGCCAGCCTGAACCTTTTCTCTTTGCAACTTGTATTTATCATATTCTGATTCCAAAACAGTTAGCTCTCGGAACCAGATTGTCTCTACATTCGTTTTCAACAATGTATCTATGTTGGATTCTGTAGTTGTCTTTTCGTTCATGATATTGGCAACATTTTCTTCTGTCACTGAATCCATCGGCATTTTGATTAGATATTTATAATCACCCTCTATCTTATCGTATTGCTTCTTTGACAATAATTCAGTTACGGCATCTGATTTCATTCTTCTCAAATCAATAGTTCCAGAGAGCGTCTCCTGAATATATGTCGCTTTATTCGATAGTTTTACTAGCTTATGACGCATTTCAGCAAGTTGCTGGTCTTTTCGCTTTTGATACATTTGAATGCGTACATCATAAAAGTCAATGATAATTTCTTCTACTGAATCATATTTATGCAATTTGCAGTCCTTATCAAACATGTGCATATTTGTTGTACTGACAGTTGTTTGTAATTTCAACAGTTTTTCTACTCCGTTACAACCAGTTGCGTCACGTACGGTTTCTAGTTCATCTAGACGACCACGCGGAAACACTATAACAATGTCTACTGTTACTTCTGTACATATGGATGAGAAATCTTTCAGTACAGGAGTTCCACGCTTACCTGTTTTGTTATCAATTTGTCCATCAACCAATGTTTCCAAAAAGCTAGTATAAGGCATTGTCCATGTACCTACTGGCAACTCGGTAATGCGAATTTTATCATCTCCTAGTTTTTCATAGCAGCCTTTGATAGCATATTTCTTATCTTCTATTTTTTTGATAGTTCCCTTAAACCCTTCATAATAAGGTACAAAACCATCGCTATTTCCCAAAGGCTCGTTCTTCAGCATACGTTTCAAATAATGAATAATTTCTTTGGGATTGTAAGGGGCAATACTGCATGAAAATCCAGTACCAATTCCTGAAATTCCATTCATCAATGCAAACGGTATGATAGGTACATAATATTCTGGTTCAACAGTTGTTCCATCATCGTCCAAATAATTCAAAACAGCATCGTCTACGTCAGGAAAGATATATCTGGTAAGAGGGTTCAACTGTGTAAAGATATATCTCTCTGATGCACTGTCGTCTCCACCATGCAAACGCGTACCAAACTGACCATTGGGGAGCAATAGATTAATGTTATTGGAACCTACGTAATTTTGGGCCATATTTACAATCGCGCCATTCAAACTGGCTTCACCGTGATGATATGCACTGTGTTCTGAAACATATCCTGAAAACTGGGCTACTTTGATTTCACTATTCAATCTTCGTTTGAAAGCAGAGTATAAGATTTTACGCAGTGAAATTTTTAGACCATCTACCATATTTGGAATAGAACGTGCGCAATCATATGTGCTAAAATGAATCATTTCATTGTTAATGAACTGTTCATATTGAACGGTTGGGTGGCTTGTATCGAGATACGCATTTTTGTCGTAGTTTTCCAACCAAGTCTTTCTATCATCCGCACGTTTTTTATTGAAAATTTTATCAATCGTATCGTCGCTACTTTTTCCAGCATAGACGAAATCTACTATCTTTTTGTTTGCAAAATAGTTTTTGAATTCGGCAGAGGTAGACGTACCTAGACCCTTAAAATATTTGATATTCCATCCATGCATACCGTTTTCACCCAACGTTTGTTTCCACTGATTATACTCACCGTCATTGTAAAACAGTTTTGTTTGTGCTCCCTTTTTTGCACGAAGAATAGGGGTATTCATAAAAGATAGAAATCCAGGAATTTGGGTTAAAGATGCCCACTCGCTATGGAACATGTTGATACACAACCCTTTGATATGTGACCCATCTAAATCTTGGTCTGTCATATACATGACCTTCCCATATCGCAGGTTTTTATGAACTTCGTCAATAGATTTATATTCCATACCAGAAACTAAACCAAGGATTTTTTTAATATCGTTGATTTCTTTGTTTTCGGCAATCTTTTTTATTTGCTCACCTCGAACATTCAGTAGTTTACCTTTCAGGGGATAAATACCAATAGTATTTCGGTCATCACTCGATAATCCAGAAACAATACCAGATAGCGCAGATAAACCCTCACACAAAATGAGTACACAATCTTTTGAATTTACCGTGCCACCATAATTTGCATCAATGAAATTTGCGATACCACGAACGTTTCGTGTTTTAGAACCATCTGTTTTTTTTGCTATACGATTTTCCTTTGCCTCGGTCAACGAACATGCAGTTTCCATAACGCCCATCTTGGCAATCTTTTCGATGAAACTATCGCTTACTGAACACATTGACCCAAACTTAGCAGACGGCGTGTTCATATAATCCTTTGTCTGGCTATCAAATGACGGATTTTCAATATCACACCGCAAAAACAGCAACAATTGTTCTTTGATTGCATTGCTATTAACCCGGACCTTCTTCTTTTTCTCAATATAGTCACATAACTTTCTTACAATTTGACCCGTGATATAATCGACGTGTTTGCCACCCTTGAATGTACAGATACCATTTACAAAAGATACCTGCATATACTCGTGTGTAGGAGAAAGTGCCACTGCATATTCCCATCGTTCATCTGGATGTTCATATACACGCTTTCCTGTATCCTTTGGGCCAATGTACAAATCAATGTATTGTTGGAAATTCTTAACTGGTATTTGTGTATCATTGTAAGATATTTTGACTTTTTTGATAGAATGGTCAGTGACTGCACCGATGTCGTATACACGTTTCTTCAAAAGTGCTAACATATCAGGTGTCAATCCCTGGATTGACAACCGTTGGTAATCTGGACGAAACGACACCTTAGTGTACGGTTTAGTGGTTGATACCTTTGTAATTTTAGGTGGGTCTAGATTGTCTAGGTTGTTATGAAATTCCTGAACATATTTCAATCCACGAATGTGGTCAACCGTCTCAACTCTGCCATATGTAGACCAGATTAGCACTAACTTAAATCCGAAACCATTTTTACCGCCGACAATGCGCTTTTCATTTTTGTTGTAATTAGTTGATGTACGAAGGTGCCCAAACACCATTTCCGGAATCCAAATGTCATATTCGGGATGTTTGGCAATATCGATACCATTACCATCGTTTGACATGGTAATCATTCCAGTATCGTCAATATTTGTGTCAATATATGTTACAAACTTTTTTTCCAATACGTTAGATTGAATCATGCGTATTACATGGTCTCTGCAGTTTACGATGCCTTCATCAAATAGCTTATAGAGACCAGGAATATATTCAATGTCTCGCCAAACAATACGATTGCTTTCATCGTCATAGACCCAAATCGATGCATCAACATTTTCAACAGAACCGATATAGGTATCTGGATTATCCAAAATGTGTTGTTTATCAGTTTTTTGTTGATACTGCACGGATAGAGCTGCATCTGTATGGTTTAGAGTTGGCTTCGTAGTAGGCTTTGACATATTCACTATATAGTTGTTGTACTAGTGATATCATTAAGTCGTTTTTTCTATCAATTTTTATAGGGGGGGATATAAGAATATATTCTAGTATTTACAAATTGATTTGCGATAATACCTGCACCATACGCACACTTTTAAAGTTTTCGAACAATTGTTGCAGACCATTGGATACAAATAATTGTATCCTGGGTATGCAATCTGATACAAATTAGCATATCCACGAATAGTGTTGCATAAACATACTGTACAATTTCTAGTATAAGGACTCACCGGATACAGATTGCTGCAGTATAATATTCTATGCACTTTACAAACATATGGACAATGCATGTAATAATATTCGTATGTATAAATATATTCATACAAATTATATATATTGATATCTTAAATGACTATGTTTGATATTATAAAACATTGCGAAAAAGAGCGTTCAAAATGTAAAACAGACTATTCTCGGTTGAAAACTGCTACAAGTGACCCTTCTATCACTCGTAAAATGCGTTATTCGCAACTCTCTCGTGTATCTAAATATGTAACAATACGCAATTTCAACGAAGCAACCGCACCTGCAAAAGAAATTATACCTACTCATCAATATCCTAAAGGACAGATTTATGTGTTCCCTGTTTTTTCATAATTTTATTTAGCGAATAATATGTATACAAGTAATATAGACAGATGAAAAGACCTGTTCGTAACGAAGAAGATGGTATGTACCATATAAAAAACAAGAAATACCCCGAGTTATTTGGTTCGCGTACTCAGGTAATGAACCAAACTGCTTACAAAACAAGTGGAAACCTTTCAAAAAATGACCTTATGATGAACAAATGGGGACGCATTGTGTCTGCCAAAAAACACAAAACTGCCAAAAAAGAAAAGCGTTTAGAAAAAGCCGGTTACTTTGCAAAGAAAGGAAAATTTGGTTACGTAAAGAAAACCCGTAGAACCAGAAAGAATACATCAAAGAAAGCAAAGAACTAAGATGAAGATTTAAACCGTCGTTTTTTAGTATATTTATTCATAATATATATACTGAATGCCTCGCATAAAAGCGAAGATTATAAGATTACTGCAGCATATACACTGAGGGGTCTATAATGGAGTGTCTATTTCTTCTATTGTGTTGGTATCAAATTCATCAATACATTCACCGCAGAATGCAATATACAACCCACATACACATATTATCATGATTATAATAACCACGAACAGTGCGATATATTCTTTCATATATATGTTACCAAATTATTTTTATACCGTATTCAATTATATTTTACATTCGTGTATAAAACATCATCAAGTACAAGAATTGAGTTATATCTATCAAAAAATCCCGGTATGTATAAATATTTGTTTTAAATCTTCAATTGTAACATGCATAATATTGACTATGCATGTTCACATTCACCTAATTACGTCATATACCAGTTTGACGATAGAAACTTATTGTCTATGATATAGTCTGAACAATTGTCGAATATATATTTTTCAAAATAAGATTTACTTACTATTTGTTTTTGCATACTTGTCAATTCATTTAAATTCATGTTTGACGCTCGTGTTGTAAATTTACAATAGTACAAATAAGTGTCATAGATGGATACGTTACTGTATATGCCTGGAGTGCCTACTCTACTACCACTAGATGCAGAAGAAATATACTGTGATTTTATGTGTTCTTTCATATTTTCCAATGCAACCTGAATATCCATTTGCTTATCCCACAGCCTACAACGAATGCCTGATATAAATTTATCTCTTTCTATTTCGGTTGTAGGATAGTAATAATATATCAAATCTAGCAGTTGTTTATCGTTATAATTATTACCAGGTTCATTATTCATTTCACACCATTTTTTATAGAGAATTATTAATTCTTCAATTTCGAAATCAGTTTCTGTTTCATCTATTTCTATTGTTTCGTTCCAGAATTGTAAAAATCGTTGTATAGATGGCAAATATTTACTACAAATCCCCTGAAAAGAATCTATGTGTTCATTATAATATAGTTCTAATTTACCAATAATCATTGTTTTTAATTGATTCATAAAAATTACTGAAGGTAGCTGTTTGCTCTCCAGGAATTGCCTCCACAGGTATTGCATATTTTTCCATGTAATCTGTGTTGTACGACTAGTTGACCCGTCTAAACTATTTATAAACAATGTTTGAGGGGGGCTATTTTGAATAGGCGTATGCGTCTCGTCTATATATTCACCGATAAACTCGTTTACCAAATCATTTGGTATGGTGTTTTTTACCGAAAACACAGTGCTTTTCAAATCTTCGTCGTTACTATGTACATCAGCATAATCGTCTGATGAATTGTATCTATTTGAGTAATGACATGCTACGCACAAAACATCTATAATCGAATTTTTCAAATAATTGTGCCACGATGACTCGTACTTTACATTGTCATTCATTTGCAATACACGAAAATTGTTATATTCATGGTCGTGGTATTTATGTTTGATAGTCTGTGACAATTGCAATCCAACCAGCATGATTGATAAATTATTCAAATGTTTTATAAATTGTTTTGAGTTTGGCGTGATAAAATGTATAAGATTGCTCTTTTTCTTCAATAAATTATCACCAAGAACACATAGAAAGTATTTTGCATCGCTTCTACTGCGGAATAGTGTATTTACCAATCCATCCAATACCGACTGTATTGTGTCAGACTCTGGTATAGAATTCAATAAATAATTGTCTTTTATGCGTTTCATAACGTTGACTTTCGTTTTATGTTTCCACGACATCAACTGTCTATCTTTGCTTATACTAGACAATACATGGTATAATATGTCATCCTCGCTATGTACCTGGTAATGCAATCCATCGTATATAAAAAAATTAGAAGTTGTCGATACATAGAAATATTGGTTATTATTCAAAAAACTATGTATAAACGCATCCTGTTCACCTGTTAATTCTTCAATGCGGGCCACCCTCTGTTCATGCGTTTGCTTCATATTTGCAAAAATATTTGGCAATTGGTTGCATATGTATGAATATAACTTTTGACTCATGTATTCATCCTCTTTATATAAATCATGTAAATTGTCTATTACATTTGTTAGGGACTCTTTCGATAAACTATGCATATGGTAGCTCATATTCTGCTATAAACGTAATATAAATATCTTTATATTACTTTCAAATTATATTGTAACTACACAGCGTTGTTTCGTATCCTTGTAGTATTCGTTAGTAGTGTCGGTAATTGACGCCTTAATGTATTTGGAAACTATCATATTTGTATCCAATAATTGTTGTGCATTCATCACTGCAAACCATTGATATTTTGTACGTTTCAATATATCCTCTGATGGTATCTGTATTCCAATAACATGTGGATGTAAATCCAAATATGCCTCCTCACATAGGTCTTCTATTAAGATAGGTTTATTCTTATTTGTCTTAATTCCTATCATTTCACCGCCTACTAACAATAAGTCCTGGTCTTGTATCTGTTGCTTGCAAAAATATTGTATACTTCCTTTGAAAGCATTTTCGTCTGTAAAATGACCATTCATATTCAAATTCTTCAAATAATTTACCAATTTCAATATTGTTTGATTCCCCTTGTCTGCTCCCATAATATCAATTGATGGTATAAATCCCGATGAAGTTGCTTCGGATATGTTCGTAGTTCTGTTTATAGCTTCACACACAAATGCTGTCTTTTTTGCAACATGTTCATCATAAAAGTTTTTCAGATTCTTCAAACAAACAAAGGAATTTGGCAATGTCATTCCACCGTATACATACAATAGCTGTGCCATGCCCATTGCTCTGTAATTGCTTTTTCTAGGCTCTGCCATATTCAATACATCCACATCCCAATCAGGCAATAATTTACTAAAAGAATCATCGTCGATTAGACAAATATTGAAATCTTCACCGCAGTGATTTATAATCGTTTTTATAGTCAAATGTACATAATCCTGGTTTAAATCTGTGGTGTTGCGCGAATGAAAGTCTTTCCATTTTCTAGAGTTGATTTCATATTTTGAATGTATCCATAACTTCGGTCGATTGTAACCATACAACGGTGATTCATTTAACAAATAATTTTTTATCATTTCATATTCATCATTGGTCTCGAGGGGATTTTTTATCTGTTTTGCTAAGGTTCCCACAACAAATATTACTCCTAATGATGCTATGTACAAAGGTATATTTTTCGAATTAAACATAATATCAGTATATTATCATCATAGATATTATATTTTAATTGACAATGAAAATCAAAAATAAATGTAGAAAATTATATTGTATTTTGATTCATTGTATTTCATCTGCGACGTATGCATTATAGATGCATTTTTGCATATCTGTCGTACTATATTTGTGAAAGATTTATATGTCATTTTTCTAGTGATGTAAAATTGTTTTCCATAATGATAAAAATCTTTTAAATTATCGCAAAATTCTTTTTCGTACTCATGAAATAATATTTTTTTATAGGCATTTATATCGATTAGATAATATTTGTCAGTTTTTAAGCAGACTTTTTCAAGTAGATTGAATAATAATTTTGATGGAACATCTGTTTTGAAAACCTGACTAGACATAAAATTCAGTTATAATTAATGTATATTTAATTTCGGTAGTATATTAATAATTTCCTAAAGTCTTAAATACCATACTTTATTCTTCAGCGGCAGCCTGTTCAGCGGCAGCCTGTTCAGCAGCAGCCTTCTCAGCAGCAGCCTTCTCAGCAGCAGCCTGTTCAGCAGCAGCCTTCTCAGCAGCAGCCTTCTCAGCAGCAGCCTGTTCAGCAGCAGCCTTCTCTGCAGCAGCCTTCTCAGCTGCAGCCTTCTCAGCGGCAGCCTTCTCTGCTGCAGCCTGTTCTGCAGCAGCCTTCTCAGCGGCAGCCTTCTCAGCGGCAGCCTTCTCAGCGGCAGCCTTCTCTGCAGCAGCCTTCTCAACGGCAGCCTTCTCAGCGGCAGCCTTCTCAGCGGCAGCCTTCTCTGCTGCAGCCTTCTCAGCGGCAGCCTTCTCAGCGGCAGCCTTCTCTGCTGCAGCCTGTTCTGCGGCAGCCTTCTCAGCAGCAGCCTGTTCAGCAGCAGCCTTCTCTGTAGCAGCCTGTTCAGCGGCAGCCTGTTCAGCGGCAGCCTTCTCTGCAGCAGCCTTCTCAATGACCGTATCCTCATTGGTTAATGATGTTCGCTGAGCCATGTTTGTACGACGTCTACCAAAAGTATTCAACAAGAATTCCATCTTATATAATTTTAAAACATTAAATTATTGCGATATTTACTAAACTACAACAATTGTTATGTATTTTTGTGTAATAAATTGTAAATATTATTGGTCATCAGGCTTAGTTCAATATTATCTTCATGTATGTTGTGAAAAATAGAAATGTATTTACACAATAAAATTGTAATTTCATATCGAATCGTCTGTTCTAAGTTTTCACAATTTTTTGTATAATGGAATAGGTAATCTAAAATATCTATCACGGAATAACCATAATCATAAATTTCGTTCAATGTTTCAATGCTTTTATGTAAATTTTTATTTTTCAAATCACTGTAATACCTATCGAAATGTTGGTAAGAAATTGTAGAACATAGTTTTTCGCAATCTGACACTGTCAGTTCATGATTATATATAAATATTTTTTCTAAATGATTTATCAATATGCGAATTGAACCGTTTGAAATATTCAATAAATATTCCTTCACGTTCTCGTCAATGCTAATATTTTCAGACGAAATAATTTTTTCAAGAGTATGCGAAATGTATTCCGGAGTATGCTTTGGAATAGTTACAATATGTAATCTCGATTGTATACTTTCAATAACTTTTTGAATATTTGTACACACAGTAATGAAGTGGATATTTTTAGAATACTTATCAATGTAATTTCGAAATACCTGTTGGCTTTGTTCGTTAATGGAATCAATATCATCAATCAACACTAATTTTTTTTTGCCATATATGGCACTTCTAGATTGACAAAAAGTTTTCATTTCATTACGAAAATAGTGAATGCCCTGTTCTTTTAGATTATTGATAAATAATGTGTTGTTTTCAGGAATACTTTGTTTTTCACTTAATCCATAATATTCTCTAGCAAGACAGTTCAAAAGCGTCGTTTTACCAGAGCTAATCCCCCCTATAAATAACACATTCAGGTTATCAAACTCAATAAGACTGTTTATGGTGTTTAAAAATGATGATTCGTTAGTGAAATTCTTTATAAAATACGGTTTATATTTAGTAATCAGCGTATCATATACTTTCATTGTATTATGCAATACAAATATATCTATATAACATTTATGAAAAATATTATATAAACCATTTAGTATAGTATATTCATATGTCTAAAGAGACCCATTATGATGTACTTGGCATAAAGCCGACTTCTACAGATAGTGAAATTAAAAAGGCTTATCGCAGTATGTCATTGAAATACCATCCAGATAGGAATCCAACGGACGAAGCAAAAACAAAAATGCAGGACATTACCGGTGCATATGAAATATTGGGTGACCAGGAATCAAAAAAAAAGTATGATATGCAGTTGAAATTTGGAGGAACGAATGCGCCAAATATGAACGAGTTTGACGATATCAATAATATATTCAACATGATGTTTCAGGGCTTTCCTGGCATGGCACAACAAATGCAAGGTAATCCAAACATCCGCGTTTTTCATAACGGAATGCAGAACGGCCAATTTAATGTTAGAACAAATTTCCAGCATATTCGCTCGCCCGACCCAATAAATAAGCGCACATCTATTACTCTTGAGCAGGCATACAGTGGATGTATTGTAGAAATTGAGATAGAACGTATATTGGAAACAAATCAGGAAATAAAAAAAGAGATTGAGACCATGTACATAAATATACCATCTGGGATATTGCACAACGAAACGGTTACGTTGCACGAGAAAGGAAATACAATAGATAGTAAACATGGGCATATAAATATAACCGTCTCAGTAGAAACCCACCCCGAATTTATAAGACAAGGGCAAGATATAATCATGAAAAAGACAATATCTTTGAAAGAATCTCTATGTGGATTTTTGGTAGAATTCACATATTTGAATGGCAAAAAACTAGCGTTGAATAATAATGAAAACCATACAGTTATAAAACCTGGTTATAAAAAAGTTATTCCTGGAATGGGTATAACCAGGGAAGGCAGGACCGGAAATTTTATCATACATTTTGATGTCGAATTTCCAAATGTACTCTCAGAAGACATTCGCACTCAACTAATGGGTATTTTATAATCATGTTATGAATAATATAATATGATTTGCAGTTTAATTATTGATGCGTTTCGTTGGAATTTCAACATCTACGATATAAATCGAGTTCTCTGTCATAATAATATACTCTGTACCTACTTTGTAAATTTTTGAAATAGGACTGGTATACTCTTCTTCGCTTTTGACCAATAGTTTCTCTTCGTCTTCTTTAACCCCGATAAGAACTACCTTCTCTAGGGACGTAGTCCAATAGTCCATCATCACTGGTTTGTCTTCCACGATAGATAGTTTACATGCATGCTGTAGTGTTTTTACATCGGGTAATCTATAACCAGATGATGTAGTAGAATTATTCTCGACTTTTTCCATATATATCTAAAAACACGATTATGACTTTAAATACATTATCTATTAAAGTATATTTATCTATTTTTTTTCTACAAAAAAAGATTAGTAAAATAAACATACCAATCGTGAGTTATGTACGAGTGGGTAGGGTTTCAGCGATAGTGATAATTTTCTTTCGAAGTTTTACTTTTTTTTCTTTTGCAGGGCCAGTATCACCTGGTACAGAAATATTAATAAATTCATCATGTAACAACTGCTTTATATAGTCGTAAACGAATCTTAAAATTTTTTCAGTACAATTCCCTACAATAAGACAGCTTCCTGTTCGAAATACCATGAACGATATTTCCGTGTATTTTTTATTATCATCCAATTCATATTGTTTCATCGCACGGTCGTCTTCGTCAATGAGCCCTTTCTGTATCTTGCTATCGAACGGTTTATGGTTGTTGAAATAAAATTTACATTTTACACCTGGATAACTACAAGGGTCGTATGCGGTTTCAATCCTATATTTATCACCTTTGATAATTGTGTACAACTTATCCCGGTTTATAAAATATCCACAATTGAAGTTTGAGTTGATTAATACGTTTTCTTCTGTATTTTTTTCAATATAATACAATTCCTCGTCCGTATGTGGACGAATAAATTCAAGTACCAATGCCTTGACATCATTCAATAAATGGTCATTCAATACTCCCGGTATTTCTAATTTACCGGTATTAAATACCTTGACATGAATTTCTTTGTATTGACCCTCGTATAAAAATCGAATGATAAGTGCAAAACAATTGTAAAATGCATTTTTTACCTTCCCTCTGCAATTCATAATATCTTTTTTCGATAGCCCGATTGTGATTTTTCTTTCATCTTTAAATTTGATTCTACGTGCACTAGGGTTTCGTATTTGTTTAATAATGTGTTCATTGTAGTATTTAAGCTCTTTCAACTGTTCGGAATATTCTTCAAATTCTTCGGGTGTTTTTGATATGATTTTCATTTGTTTTTTCACTATCCCATTAGTAGGAATAGTATAATCTAATATCGGCAACTTCCAAAATACTGTATATATATCTATAGCCCTGTTCAGAAACAATACTTTGGTTGTTGTAGATATATACAATTCTTCACATATTGGTACGACATCCGGATTTATAGAACTATCCTCCTTGTTTATTTTAAATGTGATATCATCGCTACTACCATTCAGGAATAGATTCCACTCGTCATCTATACTTGTCATTTTTAAAATAATATAGATAGCTTTATGTTGTTCTACGAATCAATTTTTGTACTATACAATTGCTGCAGTTTGAGTATTAGATATTTCATTGCATTTTGAATATTCAATTCGTTGATATGCAATACATTACCAACTACTGTTAAAAATTCGCTGGAAACCATTTTCGGATAAGTTCTTATAACATAATTCAGATATTTCTTTAATATGCTCTTTTTATCCGTATTGTGCTGTATACTTATATCATGAATATATGTAATTATCGTTTTCTTATCTATATTTTCCAACAAATATGTGTGTATTCTTTCTAATATTCCATTCGATAAAACATAATCGTAGTTTGCAGTACTATCTTTGTTCAATTGTATGTAATTTATCATACTCCGAATATCTGAATTGTATACTTCTAATAATTGGTTTATCTGAGCATCATTCACATTTATTTGTTCATTTTTACATATGTTTCTTATAAAATCCCCTGTATCTTTTCTGGGCAATTGGTTGAACCGAATGCATATAAATTCGTTTTTTAAAGATTCATCTATTTTGCTAATATAATTGCAAATTAAACAAAACCTAACATTATAATTACACGATTGCAATAAATATTTCAGCGCCTGTTGAGCATTCTTTGTCATGTAATCTACCTCGTCGAGTATAACAAATTTTATACAGTTTTCGAAAAAGTTATTCGTCTTTACAAATTGTAAAATTTGGTTTCGAATAATATCAATGCCTCGTTCATCTGATGCATTCAGATGAATTACGGAACCTTTGCTATTCTTTGTATACCGCTTGTTATATTCGTTTATTATGTTTATAATTGACGTTGTTTTTCCTGTACCAGGTGGCCCATAAAATAATAAATTTGGGAAATATTTATTCTTCAAAATATTTTCAAATACTTGCCTGTTCATTTTATCTAATACGATATTATCGAATGTTGTTGGTCGATACTTTTCTACCCATGGTATATTATCAATAGATTGCATTGAATTATTAATATCATTTTATTTATGTGCTTATACTACAATATAATTTTCTACAAAAATTGAATAAACACTTGCCCTTTTATTTATCTAATGACTTCACATTCATCTACTGACATGTCTACTGGGTTTCTTGAAATAATTTTGGGACCAATGTTTTCAGGGAAGACTACCCGTCTTATTGAAATATATAATAAATATAATCGCTCGTCGAAAAAAATTAGTGTCATTAATTATTCTATGGATACTAGATATCATGATAAAATGTTATCCACTCACAATCAGGTAATGATTCCATGTATATTTTCTAGCACCATTCACAGTTTGTTAGATAGTCCTGTTATCAAAGATGCTGATATCATATTGATTAACGAGGGTCAATTCTTCGAAGATGTGTACGAGTCTGTAGTAGAACTTGTTGAGAAGATGAAAAAAAAAGTATATGTATGTGGGTTGGATAGTGATTTCAAAAGAAATAAATTTGGAAATTTATTGAATCTCATTCCTTTGTGTGACAATGTTGTCAAATTGCATTCTAACTGCAATCAATGCGATAATGAAGCTATCTTTTCATATCGTATCACAAATGAAACTAGTCAGGTAGCAATTGGGTCAACCAATTATATTCCTTTATGTCGTTGTTGTTATAATAAAATGGGCGAGGAAAGTTAATTGCATAAAAACATTTGTGAAACAATATAAATATTATATGCATTTTTTTACAATAACCATGGATACTATAGTAGATACCACAGAACCCATCAAGAAAAAGAGAGGACGTAAGAAGAAATCTGAAATTGAAAATCAAACTGTACCTGATGTTCCAGAAGAACCACCTATTCCTAAAAAGAGGGGGCGCAAACCAAAAGGGGGGAAACTTATTGTTAAACCCATAGAAAATATGGATGATATCCATCAAACTACAAATGTTATTTTGCATCTGAAATGCTGTCTTGACGATATTAAAGAGTATAGTGATGCTAATAATAATTTGAACGACCCCTTAGCATACAAACCGGTTGTGCCTCCAAATATAATGGCCTACGACAATGACACTTTATTCAAATCTTATAATTTAATCGACGATAAAAACAATGCAAATGTTCCTGCATATGATAATGAAAAAAATGTTACACACATTGATATCTGCAGCAAATGTCAGTCCAATGTGCATGATGTAAACTTAGAAGAGGAAGATTTACATTTGAGTCTGAAAGATATTAATTTCAAATTGAAAGAACTAAAATTACAATTATACAAAGATTCTAATCCTGATAAAAAATCCGCCTGTTTCTGGTGTACTTATGAATTTGATAATCCATCATGTTATATTCCAAAATATGAAATAGATGGTAACACAACTGGCTATGGTTCCTTTTGTAGACCAGAATGTTCCGTTGCGTATTTATTGAAAGAAAATATTGACGACTCTGCCAAATTTGAAAGATATCAACTTCTAAATCGTATCTATGGTAAGGTTTATAATTATAAAAAGAATATTCGCCCTGCACCAGACCCTCATTATCTGTTAGATAAATTTTATGGCAATCTTAGTATACAAGAATATCGCAAATTGATGAAATCTGAACATATGCTTCTAATCATCGATAAACCACTTACTCGAATACTACCAGAACTTCACGAGGATACCGAAGATAGCAACGACCGATATAATAAACCGGGTAATGCTAGCAAAACGTCTGGGTACAAAGTGAAAAGACAGAGTGAAAAACTAAAGGGTCCTTCTAAAAATGAGATTATGCGCGAAAACTTTGGTTTTTAATACATTGAACTTGCGTAAAACTATATAAATATAGTTTATTAAACCCTATATTTATATCATGCAATGTATTTCATGTTTTTTGATGGGAGGTTTGGGAAACCAATTGTTTCAAATATTTGCGACGATTGCTTATGCAAAAAAACATAACTGCACGTTTGTGTTTAAGTATTCGAAAGAATTACTTACGGGAGCATTACGATATACTTTTTGGGATACCTTTCTCAAAGACCTCATTGGATATACTACGTATGGTTCTAATAACAGCCTTCTCGTTCCATATATCGATAACTTTCCTAGATATAATGAACCAGGGTTTCAATACACTCCTTTTCCTTATGTTGATAACGTCAAATATCTATCATTGTTTGGCTATTTCCAGAGTTATAAATACTTCCAGGATTATTGGGGTGATATCAAAACTATGATAAATTTAACCTCGCAACAAACTAGCATTTATAATGATAATAAACAATTGATGGAAAACAAATACAATATAAGTATGCATTTTAGGTTAGGTGACTATAAAAATAAACAGCATATTCATCCGGTAATGAAGGAAAACTATTATATAAATGCTTTGAGTATGATACTAAAAAAAATATCTCATCGAGACGATATACAGGTATTGTATTTTTGTGAAAAGGAAGATATACCTATTGTAAACCTGATGATTCAAACTATCAACGCTACCCACAAAACCATTGCCTTTGTAAGGGTGGATAATGAAATTTGCGACTGGCAACAAATGCTACTTATGTCGTGCTGTGATTCAAATATTATTGCTAATAGCACGTTTAGTTGGTGGGGAGCTTATATGAACGAAAACGCTGATAAATGTGTTTGTTACCCATCTCTATGGTTTGGGAAAAGTCATGGTGTTAAAAGTCTACATGATTTATTCCCCCCTTCATGGCATAAGATAGTTTGTTAAATAGAATAAAGAATCATACTTTATTCTATTATAAAATTGACAATATTATTGCCAATACAATAGAGGTACATAGAATGATGAAGTCGCATAATTATAAGGAAAACTACAAAGCTCTTTTCGAGCTGCCTATTGTGAAGAAGTTGATACGCAAAAATGAAAAACTACAAAAGGAAAATTACTCGTTGAAAAATCTAATTTATTCATTGCCTGAGTTTCGCAGGGATGACTGTAAATGTTGTACAAATAAACAACCCGACCGACCGGTACATGTAAAAAAGGAGCCTCTTGATATTATTGATTTGACCAAAGATACTGACATTGACAATGAAAATATTACGTATAGTTTTGATAAGAAAGATGAACGAGTTCGTGAAGATAGAATATATACAGACGAATATGAAACAGCTTTTATCAACAGACCTACTATTCAGTATCAGGAAAGGGATGAGGATGAGGATGAGGATGAGGATGAGGAAGTTGACGTATATTATCAGAAATATAAATGTAATAAATGTGGGTTTATTACAACAAACGATTATCCTGATTGCACAAAATGTAAAAAAAAATATTGCATGTTAGCTATTACAGATGATACTGAAGAAGAGGAATCAGTAGAAGCCGAGGAGGAGGAAGATAGATACGTTACATGTGATTCATGTGCCATTTCTGTAGATTGTCATAAAAATTCTATCCATATCGTGTATAAAAGCGAATCTAGTAATATGACAGACGAGAAAACACTATGTACACTGTGTTTCCAGGAACAAGAAGATAGTCTTATTGAACTGGGATACAAATGTGATGACTGGAGCATTGAGGAGGAGGAGGAAGAGGAGGAAGAATCAGTAGAAGCTGAGGAGGAGGAGGAAGCTGAGGAGGAGGAAGAGGATGAGGAGGAGGAAGAGGATGAGGAGGAGGAGGAAGAGGAGGAGGAATCAGTAGAAGCTGAGGAGGAGGAGGAGGAGGAAGCCGAGGAGGAGGAATCAGTAGAAGCTGAGGAGGAGGAGGAGGAAGCCGAGGAGGAAGCCGAGGAGGAAGAGGAGGAGGAAGCTGAAGAGGAGGAAGAGGAGGAAGAGGAGGAAGAGGAGGAGGAAGAGGAGGAGGAAGAGGAAGAGGAGGAGGAAGAGGAGGAGGAAGAGGAAGAGGAGGAGGAAGAGGAAGAGGAGGAGGAAGAGGAGGAGGAAGAAGTATTTGAGATAGAAGTTGATGGTAAGACATATTATACGACAAATGAACAACATGGTATTATCTACTCTATTGAAGATGACGAAGATGTAGGACCTGTCGTTGGTAAATTTGTAAATGGTACAGCGAAATTCACTTAAATATAGTTATTCTTATTTAATTTCATAATAAATATTACAAAATTAAATAATTATTTTTTCATTGTTTTACGATGGTCTTTATTGATTCGATGTTTACGTGTATATTTTGTCCTTTTTCCACCCTGTATTACTAATTTACCATATTTATTTTCAGGGAGTTCATAATCAGTAGATTTTTGCAACTTTTCCAGCGTATTGTATACTACAAATATTACTACAAATTCATAGAGTTTCAGTACCTCCTTTTGGTAATTGTACAAAAAACGATACTTGTCATATGTCTTGTTACCCTCTCTTTTCATACTTTTCAAATCAATTTCATTATTAGAAACAATGTTTTTTATTGTCAAAATAAAAGAATCTATCTCTTTCAATAATTCAATCAATTCTTTGTAATATTGATTAGGTGATTTCAGCTGTTTTGTCCAACCTAATAATATTTTCCCTAGTTTACCGTTTATTTGTTTATTGTTAACGAATACCGGTAAAAATTTGTGTTTTAGTATATCTTTAATAAGGTCCCTTTCGTCGTGTCTAGTTTTCAATGAATTATACTCCTTATTGCTTACAAAGTTTACTTTTTCATTGATACCGGTAAGTAATGATTTTATACGTTCGCCTGTTTTTTTTGTTCCAGGCTTATTGCTCCATTTCTCATCTAATTTTGATAGAAAAATATTGTTTATTTTGCTGATATCTTCTTCGGTAAATTTTTTGATATCTATTTTTTCTGATGATATATTTCTATTTTTTGTTACCCCCGACTTAGATGAGGTATCAAATATGTTTGATGCATTTTTTTCAGGATATGAGGAGGTTTCTTTTACAAAATATGATTTCGGTGATATACCCAATATCATTTGTTGTAATTTGTTACCTAACACTTCTCCATAGTAATAACACTTGATGTCTTTCACAGTAGAGTCATCTATTTTTTGGTCGTGTGTTTCAATACGAACATATATTTCCTTTGTAGGATTCGATATGTCTTTTGTATCAATTGTACATAAACCGGTCTGTGTAGTCAATATGCTATCAAATTCATTGATTTCTTCTTCGGTAAACTCTTTTCCCGGCTCAATAAACGTTCCTAAAAAATAACGATTGTATAAATATTTGATGAGTTTGTGGTACTTCTCAACATAATTTACATTTTTTATCAACTTACTGTGATTGTTGATATAATCCTGGAACTTTTGGTGATTTATACTGCGATTTGGTTCTTTGTATGACAATAATTCTGAATTTTCATAATTGATATATTGTAATTCGTCCTGCTTACCAGGTGGGAACTTTGATTTAGGTTCTTTGATATATATTTCATTGCCAGTTTGTTCTGCCCAGTTTTGAAAATTTATCGTATTCTTAATCAACTGATAATACAAAGGATGATTGATAATATCATTGTATAAAACTACCTTATCGACGGTGTATTCCTTTCCACCTAGATTGATATGCGAGAACATAGGGATTTTGGTTTTATCGAAAGTTAAAGGATTGGTAGAGGATATATTTGTAACATAATCAAGCGAGGTGTGTAGATTATCAACAATTGGAAACTTCGTTGGTAGCAATATTTCAAGCATTGTCAATATATTTTTTTCAATCAAAGCGTTTTTTTCATTCTCATCTTCGAAATTTTTTATTTGAATGCCTCGGGTCATTACACGATTGAATTCGGATTCATTGAAAAATATATTGATTCTGTCTTTGTAGTTTCTTATTTGTTTCAATTCGGATAAAGGGAATTCATATTTATATGTAAAATACGGGTATTTGTTAAGAGACACTTTTAATGATTGTTCTTTGATATCTTCTGGAGAAACATATAATATATCATTTGTAAGCGGTAGAATCTCATTATTGATATTCGTTTCAATCATTATCTTCAAAGCATAGGTATCTAAACTATCGTTTGTAAGGATAGATTTTTCTTTCAACTGTTCCTGTCTCTCTTCTTCTTCTGCCCCTTTGCTTATATTTTTCGCTCCGGAACGAGTTCTCATATGTGTATGAATAAATTCAGCCATTTTTACTAGTTATACTATACACATAATTTAATTGTTCGTATTATGATAAATAGAAATATACACCTACATTTCTATTTATTTCAATTTATTTCATTTGATAACTTTCGACCGACGTTCCTTTCTTTTGTTGTTTAGCACGTTCAATTATTTTCTCTGCTTTTTTAACATCTTCTTCGGAAACCGCCGCGTTCTCTCCGTCATTTTCTAGCAAGGTTTGGTGATAATCTTTGAATTCTTCCGGTAGTATGCAAAACATACTATCATCATCCAATAAATAATCCATAATTATCACGTAAATCAGCATAATAGTTCCTGCTATATATATGTCTCTCGTTCCCATCCATGCGATTGTAAAAACTAAAGCATATTTGCTAAATGTATATTTTAAATATGACTCAACACTTTTACTTAATTTGATGTTTACAAATCTGGACACTATATTCAATGTGATTATCATGATACCTGCGAATATTTTACTATCATTAATACGTTTAATATGTAAATGTAGATATTCTAGTATTTCTGTCATAGTATTTTTTTTCATGTTCACTATAATTTAGTATCACATAATTTTTTCATCTTTCGATGATTTAGGAATTAGCTGCGATTCTGTTTTCATGCGATTTTCTATGATTGAAAAATCACATGACGCAGTGCACGGATTGCAAGTTTCTTTTTTGTAGTTCACTTCGGGAAATACATGTTCTATCATATCTCCTCGCACATTCATGTCTTTGTATTTCAATATATTGCCATCACAATACTGTTTTCTAAATTCAACTGGATATCCGTCTTTCTTTTGTGTAGTTTCGAAGCTGGTCGCTACCCTGTTTTCTGGTTGGTACGTTTTTTCAATGTTTGACATAGTTTCCTCTGTTGTCAACTCTTTGTTTTTAGTAGGGTTTATTGGTTGCATACCTTCGATACCATGTTCAGTGTCTTTTTTTTCGTCTTCTCCGTCTTCTTCGTTTTCCACCTTTTCTGGGTTGAATATCGTGTTCATTAAGCTGTCCATATTTAGCATGTTTTCTACAACTTCATTCTGATAATACCAAATAATAACAGAACATATCAGTAAACCGATGGTTCTATCTAAAACTGTATAATATATTATTATGAATACAGCTAATAACTTTCCTAAAACACTATGCGAGAACAATGCGAACTCATTAGAATAAGACAAGGACAAATAAATTACAATTATTGGGATGAATTGACTTAAAATATTTTTCATTTATGTAATATCATACTATTATTTTTTTGCACGTTTTTTGAGATTATATCACTTGAAATAAAATATACTTATTTTTTAAGTGATAAATAAATATTATGTCTTCTTTAGTAACATCTGCGTCGGCTTGGAATAATAGCGACACGCCTAAAAAACGTGCTCCTGCTATGAGAAAAACCATCAAAAAGAAACTGTCACACGATGATGATAATGATAATGATGACAAAAATACTTATTATGGGTCTAGTAAGCTGGTACCTACCAGTATGGAAGATATGCAGAATATTTCTAACGAGAGGAGCGAACGCGTGAATGACCTGCTCAACCAGATGTCGACTGTAGGTGCTGATGATGAAACCGAAATGGGTAACTTTCAACCGATAGAACCACCTACTATCCAATCGAAACGAGATATGCAAAGTGTTGAATATTCAAAGGACTACAATCCTGCTATATCTACTTATTTAGAAGCATCTACCGCCCATAAATATAAGAAACAGAACAACGACTCTCACTATGGGGCAAACGATAATGGAAACGAAAAATTAAGCAACTATACTAAAAGTTACGAGCAATCTGGCAATAAACCGTATTATGCGAATATGGGCATTACTACAAACAATAGTCAACACTCAACTGGTAACAATGACAAACTTACGGAACGTATCAACTATATGATTCATTTATTGGAAGCCCAGCAACATGAAAAAACTGACAACATTACAGAAGAATTTATTTTATATACTTTTTTAGGTGTTTTTGTCATCTTTGTGGTTGATTCTTTTGCCCGTACGGGTACATACAAACGTTGATTTTGTATAAAATTGATAATTATATAACTACTTTATAGTAATTATATAACGCAAATAATATAATATTGACAATGGAGGTGACCACTCTTTTTAATAACCTTCCAAAAGAGATACAACTGCTGATATATGAATATAATCCAGAACATCGAGTACTATTGAATGACGTATTATGTGAATTGAACTATGTTGTAAATTGCACATATTGTGATAATGATATGTGCGAAAAAGAAATCTATGTTAACGATGAAGGCATTATTCATAAAGATATATTTGGATGTACATATTACTTTTGTTCTGGGTACTGTGATTCTTATGGCTCCTGGTCAATAGGTTATGATTATCGAAAATATAATAGGGGAAACCATAGTTAAAATTTGTATCAAATTATTGCTTGAGAATCTGTATTTTTTCCTTGATTTTCTTAATTCGCTCATCCATTGATATGCATGTTTTCACCAAATATGGTATCATATCGGTTGTTGCCACGCCTTTGTATGTGCTTCCGTCGGTGCCGTCGTTTTTGTTCACCAAATTCGGGAACAGGGCTTCTACTTCCTGGGCAATGAACCCTACATGCTTCTTCGGGTCGGCTTCTTCCTGGGTCTTCCATTTGTATGTACAGGGCTTCAATTGCATCAGTTTTTCAGTGGCATCCTCGAGTGGCTCAATGGCGGTTTTCAGACGAGCATCCGAAGTGGAGGTAAAACTGGTGCTGCCGGAGGCCATGTAGACACCAGCATTGTCTTTGTCCACGATATTGAATACATGGGAGGCACTTTTGCCGACGCTGAAGAAATTGGTAGCGGCTTTGTCGGTATAGACCGTATAAGAACCGTAGCTGTTGCTGGAAGAATCTACTACAGTAATGTTACCAGGAACAATCATGGTATTGTTTAAGTCTGTATCCGCGGAAAAAGTACCGGAAGAGTCGACATCACTATGGATTGATTGGTAAATGGGGGTGGTCGTGGTAGTATGCCCGAGTTCATAGACGCGCACGTGACCTGCATTTGAAGTAGTAGTGCCGTCATTATAGAAAGCTCCAATAGCGACAATGGTGCCGTCACCATTTATCGATACAGACCATCCTGAATAGTTAGTTGTAGCTTCGCCATCAATATCATAGGCAAGTTGATTCCAAATATCATTACCAGAATCATATTGATAAATACGTGTGTGACCTGCATTTCCAGTTGTATCAGTGCCGTCATTATTGGGAGCTCCAATAGCGACAATGGTGCCGCTGTCATTTATCGATACAGAATTTCCTAACCGGTCACCAGCAGCTTCGCCATCAATATCTTGACCTAGTTGATTCCAAACGGTACCGTCATATTGATAGATGCGGACCTGACCATAATCTCCAGAAGTTGCAGTGCCGTCATTATAGTAAGCCCCAATAGCGACAATGGTGCCGTCACCATTTATCGATACCGATTGTCCCGAATAGTCTAATGTAGCTTCGCCATCAATATCTTGGCCGAGTTGATTCCAAATGGTACCGTCATATTGATAAATACGTGTGTGACCTGAAATATTACCATTGCCGTCATTTAAGTAAGCCCCAATAGCGACCCGACTGCCGTCACCATTTATCGATACTATTCCTGACCTGTCATTTTCAGCTTCGCCATCAATGTCTTGGCCGAGCTGATTCCAAATATCATTACCAGAATCATATTCGTAGATGCGGACGTGACCTGCATTTGAACCATTGCCGTCATTATAGGGAACCCCAATAGCGACAATAGTACCGTCATCATTTATCGATACGGCATATCCTGACATGTCACTTGCAGCTTCGCCATCAATATCCTGCCCTAATTGATTCCAAATATCATTACCAGAATCATATTGATAGATACGCACGTGACCATAATTTCCACTAGTTGTAGTGCCGTCATTATAGTAAGCCCCAATAGCGACAATGGTGCCGTCACTATTTATCGATACAGAAAATCCTGATTGGTCACTGGAAGCTTCGCCATCAATATCTTGGCCTAATTGATTCCAAATATCATTACCAGAATCATATTGATAGATGCGGACGTGACCTGCATCAGCACCATTGCCGTCATTTCTGGGAGCCCCAATCGCGACAATGGTGCCGTCACTATTTATCGATACTGATTTTCCTGATTCGTCATCAGCAGCTTCGCCATCAATATCATTGCCTAATTGCGTAATAGATGGATTTTCTGCAATAACTTTTGTAGTCAAATATCCACTAATACCGTCATAATCCACATCGCTCACATTCACGAACAACCGGTCATTCATCGAAATATCCGAGGAAAAGGCGATATTGCTAGCGGCTATCGTGGCGCTGCCAAAGGACAATGCTCCATCGATAGTCACATCGCCGGAAACATAGAGATTGCCGTTCATGCTGGCATCACCGTGGGTAAAGAGCGCGCCGCTAATGTCGACAATGCCACTGATATCGGCGGCGTAGCCGATACGCTGGGTTTCGGTGCCGATTTGAAGAGGGAGTTGCTTGAGTACTTGGACGTAGTTTTTGGTATGTTCGAGTTCATAAACACGGACGTGACCGGCATTAGAAGTAGTAGTGCCTTCATTATAGTAAGCCCCAATAGCGACCCGACTGCCGTCATCACTTATCGATACTGCCCATCCTGAATTGTCACTTGCAGCTTCGCCATCAATATCTTGCCCTAATTGATTCCAAACCGTACCGTCATATTGATAAATACGTGTGTGACCTTCATTATATGTATCAGTGCCGTCATTATATTTCGCCCCAATAGCGACAATGGTGCCGTCACTATTTATCGATACTGAACTTCCTGAATAGTCACCTTTAGCTTCGCCATCAATGTCTTGGCCGAGCTGATTCCAAATATCATTACCAGAATCATATTCGTAGATGCGGACGTGACCGGCATAATAAGTAGTAGTGCCGTCATTCTGTTCAGCCCCAATAGCGACACGACTGCCGTCACTACTGATTGATACAGACCTTCCGGAATAGTCACTTGCAGCTTCGCCATCAATATCTTGCCCTAATTGATTCCAAACCGTACCGTCATATTGATAAATGCGGACGTGACCTTCATTACCTGCACCAGTGCCGTCATTATAGGGAGCCCCAATAGCGACAATGGTGCCGTCACTATTCATCGATACAGAATATCCGGATTGGTCATTTTTAGCTTCGCCATCAATATCTTGGCCTATTTGATTCCAAATATCATTACCAGAATCATATTGATAAATACGTGTGTGACCCATGCTTGAATCACCAGTGCCGTCATTACTGGAAGCCCCAATAGCGACAATGGTGCCGCTGTCATTTATCGATACAGAATTTCCGGAATAGTCAGTTGAAGCTTCGCCATCAATGTCTTGCCCTATCTGATTCCAAACAGTATCATCATACTGATAAATACGAACGTGACCTGCATTTGAACCATTGCCGTCATTATATAGAGCCCCAATAGCGACAATGGTGCCGTCACTATTTATCGATACTGAATATCCGGATTCGTCACCTGAAGCTTCGCTATCAATGTCTTGGCCAAGTTGATTCCAAATATCATTAATAGAATCATACTGATAAATACGTGTGTGACCATAATTTCCAGTTGTAGCAGTGCCGTCATTATAGCGAGCCCCAATAGCGACAATGGTGCCGTCACCATTTATCGATACTGAATGTCCGGACCAGTCACCTGCAGCTTCGCCATCAATATCCTGACCGAGTTGATAACTAGGACCGCCTGTAAAAGTAATAGATTCTACTACATCAGTATCGCCTAATTTTTTTCCTCCTAAATAAACTCCGCCATTGAAACTCGCATCGCCGCCGACCAATAAATGGTTATCAGCGTTGCGTAATTGCAGTGACCCACCGCTAATATCAACGAACCCTTTAACGTACATGGATTCGAAACAGTTCGCATTGTTGGATAAATCTAACCAATTTGCCATGTTTGTATATATATATATAGTATATACAAAATGCAGGAAAATAAAAAATAACACGATTGATTCAATTCAATATAAATACTCGGTTCAGTGGCATAGGGCTATATGGGTGGACAAAATTATAATTATAATAAGCAGTTTTATTTGTAAAGATTGGAGAATATTTTTTACTCCATTCCTTCAATATGATAGAATTATGTCCTATGTTCTCAAATAACATCATCGTTTTCGTTTTATCTTTTTTCAAAATATCTTGTAAAGAGTGTACATAGCCCGTATAAAAAATCATAGGTGATAAACAGTTCATTACACTCGCCGAAAATTGCAGTGTATTCATATCCATGTCTTCATAGTACATGTTGGCATCTTTGAAAAAATAGAATCCATATATATTTGTTTTCGATTTCAAACAATAAATATACAATAACTTTTGTGATATCAATTGTTGAATGTTTCCTATATCGGGAAAAACGAGAACATCATACAGTTTGGTTTTTGAACAATAATCATTATTTGAATAAAAAAAGTCGATATAGTTATCCAGATTTTCACCAGTAAGTTGTATGGTATAGTAATGGGGGGGTAACTTAGGTATCGAGTTGTCGCGTAGTTTGTAGGTATATGTATCATATTTTACAAACGGTACTATTCCATCAAATAATTCTATTTCTTTTTTTATCAGGCTGCATGAAATACCTGGGTTCTCGATTCTACAATTATATTCGTGGCTCTGTAATAATTTTCGATAGGTTGCTGTTTGATTTTTACTTCTGTCTACACATAAATAGTCTATGAAATAGATAGGCATCTCTGTATAATTAGTTTTATGTTGACTAGAATAATTGACATACCAAAAATTAAGCTTTCTAGAAGTTATACATCCAACGGGAGAATAATTCGTAACTATGCGAGAACCAGATAAGTCACATAACTGTTCATAATATCTATCATAATAAATAGAAACATAACTTAGCTCTGACTGTCCAGTTAAATATGCATTTACATCTTCTTTCTTGATAGTATGTAAAATTCTATCTGTACTTATGTAAAAACACTGAATCGCATTCAGTAAATGCTCCTTTGAATCATTCCTGATATTTATATATTCTTTTGTTTTTACGAATACTGGTTCATAGAATTTGGTTTTTCTTGGTTTGTTCGAGTTTACAATAAAAGGCTCTCTGCATAGTTTTCGCAGTATATCATACGAATGATATACTGGTTGGTTATTCCAAAAAGGATACCTGAGCTTGATATATGCAAAAAAAAATAATATGAGTAAAGTGAATACACTCAACATGTAATGCAACATGACTCACGCTATAACAATTGGAAACATTTATTGTTGCTAAATTCTTCCGCATGAAAATAATATTAAGTATGCAGCCAAAAATTTTCACTATGCTATAAAAATATGTTTACAACGGTCGTTCGAAATAATATAAATATTGATAAGCGTCTCCATTCATGACGTGCATGTCTGTTTTTGCGTGATATAAAAAACCGGATACCTTCGCATACTCCAGAATCGTTTCTATATCTTCCATATGATAAGTAATTTCGTTTTGACGTATGTGTTTTGTTTCTAAATCCGTCATTGTTTCAGTAAAGGTAACGTCAGGTGTCTCGGATGATATGTCATAGTTACCAATATATTCAAAATCATCAAAAATAGCATTTATCCTGACTTTACTACGCGTGGACTCCTTGCGTCGAGACGAGACAGCCATTTTATGTGGTATAATTCGTTCAAAATTATCTTTATCCACTAAATGTAGTATTAAATATCCACCTGGTTGCATCCAATGGTAACAATTTCTGAAAAACTGTTTTTTGTCTCTAAAATTGTATACGGTAAAATACGTACACAAAACATGTGTAAATGTTCCCTTCTCAAAGCTCATTGGTTCTAAAATGTCACCATTGAGTACCTCAATGTCGGGATACATAGACTGTGCATATTCAACCATAGCTTTTGATTTATCAATACCGTAAGCAGTATATCCTGCTTCAGCTAACTCATTCACCACATAACCCGTTCCACTACCCACATCTAAAAACACACTCTGGTTGGTCGAAGGACTTGTTGTGTTGATAATATGAATCAATTCGCTGTCTGCCCTTCGAGAAACATCATGCAACGAATCGTACAGCTCTGCATAAAACATGTCCATCGTATCCTCGTTACGTTTCATTACAAAGGGTTCCTTTTGTTGGAACCCTTCGCTGTTTGTTTTTGGTTGTAAGGAACGATAAATAAGCAGCAGCAATAAAATGATTGCCAATATCAGTGTCCATTTCAAACTTATCAAATTCGGGTTGGTAGTAGTTAATATATGATATATGGAATAAATCATAAGAATGTATAATATATAGTGATTCTATATATTATAAGTAGCAAAACAATTACATTGTATCCCTTAATTGTGTTCGGGTATGATTAAAAAATCTATCATTTCCTATTTGCGTATTTTGCAAATTAGGATGAACAGCTTTACTGAAAGATTCTTGCGTAAACAAATCAGGATGAGGTTGCTCCGTAGGTTGAGAAACAACATGTACTTTGTATAATTCACTTTCGCTGGTCGGTACATATACACCCTGAGGCGCTCCATGTTGTAATGCAAAATTCTGGTTTCGTAAATTTGTTTCTAAATCAACATTGCTAAAATATCCAGAAACAGGAGCTCTGTCATTTCCTGGATTGAAATTGCTATTTAATCTGTAATTGGGATAGATTTTGGGTTGTTCCCTTATATCGGGTTGTCTGTCCATTATTGGAAAATGGGCATACTTTGTAGACACCGGACGGATATTGAAGTTTGGTTCCAATGCGCTATCGGAAATATTTCGTGCGTTCATTCGATTGTTCAACTCGTCTACTCTATCATATTGACCATAAGAAACTCCTTCAGGTACACCATGTATTTTATCGTTTTTGTATAAATCCATTATAACTAAAATATATAGTATATTCATAAAATATTTGTCTTACATGCACTATTTATGGCAACTATTGTTTCATAAAACGGTCGTTGTAATTAACAAATTTCTTTTCTATATCTGAATATCCCACCATTTGACCAGCATAAATATGTTTGTAATAATAAAACCCATAATGCTTTTGTAAACGTTTCCAGTATTGGTCTATTGAAAATATATTTGGGTTTCCACCCGACATCAATCCGCCAATAGCTTCTTCTAGATTGCTAATCAACCTCGATATGAAATGTTTCTTTATAACATAACCTGTAGTAGTTTGATTATTTTCTATTCTAATAAAGTTATTATCAAGTGATTGATTTGCGTTTGCATCACCACGTGGAGTCAACGTAATTATATCCCAATTTCCATACACATCAAAAGACTCAATCATATTGTCCAAATTGGTTTCATTTGTGATTATCAGGTCATCTTCGCATATCATAAAAACATCGTCTTCCATTTGTAAACATTTTTTTAATACTGCTATATGCGAAAGTCCGCATCCAACTGCTCCATTCACATGTTCACATGCAGCAAACCGTTCTAATCCTGCAAAAAAAGGATGTTTGGTTTGTAGTTGTTCAAAGTGTACCTTTCTATCCGGTCGCTTATCTAAATTAATATAAAATCCTTTTACCATAGCCTTATTAATGTGACACACATATATTTATATTGTTTCATTATTTCCATATAAATATACTTTTGTATTGATTGTAACAATGCAAAAAGATTTTGTTTTTCTGATTCTGAATTGTCACAAATACAGAAACAAGGCGCTACAACAGACAACCTGGTTGAAAACACTGCCCGATAACATTGCCTATTATCATGTGATTGGTGACGTCGATAAATGTTCTCAATCCAATACGGATTACATCTTCGATGAAACGGAACATATATTATATGTAAATACAAAAGACGATTATAACTCTTTACCGACCAAAGTAGTACATGCACTAGGAGCTGTGAATGTAGAATTTGATTACAAATATATTTTCAAAACGGATGATGACCAAATGTTGATAGAGGAATCATTTTTTGATGATTTTCCCCAATTTTTGATTGATAATCCTAAACACGAATATGGAGGATTCATAGTGAATGTACCAGACCATATTAGTCAGTATTATAAAGTGCATGATTGTCTGCCTAGAGATTTATTACTGAAAAAATGTATTTACTGCAATGGACGGTTCTATTTTCTTTCTAAATCTGCTACTGAAAGTCTCATTTCCAAAAAAGAAGATATTTGTAAACACATTATCGAAGACCACGCAATTGGACTGTATCTAGACGATAAATACAAAGAAAATATGCTGTATTTTGATACACGACAAATTTTCAAAGACAATACGTAGCGCATTTATCTTCGTTTACGTATAATTTTGTTTTTTCGTTTGGACGTTTTTCTTCTTTTCTTCAGTTTAGTTGCTTTGGCTGTTGTTTTGATACCACCCTGGGTACGTAATCTTTTATTTGAACTGTCGTCACTCATAACAACTGTAAGTTTGACACCAATTTGTATTTTTTTTATCAATTCATCTACATCATTTGGTTCTAAATACCCTTTGTATACATCATATAATTTTCGTATACTTTCAATATCATTTTGTACTGCTAAATTTCGTACTTTTGAACCAGACATACCCGATATATCATCTGAATCAGTTCGAACAATTGGAATGCAATGAACTTTCTGCATACCCGGATTTTCATTATTTATTTCAATATTGACCTCTTTTTCACAAAAAGTTTGGCGAGAAGTATTTTCAATATCATCTAATTCTTCGCCCATAACAAAAAACACTTTATTCGGGTCGGGTTGTATTCTTAATGCACATAATCTAGCTTGAAATACACCATTACATGTAGGGTCATTCACTACTTCTATAGTCGTCTTGATAGATTGTTTACTTAACATTTTTTCGACATATTCTTTTTTTGATTCTGGTGAAAGAGGATTTTGGTATCTAGGATGTTTTACACTTACATACTTCGGCTCACCTTTTTTTCTTTTTTTACATTCTTCATCGAAACCACAAATTTCTTCTATAGTTGGTTTGTTGACGGATTGAGTAATATATACTTTTACTGTACCATTTACTTTGCTAGCTTCTTCATCTGCTGCCATGATTAATTTTATGTGACCCGGGGTAGGAGGGTTCATACGCCCGGATACAAATACAATAGGAGTTGTTGTAAAGTTCATTTGAATATTATCTATATTATGTATATACATAATAACTGGTCCAGAAAGTTCAGATAGTGTATTTATTTCAAAGGTAGTAGCATATGCGTTAGGTGCTACTAAGAATATAGATGATTGGGACGGTTATGGCCATTGTAAGTCTATAAATCCGAATATCAAAGTATTACATCGGTCTCAACCATATTGTTTCAAAGACCAATATTGTAACCTGAATCAATTTAGGGAAGAGTTCAAAAATATGGATTTATATTTTGTTCTTACTACTAGATATTATGCGTTTAGTAATATATCTAAAAGAAATAGATTCAATAGAACAAATGAAGATATTGCAAATAATTCAAAAGAAAGTAGACTGATTTTATCAGAAATTATAAAAAGCAGTGAGAAATATTTCATTTGGAATTATGAAACCATGCTATATCTAAAAGATGTATACTTTGATTTATTATATAAATTTATAGAAAGTGATAGCAAATATTATCCACAAAATGTAGTAGATGGGAATATCAAATATGTAAAAAAATAAATTAGGAATTATTGATACAAAAATATATTATTATATCAATATAATGACCTGTAAAAATATTACTTTTTCTACATGTTGGTATAATTTCAAAGCAAAATATACGAATGATACATATCAACAATGGATAGATTCTATGTTATCAAATGTAAATAACTATTATTTAATAGTGTATACTGATGAAGACGGATATGTAAATCTAAAAAAATATAGAAAAGAAAATATACGTTTTGTAATTATTCCTCATACTCAATTTCATGGTTATCAATATAAACATTATTGGGAAACAAATCATGAAAAAAACTCGGAAATAAATGAAGATACAGATTGGATGGTGAACATGCTTTGGTCTGAAAAAATAAATTTTGTGAAAATGACGAAAGAAAACAATTATTTCAATACAGATTTTTTTGGTTGGTGTGATATAGGATATTTTCGCAATAGACCCGATGATTTATCAAAAGAAGCCCTTACCAACTGGCCAGATAACAACAAAATAAACAGTATGGACAAAAACTTAATACATTATGCTGTAATTAATAATAACCATCGAGAACTACAACAAATGATAGATTCTATAGACAATCGTAACGAACATGGATTACCTATAAAACCTATACTAGTGAAACAACAATCTATTGCTGGTGGTTTCTTTGTATTACATTCATCTATGATAGAGAAATGGCATTCCATTTATTATTCAAAACTATTGTTGTATTTTACACACAAATATTTAGTGAAAGACGACCAAATGATAATTCTAGACTGTTTTTGTGAGAATAGAAACATATTTCGGCTGTATGTAGAACAACATCCACGATATGATAAATGGTTTATGTTCCAAAGAATATTATTGTAATACGTTGTAGCATGAGTTTTTTAATCATTACAACAGTATATAATGGTTAGCATTTTGATACCAGTTTATAATGGTGCAGAATATTTGAACGAAGCGGTAACAAGTGTCTTTTTACAAACATTTGAAAATTGGGAATTAATTATAGGGATTAACGGACATCCAGAAAATTCTGAAGTGTATACCACTGCCAAAAAATTAGAAGATATATCTCATAATCTTCGGGTGTTTGATTTTCATCAGTTAAAAGGTAAATCTGTTACGCTGAATGAAATGGTAAAATACTGCAAATATGAATGGATATGTTTATTGGATGTCGATGATAAATGGCTTCCCACAAAATTAGAAAAACAAATACCCTATATAGAGGAGTATGATGTGATAGGTACACAATGCAAATATTTTGGAGATAAAGATATTGTACCAGAAATACCATTGGGGAACATCAGTAAATACGACTTTTTCAAAGTGAATCCCATAATAAACAGTAGTTGTTTGATAAAGAAAGAATATGCAACTTGGAATTCGCAATATGATGGCGTAGAAGATTATGATAAATGGTTACAATTACGTTTCAGTGGTAAACATTTTTTCAATGTAGCTGAAGTATTGGTACTGCATAGAATACACAATGACAGCTCATTCAATGCAAAAGGAAACAGCAATAAAGTACCTGAATTACTAGCAAAATACAAATCTATGTTAAGTATACCTGGATTGCGATAAACATATTTCGTTTCGTACGTTTAGACCTTTTTAATTATTCATGTATTGTAATAGATGAATAATCTTATCAAACACGGTACGGAATATGGAGGTTGGTTATTACCTAAAAATTGTGAATTAGATGAAACTAGTATTATTTATTCAGGCGGTGTAGGTGAAGACATATCGTTTGATGCCATAATAAATTCTATGTATAATTGCAATATATTTTTGATTGACCCGACACGACGTGCAGTGAATCATTTCGAAGAGTTCAAACAATATTGTATGCACAAAACTCCGTTTACTGGAAATATACAAAAAGATTATTATATTAAGATTAAAAACTTACATATGAATGTTGATAAGTTTTATTACGAGTCCATTGGACTTTGGAACAAAAAAGATACACTGAAATTTTACAAACAACGCAATCCAAATTATGTTTCACAATCCATAATCGAAAATATGTTTGGAAATGAGTATGATATCGTTGACGTAGATACTATCAAATCACTTATGGAAAAACACAATCACACAAAAATAGATTTACTCAAACTAGATATTGAAGGTGCAGAAATAAAAGTATTGAACAATATGCTAGACGACAACATATTTCCAAGATATTTATGTATAGAATTTGATTTGAAGTTGAAAAACAAGGATTCTCAAAACGAAACCGAACGACTTATGAATAGGTTAACAGAAAATGGTTACAAAATATTGATAAATGACGACTGGAATGTTACATTTGAATATGCGGTTATTTCGTAAACATCATGAATATATCATGTAAAAGTATACTATATGAAACCTCATTTAGGTACAAATGACGAAAAAATGTTTTACAAATATTTGAACAATTCCAAAATTTATTTTGAATATGGTTCCGGTGGCAGTACCTATCAGGCAAGTATCAGAGACAATATTCAAAAGATTTATTCCGTTGAAAGTGATATTCGATGGCAAACAAAATTAAAAAGGACAATTAAAAAAGAAAAGATTGTATATATATTCAATGAAATGGATACACGACCAAATAATTGGGGCAATCCAGGTGTAAACGCAACTGAACAACAAAAAATAAATTACAGTAATCATATGAGAAATCTAACTAAAGAAGAACAGCAAAATATTGATTTAGTATTTATAGATGGGCGTTTTCGAGCAGCGTGTTGTTTGAAATGTGTGGATATAATGAATCCGAATAGTTTTATCGCGTTTGATGATTTTTTGAATAGACCACAATACCACATCGTGTTAGATTATTTTGATATCATAGACAAAACTTCCGACGAAAGAATGGTGATATTGAAAAAAAAAGAAAATGTATCGGTACCATTAGAAGTTATACAAAAATACGAACTGATTAAGGATTAGCATAACAAATTAGTTTGATATTATAGATTTCATATATGATATAAAGGTATATGAAATTTGAACAAATTATTAATGATACTACCATACATCTGTATTTAGGGGATTTAGATATGCAACGAAGGACTTCTACCGGAAAAAATTTCATAGGACTGTCTCTAACGAAACACGACGACATGCATATTCAGCATGACATTACCAAGCCATACGAATTATTAGACAATAGTGTAGATAGTGTTCAATCTGAAGATGTCATGGAACATATTGAATATGCTAATTTGAAAGAATGTATTAATGAAATCTATCGCATATTGAAACCCGGTGGATTATTTCGACTATCTATGCCAACCTACGAATGTGATATTCTTTACAATCGCTCAAAGAAGGACAAAGAAGGGAATATTGTATTTGATGCAGGAGGAGGCGGGTCATATGATAATGTTAATAAGAAAGTCATTCGAGGAGGTCATGTATGGTTTCCTACCTATCAATCAGTGAAGCAATTATTATTATCTACTAATTTTGATGAAAACAAAATAGATTTTTTACATTATTATGACGAAGAAAAACGACCCATTCTCAATACTATAGATTATTCGCTGGGATATCTTTCTAGAACTCCAGACAATGATTCTCGCGTTCAGCAACCTAGAAGACCTATGTCAATTGTGGTTGATTGTTACAAATAATATTCTAGCTTTCCAGTAAATTTTTCATTTTGATATATCTATCTTTTCCTCTCAATGCACAAAGGTGATTGAATACCGCGGTTTCGTTTTTACAGTCATTTCGCTCCTCGTATACATAATCATTTAATGATATTTCACACATATCAAATTTTGTCATAGTGTAACACAATGCGGGTTGTTCCCAAACTTTATGTACCCTTCTTTTTTTAATCAAGCTCAAATATAAATTGTATGCATCGTCAAATACTTCTTTTACTTTTTCACTCGGTTTGAATAACAATATTCCACTACATATAGCAGTTTTCTCTGTGAATAGTTTATCATTTGTAATATGTCCAGCAAACGAAGTTCCTTCTTGTGTTCTATCTGGATAACCATACACATTTATTTTATCGTTGATACTATCAAAGGAGGGAATTTCTTTTAATGCTACAATGTCCGTGTCTACATACATGACTATTTCATTTGACGGTATATCATCTAACTTAATATGTTCAAAAAATCTTAAACGGTATGATGCGGACAACGGTACAGATTCAACCGGTGTTTTAATAACAGTAACATTTTCAATAGATACATCCATATCTGTGAACAAATAGATAGTCCCTTTGTATTTCCCCTTTGTTTTGATACTTTCTATGCAAACCTTGGCTTCTTCTATGTAATCCATATTTTTGAAAGCACAAATATAGATTATCATTGAAATGAGTTATATAAATATGATGATATAATAATATAATCGTTTTTCCGCATGCTTATTGAAAATGTCCCTGCCGTTTTTCAACCATCTTATAAATCAGATTATCCTGGATATTCTTCTGGAAAAAATATAGAAGAAATATGCTATGATTATTTTTCAAAAGAATGTAATAATATCAAAACTAACCTTGTATATCTACCTGTGTTCTGGACATCTTACTATGTGATAAACAATTACGGAGAAAATATAGACCCCCTATATGAATGGTTACATAAGTTAGATAAAACAAAAAAATATTTTACAATTGTTCAATACGCGTCTGGTATTTATATCAAAGAACCTATACGTAATTTGACTGTATTTTCTGCAGGTGGTGGAGGCTTGAATATAAAATCAAATTGTGTCCGTATAGAGCGTTTTTACAATTTGAGAAGACATCTATTTTATGGAAACGCAGGTGACTATACTATTCCTTTGATTTGTTTACCCAGTTTTCCATATTTAAATCAAGAACGGAATATTTTTTGTTCATTTATGGGTAGATTCGATACACACAAATGTCGGAAAGATATGCACAGATTATTTAAAAACAATACTAATTTCACTTTTTATAATTCCGTCGGATTTGAAGAATACAAAAATATATTGAATCGTAGTACTTTCACGCTGGCACCTAGAGGATATGGTTATACTTCGTTTCGAATATACGAAGCTATATTGGCAGAAAGTATTCCTATTTACATTTGGGAAGACAAAAAAATTTTACCCTTTGAAGATATATTGAACTGGGAAGAATTTTCGATTGTCATACATGCAAATGATATGAATCAATTGCCTGATATACTAGATAAATGTAATATAAAAAATATGCAATCGAAGTTACGAGAAGTGAAACAATATTTTCATTTTGAATATATATTTGAATATATTATTAACAAAATTAGTTAAACTATTCTATACAATGATAGTATAGAATGGTTCGTCAAATATCAGTAACTATTCCTCATTACAATAATGCTAGGTTCATGCGAGAAACATTAGAGCATATCTTGAATGACGAACGCATAAGTGAAATTGTCATTTGTGACGATTGTTCGAAAGATTTTGAAGAATTACAGTCTATAGTTTCTGAATTCAACAATAACAAAATAGTTTTACTGCAAAATGAAAGAAATTTAGGTTGTTATCATAATAAATTACACAGTGTTAGCAAATGCACAAACGATTGGGCAATATTGTTGGATTCTGATAACATCATCAAAAAAGATTACATTGATACTTTGTTTAATATCGAAGACTGGAATACAAATACTATCTATGCTCCTGTGTGGGCGAAAACATTTCCGGGTGAACGTTCGCAAAATCTTAACTATAATAAATTTAAAAATCAAACAATGACTGGCTATAATTATTTACAAAATTTCGATAATATTGTTTTTAAATGTTTGATAAATACTTGCAATTACTTTTTACCAGTAAAGCAATATCGAAATACAATGGTAAAAAATAATTATGAACGCAATATTATAGATTGTCTTGATTCTGCTGTATTATTTACAGATTGGATATGTAATGATAACAAAATATTAGTTGTTGAAAATTTGGTGTATGCACATCGTTGTCATCCGAATTCTAATTATGTACTAAGCGATTCAAAAAAACATACTAATTTAGTTGAAAAAAATCTTATAAATAAAGTAAAGAATCTAAAGTAATATACATTTATATATAAATGTTAATTCCTTTTGATAAATTAATCAATGATTTCAATATCAAAGTCTCGGGTATTCTTCATGTAGGAGCACACAATTGCGAAGAATTCGAAAAATATAAATCATGCGGGGTATCTATTGAAAACATGTATTGGGTAGAAGCAATGCCTAACAAAATTATTACAAATAAACAAAAATATGGTGAAAAACTTAATATATTTCAGGCTGTAATCAACGATGTAGACGATAAAGAGGTTACATTCCATATTACAAACAATGGCGAAAGTTCTTCTATATTAGAATTTGGAAGTCATGAACAAAATCACCCTCATGTAAAGGTAGTTTCGAGTCAATTGATGAAAACTACTAGATTAGATACATTAATTGAAACCAAACATATACCTATCGAAAAACTAAATTTCATAAATTTAGATATTCAAGGTGTAGAATTAAGAGCTTTGAAATCTATGGAAAAATATATGCAGCATATAAACTATATTTATACGGAGGTAAATACAGAACAAGTATATAAAGGGTGTGATGAAATTAATGAAATAGATAACTATTTGAAACAATTTGGGTTTTCTAGAGTAGCATCACAAATTTATTCTCAGTATGGTTGGGGTGACGCTTTTTACGTGAAAAACGTATTTGATTCAAAAAATTGATTATTAAATAATATATAACTTATTCATTATATATTATTCATCACAATGGTAATCATTTGCAATACTCCTTATCCTGAAGAATCTTCCTTCCAGGAACATTTTGACACGTTTTCCTTCCCTCTCAGTGATTTTCAAAAATATGCGATTCAATCCATTGTGGAAGGAAATCATGTATTGGTGACCGCACATACTGGTTCTGGAAAAACTTTGCCCGCCGAATTTGCGATTCGCCATTTTTCGCAAAAAGGAAAAAAACTGATTTATACTAGCCCGATTAAAGCACTATCCAACCAAAAATTTCACGATTTTACACAAAAATTTCCCGACATTTCTTTCGGATTGTTTACAGGTGATATCAAAACGAATCCTGACGCAGATGTTCTTATTATGACGACCGAAATTCTTATGAATTATCTATTTACTTCACTGAATCAAAATGTGGACAATGTTATGAATGCAGCAACTACTCTACAATTTGATATTGATGTGCAAAACGACCTAGGATGTGTCGTATTTGATGAAGTACATTACATCAATGATGCAGAAAGAGGACAGGTTTGGGAAAAAACGATTCTTATGCTCCCGCCGCACATTCAAATGGTCATGTTGTCTGCTACAATTGATAACCCAGAAGGATTTGCAAAATGGTGTGAACGCGGTGATGAAAGTGAAAACCGAAAACAAGTATATTTGGCATCCACGAATCATCGTGTTGTACCATTGACACATTATGGATTCATGACGAATACAGAATCTATTTTTAAACATGTAAAAGACAAGGTCACTCAAAAAGAAGTAAAAGATACTACAAACAAACTATTATTGTTGCAGGATGCGAATGGCGCATTCAATACAACTGCTTATGATAAGATAAGTAAAATAGACAAACTTTTCAAAAATAACAGACAGTTCATGAAACGTAAACATGTATTGAACCAGTTATCTCAGTATTTACGAGACAATGAAATGTTGCCCGCAATTGCATTCGTGTTTTCTAGAAAGCAGGTAGAATCGTGTGCAGATGATATTACAATCCCTCTATTGGAGTTTGACAGTAAGGTTGCCTATACGGTTCGATATGAATGTGAACAAATTGTACGTAAATTGCCGAATCATCAAGAATACTTGAATTTGCCTGAATACAATCATTTAGTCTCCCTCTTAGAAAAAGGAATCGGAATACATCATTCTGGCATGATTCCTATTCTGCGTGAAATGGTTGAGCTGATGATTTCAAAGAAATATATCAAACTGTTGTTTGCTACCGAATCATTTGCAATTGGTCTAGATTGTCCAATTCGAACCGCTATATTCACAAATATTACTAAATTCGATGGTCGCAATGAGAGATATTTGCATGCACATGAATACACACAGATGGCCGGGCGAGCTGGGAGAAGGGGGCTAGACAAACTAGGTTATGTCGTACATTGCAATAATTTGTTTTCATTACCTTCCGCGTATGAGTATAAGCAACTTATGGGCGGAGTTCCTCAAAAATTGGTTTCTAAATATCACATTTCTTACTCGTTGATTTTCAATTTATTGAAAAACGGTCGAAATTGCAACTTTCATAATTTCTCTGAAAAAAGCATGGTACATAATGAAATTCAACAATCTGTCAATAGTCAATATACAGACATAGAATCAATACAGCTAAAAATAGACGCAGTAAATACAAATTCAAGAACTCCATTGGTCATATGCACCCTGTATATTGAACAAGAAAAACTGGTTAAGACTGGCTCTAATAATGTAAGAAAACGAGCAGAGAAGGAGGTGAAAAAAATCCAATCAGAGTACCGAAATATAGAAATGGATGTGATGCAAATAAAACGATTGAATGAGCTTACTGACGAACGTGAATCTATGTTATTTGACGCTGAATTCACGCAACAATTCATTCTTACACAAACTACTAGAGTGTGTGCAATATTGATGGACGATGGATTTATTCATTGCTCAAGTGATAACCTATGTAATACATATGTACCTACAAACACATATGAACTGACAAAGTTGGGACAAATTGCATCAAATATTGCAGAAATACACCCGTTGGTCGTTTCTCGTTTATTAGAGTCATGGAATTATTTCGAAAAGTTCACACATCGACAATTGATTGGACTGTTTTCATGTTTCGCTGATATTAAACTCCCTGATGATTATCGGTCTCTTTATCCAGAATCAGAAGATACCTATCTAAATAGTCGTATCAAAGAAGTGACCACTATGTACGAACAGTATGACACGATTGAAGGCGATAGTGATATACGTACGGGTATCAATTATACCAATGCTCTAAACTTTGACTTGATTGACATCTCTATGAAGTGGTGCGATTGTCAAAATGAAGCAGAGTGTCGCCTGTTTATAGAAAATGAAGTAAAACAATACGCTATTTCTATTGGTGATTTTACAAAAGCTATGCTAAAAATAGCGACCATCACTAGAGAATGGATGTCCGTGTTTGAGCAATTAGGGTATATTGACACCCTTCATAAGCTATCGATGATTGAGCCTATGATATTGAAGTATGTAATGACTTCACAGAGTTTGTATGTGTAAAAATCAGCCAGAACTACCATATGATTTTATTTGTAATTTTATTAGAAACTTTTCAGGTGAAGGTGAACTTGATATATTACTGTCCTTTGACTGAATAGATTTCTCTCGCCTTCTGCGAATTATAAGTTGGGTTTTACTCGTTTTTTGTTGATTCATACTCTCTTGGTTATCTGAATCAATCGAATTGCTCCTGGAACCAAATGGACTCATTATATTTACATATACAAAGATTTTATTTTTATACTGTATTATACAGTTACTAGCTTAGAATAATACAACCACAATCCCAACCCGAATAAAGTTTTAGACACAAAGTCGAGAACATTGAACCCTATATTTTTATAGGTATTATTGAACATATACGATACTCGGTAACCTAACCATACTAATAAATAAAACCCATAAACTATCACACTATCTAATCGAGTTGTATCTAAGAAACTCTTATAAATTATGTAAAACATGGTTGCAAGTGCTGACATACTAAATAAATTCGCAATATATGTATTCAAACTTCCTATTTCACCAACTAATCCAAATATCAAAGTTACGTAATTTAAAACGATTACTGACGACATAGTCGAGAACATGAGTTTTTTATTGGCGATTGTTGCTAATACGGAACAAAGCACTATCAACATTACCGGCATGGTAATCGCCCAATCGAGGTATCGTGTTTTCAGTATATACGACCATTCGATTGGATTGTTTACTTTCTCTGCCGAATCTATTTTATTCAAATACAATGAATAAAAATACCCAGAGACAACAGATATACATGTTTGTAAATTCAACATATGTCGGTTTTGTACATTGGTTGTTCTCAATGATTCTGTAAACGTCACCGTACCTGTTGTTAATAACAAAATATATGTTATCATGAAAGATGCCTTTACATAATACTGCGACGGATTACTCGCGAGTTTTTCTTTATCTTGCAATGTAGGGCTAGTCAGGTCTTCTGTTGGTTTGGACGAAGGCGGTTTTGGTACTAATGGTAACGAAACCATATTATTCTGTACCAATATACTTTCTTCGTTGTTTTCTTCCACGTAGCTACTCATAAATTTATTATACTATATCATATAACCACATAAAATTGAATATTCTAATAATACTAAAACAATATTCAACTAAATCATAACAGTATACTATGAACAACTATCGGTCTAGCTCAGAAAGTACTCGTTCTTCAGACAGAGAGGATATGCATATTACGAATGAATCCATAGATGACAATGAAGTCGTTATCTACGATACTGACGACTCTTCTCTAGGAACAGAAAGCAGTTTTTACAGTGATATCGAGAGTGATAGTGAATATGATACCATAAATCAGTTAGATTATCAGCATTTCTATTCGGAAAAGGAGGATGGCAAATATTATATTGGACTTTGTGATTATAATTTTTCACCAAATCATATTTTGATGGCTTCATCTATATCATCAACTATTTATTTCAAGTATCCTAACCGCAGTATTGTGCATTATTTATATTATTATAGTGGCGGCTATTGTGGAGTTACCAGACACCGCAAACTATGTGTAGATATAATGAAAATCAATATACTAGATAATGGTACCTATACCGTTCTCGTCAAGACGTTTTGGATTCGTTTGATACAACGACGATGGAAAAAAATATATAAACGTCGAATGGAATGTATTCATAAAAGGAAGCAATTACATTATCTGAAATACAGAGAATGTAATGGTCATTGGCCTTCCGCTATACGGAATCTACCAGGACTGGGCGATATGTTCATCCATAATTTATTTGTCAAATGTCATTAAATACAAGAACTGATTGATATCTATCAATAGTTCATCGCGCAATGTTAACAAATCACTGTCACGCTTCGGATGAAAATATTTGTCCATGTTTATAAAAAATTCACGGAATTCATATACACGTGCCTTAAAATCGTTTGTATTATCACAATCAATTAATTTCATTTTTTTACTTATCATACGAATGCGAGAGTTGCCTTTTCCTAATAACACCTCAACGAATGAATCGGTATGCTTATTTAAGCTGGCATGTAATTCGTCTGTGGCTTTATGTTGAGCATACGAGCGAGTCTTCCAGTGATAAAGTTTTACCATGTTTATCAGCTCTAAAAACATCTTTACAATGTGTGCTTTGTAGTTGCCTGTAGTTGGTTTTCTTTTTAATGTTTGTCTTTTCCGTATCGACTTTTCTTTTAAAGTTTTTGGCATCTTATATGTTATCACTATATTTTTTTCATTACACTAAATCGACGTATGTAACAAAAATAGATATTCATATATTAAAAAAATTGATATAGTAGATTTAGTAAGTACACCTGTAACAATATGATACGCTTTACTAATGATGAAAATGTCGCATACACTAGGTATCTATATAATTATATAGAAGTACGACAATCTTTGTTTATATGTCTTTTAAATCAAAACATCGAGGAATCCCTATATTGGGCATATGAATTGTATTATTCTGGATATAAACTTCAAACCTGCGAATTCATTTTGGATACCTATTTGCTTTTATACAAAGAGGATAACATGAATTATGAAAACAAATTAATAGCGGATTTGGAATCTATTAAAAAGGCGGATTCTCCATTATTGTATGGAAATATAATTGCCACTTTGTCTACATTGCAATATGATTTACATAAATTTTGTAAAAAATATTTGAAAATAGATGTGCAACAAAGTAAATTCTTAAAATGTAAGTTTAACATAGAGTTATGCGAGGAGTATATCAAACAATTTGAAACCGCACATTCAACTGATAAACCTTATCGCTTTTTACGAACCAATGTAAAATATCCTATTCGCAATCACATGAACAGACTTTTCAACACATTGCTTCCTGATTACGATGACTTATATACAATGTTACGTGTCCATTGGGTGTACTATGCTTCAAAAAGTGAGGTCTGGTACAGCCGAATACATGAATATACCAGCAGCGAAGTTGATGACGAAAAGAAAACAGTGAATTTTGCGGATGATGACGAGCTAGATGATTTTTATAAAAAATGGGGGTACGACCCAGACGAAGAAACTAGTGCTACACAAATACAACTCGTAGGTGATAAACATAACTTTCAATTTGGAATAAAGGAATTTTGTAAAGAATACAATCTACAAATCAAAATCAAAAAAATTAGAACAAACAATATTTCAATTAGCATGAATAGAGACCCTTCATAAAATTGACAGGTAAATATACTTAAAGACACATCACTATATATACTGTAGATAGTGTGTATAATATAAAATATGTCGAAAGTATAATAAATTGTATATAGTCGTCATTTGGCCAATGACATTCAATAATTTCACCTGGTTAGCTCAGTTGGTAGAGCGCCAGCCTTTTAAGCTGGTGGCCATGGGTTCGAGCCCCATATCAGGTGCATGTGACGACAACACTTAAATGTCCTTTCCCGCGTAGTCTAATGGTTAGGATATGAGCCTTTCAAGCTCGGGGTTCGGGTTCAATTCCCGGCGCGGGAAAATATGCACCTATAGCTCAGTTGGTTAGAGCATCGGTCTTATGAGCCGAAGGTCTGCGGTTCGAACCCGCATTGGTGCAAAGACCTGAATATGTCTTTAAAATATTCAAAGCACGAATGTCCGAGTGGTCTAAGGAGCCAGACTTAAGACCTGGTGCTTCACAGCGCGTGGGTTCAAACCCCACTTCGTGCAAAACCTCTGATATATGGGTAAATATATCACTGCACTTATAGCTCAGTTGGTTAGAGCATCGGTCTTATGAGCCGAAGGTCTGCGGTTCGAACCCGCATTAGTGCAACGACCTGAATATGTCGCAAAACTTTTTTTTGGGAAGAACGACTTATAAAATTATAAAAACTATTGTATATACCTCACCCGAAGAGGGTATAAAAATATGGTGTTCTATTGTATTGTGGGTGGTTGGGACACAATACAACAAAGCACGAATGTCCGAGTGGTCTAAGGAGCCAGACTTAAGACCTGGTGCTTCACAGCGCGTGGGTTCAAACCCCACTTCGTGCAAAGCCTCTTATATACGGGCTATAGTATATTCTGCTCCTGTAGTGTAGTGGTTATCACTGTTGACTTTGAATCATATTTTCACATATGCAAGCATCAGCAAACCCGGATTCGAATTCCGGCAGGAGCTATTTTTTTATTAGCATCAATGCTATATAATCACATTATATACATATTATTATATAATGTTTACGGATGTAAAAATGATTGTACCATTCAAAGAGGAAATTGAATAAACTAATTTATGAAAATATATAAAGGAATTCCAGTATTGTATATTGGGTGATGTATTCAAGCCATCGTGTAGATGTATTCAAGCCATCGTGTAGATGTATTCAAGCCATCGTGTAGATGTATTCAAGCCATCGTGTAGATGTATTCAAGCCATCGTGTAGATGTATTCAAGCCATCGTGTCGCAAATTACAAAATGTAAAAGGACATAAACATACATGGGGAAATAGTAATATTGATATTATGTATATTTCCGCTTTTACAATAATGGGCGGATTGGTTGGGGGTGTACCTATATATTTTTATGGAAAGAATCAACAACCAGGGGACAATGTGACATATGGAAATATTTTTTTCGTTAAATATGGACATACCATTGTCTGGACAATAGTGGGCGGACTAGTAGGAAACGCGATTGGGAGATTAGTAACCAAAAAACAGTGACTAAATTTTTACATATAAGTTCGCATGAAATATACATAAAATTTTTGTATGTATATTTTTATTCAAATCTATAGATATAGAGCAATAATACGATGACTCGATATATCATTGATGGTTATTATGGCATAATGGCATTGGATTTGACGAATATTCATCCGATGCATCATCCTGATATGATAAGACACCATTTAGAAGATATTACCCAATACAAAAAAGAACAATCCGCTCGTAGAGTGGACTTACGATACGAAAATTGTATATTACGTGTACACAATGAACTAGAAAGACATAAGCTAATCGTGAAAGCTCGTGAAGATAGAAAGCTGTCGACATAATAGAAAATTGACAATGTAAATGATGAATCCTTTCAAGCAATATACGCAAACATGTTTGGATTTATACAAAACAATACTCCTAATACTAAATATTATTTTAGTAATTATGATACTGACCGCAAGAATATTCAATATTTTGACGGGAGTGAAACCTGGAATACTATTCTTATTCGAAATATAAATACCCATGATAACAATCATCAAGAGCACGTTGTGCTGACTATGTTAGAAAAATATATTGGAAAAATTCGCATGATTAAGGATGTATATCAAAACAGATACGAAAAAACGATTGCTGTTACATTTGATTGGTGGTATAAAAATAGATTTACGATGATTCTATCGGATAATATGGATGAGTCTACCTATGTCAGTGGAAATAAAAAAATATACAATGAAATTGAACTGATATATACATGTGGAACAGAGAATGTTTATTATAGCTTAATTGAAGCAGTATAGCATGATTCTATTTGCAGGTAGGTTTCTTATCCGGAATATTGCATTTTTTATACGCGGCGAATAACTGGCTACTCGTATGGAAAACATATGCAGTTTGTTTGGCCTGTTCATAAGTTGGTTTATGTGATGCTCTAATTTTGATTACGCACATATTTTGCATATTATGAAGTTTTCTCATTTTAATTATATCAATACTGTAGTGCAGTGTATTCATATAATTTTTTTTCTGTCAATTTTCAACATTTTTAGGAATACATCAAACTATGCTTCGCGTAATCATAGTGGTAAGTGCAAACAATACACCACCCCATACTGTATCTATTGCGGCTAACATTGGAGACCATTTTTTGAATATGGCGTAGGTAGTAGCGTCATATACACCATAAATCACCATTCCTAATACAAATGCATCAAACACTGTCTTATTGTCCTTCAAAATAAAATAATATAAACCTAAAAATAGAAATACGTAGCATATTACAACTCCTTCGGGTTTTACGTTCATTACAGTTCTTTGTATTTTTGCAACTTGTTCTGCATACGCTTTACCTATAGTTTTTAAATACAAACTATCTAGTATCAACATAATTATTGCTGCTAAAAACAGTTTTTTTTCCATTTTTATATCATATATCTAGATTGTATTTCAAAATTTGAATTCCGTTTCCTCTATATAGTGGTAAACAAAGTAAATGAAATCTGAAGCTATCTGTATGTACGGGTTCATTTTTTCAGAGTCCATTTGTATACCTCTATACATTTTCCTAAATAGTTTTTTATTTTTTATCAACGAACACATGTCGAGATAAATTTTTAATCACCTTATTGTCGAGCCTGATTTGGTCGGTACCTACATCTCCCAGTATATTTCGCATCATAGAAACACAAAAGTCATATTGTGGGTGGTCTCCTACCTGACATTCTGGGTGCTCTTCTCGCCATAGCGGGATTGCTGCGTAATTACGTTTTGCAACATAATCTATCATTCGATGTAATTTCCTATTATCGGGTGTATCTTTGTACCATTCATCATTATCTTTGATATACATGGTCTCTCGCTTCAAATCAGTACAATGTAATGGGCGTTTTGTTATATCTAATTCTTTGATACGTGATAAAATCATATCTGTCATTCCAGTAACATACCCATGTTTGCCAATGTTCTCGATATCTTTGAAACTAACTTCCATGTTTTCTATAAAATCAGACATGTTCATTGCATCTTTGCATGTAGTATTCAGAAAAAAATTTAAATTAAAACGTTGATTATTATTGGTAGTATTATGCGTAATCATATTAGTATTGGTTCGTGTAGATAGCTCTAATATCGTCTTATTTTGTTCAAGAATTAATTCTTTGAATTCCTGATTTTGACGCAAAAGATTGATAAATTGGTTCTGTGTATTGTCAGTTGAATGCATCGTGTCGGGCGGATACATACAATCGTTGATTATTCCCGATTGGCAGAAACGTTTGTGCTTACATAATCCACTCTGGTATCTGTATATTTTGCCACAATTGCATATATATTCGCTCTGTATATGCGTTTGGCGAGTTTTCGGCGAGTTTTTGTTATCCATTTTATCCAAATGTTTTTTGGTTTGGTTATGTTTATTGAAATCACTTTTTTTACTGCATGTATAGTTACAAAAAACACACGTATGAAAATGGCGAGTTTTCGGCGAGTTTTTGTTATCCATTTTTATCCTATATGGATAATAAAAAACTCGCCTAAATCCTTTTGTACATAATTTATTTATTTTTATATGCAGTAACGAAAAAAACAAAATATACGAAATTTGCTGCATTATGCTATGAACACGTTTTTTTGCGTTTTTAAAATAGGTTTTCCATCCCAAAAAGAAAAAAAGGACATTTTATTTTGTCCATTTTTTCTGAGTAACACCGATTCTTTTTTTATTTTTTATCTTTTTTCAATATTTCTCATCAATTTTTTTTTGTTGAATGGTAGAATATGTTTATTGTATCTGAATACCCGTTTTTCAACCCATTCTGGCATGTCATATTCATAATTCTGATTTTTTATTTGAACAATAATTGTTGGAATAGATGATTGTGTGACATATTTATTAGAATATTGCAAAGCTACCGATAAAGATAAAACAAGGAATATAACGGCTACCCTCATTGTCGCTGTAAATAAAATTCACATATGTAATTACTGATATGTCAATTTTATGTCTTTTTCAAAATACCTACATCATAGTTAGGTACCTGCTTTATCTACAAAAATATGTTTAGATAAATTTTTGATAACCTTATTGTCAAGTCGTATTTGTTCTGACCCGACATCTCCTAGTATATTTCGCATCATAGAAACGCAAAAATCGTATTGTGGGTGGTCTGATACCTGGCATTCAGGGTGATTGTCGCGCCATAAAGGTATTTTTGCATAATTGCGCTTTGCGACATAATCAATCATCCGGTGTAAGTTTGTATTATCTGGTGTATCTTTACTCCATTCATTGTTGTCTTTGATATACATTGTTTCTCGTTTCAAATCCGTGCAGTGTAGCGGGCGCTTTGTTATGTCTAAATCCTTAATTCGTGCTAAAATCATATCTGTCATACCAGATACATATCCATTTCTACCAATGTTCTCTATGTCTTTGAATTCAACTTCAATATTTTCAATGAAATCTGTCATGTTCATAGCATCTTTGCATGTCGTATTCAAAAAGAAATTCAGGTTAAAACTTTGATTATTGTTCGTAGTATTATTGTGTTGAATACTGGTTCTTTTAGACAACTCAATGATTGTTTTATTTTGTTCGACGATAAGCTCTTTGAAATCATGATTTTGCTGTATCAAAGCAAGAATATCATTTTTATTGTTTTCGTGTACATTATGGCTATGTTCGTCGTTTACTACATTATGAGTATTGATTAATCCATAGTTACATGTTCGCATATGATACCATAAACTATTTCTAGCGGTATATTCCTTACCGCATTTGCAGTGAAAATTATAGGGGATTTTTTGGGGATTTTCTGTTCTAAATGTTCTATTTTTATGTTTTGCAGTCAATAAATGTTTATTGTAATCTTTACTATTGCTCGTATTATAGTTGCATATTTTACAAATAAATTTTTTGGGGATTTTTGGGGATTTATTCATTCTAAATGTTCTATAATATATAGAACAAAAAAATCCCCTAAATAGATTTTGACGAAAAATATAAAAAAAGCATGCAGCCACGTAATTGTGTAATTAATCGTATTTTGCTGCATTATGCTTTAAACCCGTTTTTTCGTGTTTTTAAAATAGGTTTTCCATCTGAAAAAGAAAAAATGGACATTTATTTTTGTCCATTTTTTCTGAGTGACCCCAGTTTCTTTTTTAAAATAATTGAAATAATTCAAATATAATCAATAAATATATATTTACAGGGATTTGGTTTGGACATTGTCATCGGGTGTAAGTATATCGCTCGTATCCGCAGCAGGTGTGTCATTATCTGGTACATGTAGAGGTAAATCTATTGTTTTTGTAATTTTTGTTTTCGTATTGCTCTGTTGTAGATAATAAAAAGCATAATCTTTTGTATTGGCTATATAATTCATAGGAGTATTGTATGTGAATCCACATGTGATGGTTGAATCGTCAGAATATTGAATGCTATACCACCAATATGATGGTATATAGATGATGTTTCCAACGTTTACATCGAATTCTAAAAATTTGATTTTGTCCATCTCGTGAAAAAATTTACGTTGCGGTTTCCAAACATTAATTGGAGAACGAAATTCATAATTATCAAAGTCTTTTATCGGATATAAATATCGAGAACTTTTCCATGGAGTAAGTTTTATATGAATTTTTCCTGAATTTACAGAAATGAAATGTCGATTATTAGTATGGTATCTCAACGGAGTAGCTGCGTTTTCTGAACCAGTCATTATATCATATGTAGAATGAATACTCGTAGTAGGTTTCAACAAAGCATCATTCGCTTTGAATTGAGAATATAATCCAGATTCCTCGATAAAGGCATCATTGTTTTCAGTAACATAATTACTATGAGTATCGGTTTTCAATAAGGTTTGACAGGTTTGATACGGCAATAGAACATAATCAACCGATTCTTCGTTCGTCCAATAGTCTTCTGATTCTTTTACTTTTACATCACAATTGGTTGATTCCTCTAGAATATCAATGTTGACGGTATCGTAAAATGTAGGATTGACTGATTTGAATGGAAAAACAGCAGGTTGTTTCAGGTCACATACCTCCTGTAAATAAGAGTTATCGGTATAATCAAATTCATAAATTTCTAAATCTTCGCTGGTTTTATATTGATGTACCACATGTATATATGTCAGTAAAACAACAATGAATATGAGAATATGAATAAGTGGGTTCATTATACACAATATATAGAATAAATAGTGTATATTTTAATGTATTTTTCCATCAAAATGTTTATTCTTCTCCAATTTTAGGAGCGAGATAAAAAACCATTTTTGCATCCTCAATACCTAAATCATAGGTTATCTGCATAGGATAATTATTCGTTAATAAAATTTCGATTTCTTTGGCCATTTTGCTGTATTGACATATATTATGTAACTTACTGAGACTGAATGAAATATTCATCTCATTGTCTTCTGTGATAGAATAAGCTGTTAAATCATCAATCTCAATATCTACAATCATTTTGCCAGATTCGCTACTGATAGAGAACAACTGGATTTTTTCTTCTGTACATTTGAATTCGATAGAATCGCCGAATATTTGTAACTGGCTAATAATCGCAGCAAACGTAGCAGATGGGATAGAAATATCAACATCACTCTCGAATTCAGGAATACTCATAAATTCTGTATCTATTTCTATGAGGGGTATTTCAAAATGTTTATCAAAAACAGTTTTGTCGTCGCTTGTAAAATGGATATTCAGGGTGTCGGAGCCATCCTGATAGACAAAATTTACTTCCTGTTTTCTGTCTCGAGTATTCAATACCTTAAATAACATATGTGCATGGATACCAATTACAACATTTCCACCTGCATTGAAATCGTAGGTATCAAACCATGATTTTGGTAAAAATATTTCAACGATAGACACTCTACCACTGTCCATTGTTTGAATATACATTTTATCTTTATCAAAGGATATGTTTATATAATCAGTAAACAGTTTGATATGTTGAAATATATTGGTAAATATTTCGGCTCGTGCATGGTCAGTGATTTGTATTTTCATTGTATAATGCAATCTGTCGTCATCTTTTTATGTTATTGTTCATGAATAAATTTTCCAATAAGAGGTCACTATTCTTTTTGTTTATCAATACAATTTTATCAGCAGCATTTTTGTCTATAAACGGAGCAAAAAACGCCTGCAAATTATTTATGATGGAGGGGGTATTGTATATATTCATAGTTATCAGTTTGTCGCTAAACAATATGTTATTTTGTTCACACCTAGAGAATAGTAATTTATACATGTTTTTGTATCGTTCATGTGCAGTAACCGTATATGTATTCATATTTATATGGAGCTCAAATGAACCAAATTTATCAATTATATTTTCTAGTAGTTGTAAAAGGAAATCTAAGATTTGGTTTACATTTTCATCCGTTGCAAATGTTTTGAAAATAGAATATTGAAAATAAATTTTGTTTGTGTTTCCCAGTTGAAAACATGTATTTATCAATAATGTCTGCATATCAATAGTGCCAGATACAATTTTAGCACACTCTTTTTTTTGTTTACCGTTAAAAAATGTATTTTTTGAGTTGGTTTGATAATATGTATTCTTCAAAGTATCTAACCTTTCGCATAAATCGTTATTCATGTTGTATATTAACTACAATATAAATAAAATATCATTTCATATCATTTATTTATATTATTAATAGTTGACTTTGGCTAATTCTTCCTGTGCCATATCTTTGATACTCACACTTGTAGGTGAAGACGGCTCTCCGTGATTAATATCATTTATACTATTTGATACAGATGCATTACCAACTTCTGATAGTATATGTATTCTTTCGTCATGCATTGTTTTATTGACCTCCATAGTAAATGTCTGTAACTTCAGAATAATATCTTTAATATCAGCTAATTCGTTGGCTAGAATTTCAAAACGACTGTTAAATTCGTCTATTACGCCGGAAGAAAAAATAGTATCCATACCATTCATGGCAGGAGTGTTTGTTTCTAGGGATTTGATGCGAACATCTAAATTAGAGATAACCTGAGGTAAAGTAAGTCCAGCCTGACTAGTTGCCGTAGCAGAAGTGGTAGGCTTGCTCACAGGTGGCTCGATAGATACACCATTTTGGTTGTTAACTCTTCTTCTTATTGCTGCTGCGTTTGCTGCACTCATATATATATATACAATATATCATAAATCTCTATATAGATATGAATTTAATTATTTTAAGCAGACATATCCATTTTTAAAGTAGTGTGATGTTTGTAGTCTTCTAACCATGTTAAATCATCTATAGAATAATCATTAATATTATCATGTTTATTTGTTATTTCGATGCGAGGAAATGACATTGGCTCTCTCTCTAATTGTATTTTCAGCGTATCAATATGGTTTTCATATATGTGTGCATTCCCAATAAAATGAACAAATTCATCTGCGACCAGACCACAATGTTTGGCAATAATATGAGTTAAAAATGAATATGAAGCAATATTGAACGGCACGCCTAACCCAATATCTCCACTGCGCTGGTATAAAGAACACGACAAATATTTGTTCTCACGTACATAGAATTGCATTAATACATGACATGGCGGCAATGCCATTTGGTCAAGTTGACATGGATTCCATGCAGATAATACCAATCTACGCGATGTGCGTGTTTCTGGATTTTTTAACGAATCAATGATAGACTGTAGTTGGTCAACTCCCGTGTTGCTATAATCAGTGTGACAATTCTTATATTCAGCATTGAAATGTCGCCATTGATGGCCATATACGGGACCTAAATCGTCCACTTCATTCTCGTGAAGACCGCGACTATCTAAAAATTCTCTACTCGCATTCGCGTTCCATATGTTTACTTTTTTATCATTCAACTTTTTATTGTCAGTGTCCCCGTTGATAAACCAAATCAATTCATTGAAACATGTCTTCCATGCAACACGTTTAGTAGTAAGCAATGGAATGGTGCCGTCTTTCAATGAATAACGCATAGAATAACCAAAAATAGATTTTGTACGTCCATTGCGACCTTCTTCTATGGTACCTCTTTCTAATACGTCTCGAATCAACTGTAAATACTGTTGTTCCTGGTGCATAATGTATAACCGAATAAAGAAAAACGTCTTTATATATTTTCTATGGGTTCTCTATATAGTAATGGAAATTTTACAAGAAACTTCTAGTCTCTCAAAGAAATCTTTTTTGTCGCATGTTTTCTCGATGGCCGAAGAAAGTAATGCAGAAGTATTGAATGTGATACAATATTCAGTTTTAGGAGTAGTTCCGGTAGTTATGTTGAATAAAACAATACAGCGTTTTATACCCGAGGCTGACCACGACAAATCTTCAGTTGAAATTTTAGCCGAAATAATCGTACAATTAGTAGTCATGTTCGTTGGTATTATTCTTATTCATAGAATGGTTTCCTATATTCCTACATACAGTGGCTTCAAATACGAGAACCTTAATTTAACCAATGTGGTACTTGCATTTTTGATAATTGTATTGAGTATACAAACGAAGTTAGGTATGAAGGTAAATATTATGGTTGACCGAATATTGGAATTATGGAACGGACCTAGTACATATGAGAAGAAAGAAGGCATGAAAAACAATGTAAGGGTATCCAAACCAGTATCTCAACACGCACCTAGTCAGGCCGATTATTTAGATAACAGTAATGTACAAAATACCTTTCCGCCGGCACCAGTAGCAACCACGCGTCAGAACAATGTAATGGAATCTTATGACCATATGATGGGCGATGGTCCAGGTATGGACATGAACCCTGGACCTATGGCCGCAAATGGTTTATTAGGTGGTTCATTTGGGGCGTCTTTTTAAATTATCAGTATTGTAAAACTGTGAAGATTGATTTAGACAATGTATGTTAGTAATTTAATTTTAACGTAAATTACTAATTTTATTTCCATTTGATATAGTAATGAGTACCGAAGAAAATAAATCAAATATTTCATTATCAGTAAATGATTTGAGTAATAATCAATTATTATCAAACGGCATTTTCAAAGATACCATAAACGATAATATCCCACAACGGGAAGACGAATCCTCGTCTCAAAAAAATGCAAATGCAGTAGATAGTATAGCTGACAATATACAATCATCCCAAGCTGTAGACAATACACATTGGTTTGCGCAAACAGAATATGTAATATTCAAAAGCGAATTAAAGTCAATCAAACGAAACAATATTGTAGTATTGAAAGAATGCAAAGAGAACAAAAGATTGTTAGATTTGAAATATAACGATTTAAATAAAACTGTTAACAATATCCAAACATCGGTTATTTTCTTTTCGACTATATCTGGTTTTTTGCAGGCAACCCGCGAGCAATTTTCGATACCAGATGACATTATATCTGTGATATCTATTTTCATATCTACATATATCTCTCTCTTGTTGTCCATATCAAAATATTACAAATTAGATGAAACGAAGGAAAAGATACAATCATTAAGAGAGAAGTTTGCCATGCTACATAATCAGTTGGATTATAGAATGGATGTGATTGGGCCATGGGGCAATAAAGATGGTTGGAAACATCAGGACCCAAAAAAGAAGTTAGATGAGTGGACGAACCTGCATAAAATCTTATGTGATGAATACGAAGAAATCATAGAGAATAAGAAGAATCTAGTCACTGAATTCGAAATAATTATGGACACAAAATCTAGAAATTTATATCATATCAAAAATCGAGAACTCAATTATAAAAACAGGCAATTGTTAACCGAGTGGGACAGAAAAGAGGCAGATTTAGAAAATTCAATAAGAGACATCGACCGTAGACCTTCTACGATGGTATTGCAACATGAAGAACTAGACAATTGGGGAGACAGTGATGAGGAAATGTAATCAAAAAAGTTTGACATACATATCATAGTAAGTATATGATATGTTGTATTATACCCGCGAATGTATATCTACCGAGTTTACCAGTTCCATTTGTTTTATTGAACGTTCGAATGTATTCGCCTGTTCAACGTTTGCAAAAAGATATTCCGTATTTGGACTGCATTCGTTTTTCTTTATTTGTTTATAAATAGAGTTGATTTTTTTGATTACTGTATTTACAACATTTTTATCAGAAACCAATTCAACGTCTGTGCGAACAGTTTCTGTCAAAAGAGAAACCGCAAAATAAAGTAAATATCGCCGTTTTTTGCAGGAAGCAGTTGTGTATTTAATACAAAATAGATTGAATAACGAATAAATCGCATGTTCAACAAATTTCGGTTTCTTTTTACTATAAAATAGGATTGCGTCCCATAATATCCAGATGATATCGTTACGACCTTTCGCGTCAACTTTTACGAACGACCTCCCTTCACAATTACTTTTATTTTTTCGTTTTTTGCATAAATTTTCAAATTCAATGGTCCATTCAATCCAATAGCATGCATTCAACATGTTTTTTTTGTCATCTGATATATTATAGGCAAACTCATTCGCTGCAATATAAAATTCTTTGGGGTCATCTTTCAAAAATATAGGTTCGATATAGTTGATATTGGGAGCAATCAGCTTTTCGGACATTTGCGTAATATCAAATTCTTCATCTCTTTTAATTTTTACGGGTTCTGTACTGTTTTTCTTTTCAGACAAGCAAATAGTACATGTAATTTCTGCGAATAATTGTCTTATAACTGGGTGGTTACGTAACTGCAATTCATTTAGAAATTGACCTTGTGCCATAATATTTTTGAAGATAGTGTACCTTTTTTCCAAATAAACAGCTATTTTGGGATTCCCTAAATGTATGTATTTACAAACAAAGTGCAGATAAATTTCCCATACTTCAATGTAATGTCCAGCACATATCAATTCTGCAGACCAATGACATGCCTGTTCTATTTTCTTTTTTTTTAAACTTTCTATTAATTGCTTACGAACTTCTGTTTTTTTGTACCCAGATAAGGTGATTCCTTTGAATTCGGGTTGAGTGCGAATATCATTAATTTCTGAATTATCGTTCACCGTTTCCATTTCATCATCATCCATAATATTTGTTCAATGGTAAATTATATATCCCGTAGACAAAAATATAGAGATATCGAACTAATCGATACAATGTATAAATTACGAATTTTTTCGAGTTTTGGACCATCGGAAGAATGCAAAGAAGTATTTGAACGATTGTGTCAAACACATATGATAACTGAATATGGGGAAGACAATACGGTATATATAACAAATAGTGACGATTATACCCATGTTATCATATTGAATACTGCTATGCCTAGAATTCCTGCACATATTCCTAAAAAAAATGTGATTGGATTGGCGTATGAACCCATATTTTATTTAGGACTGACAGAGCAGTTTATAGAATATGCAAAAGCAAATATTGGTACGTATTATATCGGCGATAAAGGTGTTTTACCAGACCCTTTTACAGAACATTATGCATATATGTGGCATATGACTCCATTGAAGCATGTGCCTATAAAAACCGCGACCATGTCAATAATGATAAGTTTGAAATACCAAATGCCTGGTCATAAATATCGCCATGATTTGACAACGCGAATATTGAAAGAAAGATTACCAGTTGATATTTATGGAAGAGGTTGTAAAGTATACAATACAACATCCCCTCATTTGAAAGGCGAGTTTACAGAGACGGAACCATACGAGCGATACGATTTTCATATTGCAATCGAGAATTCACAATCAAATCATTATTTTAGCGAAAAGATAATCAATCCATTATTATGCAGTACTACTCCGGTTTATTTAGGGTGCAAGCATATTCAGGACTATTTCCCAGAGGAGGTGATATGTATGTCTGGAAATGTAGATGAAGATATCGAACTTATCAAAAATATAATTCGTACCCCATCTACATATAAAAAAGAAATAGATACGGAAAAGGTGAAGAAACGAGTATCCTTGATAGAAAATGTCGAAACTATCTTTTCAGAATAATGTATCTATAAAATATATACAATGAGTAGTTTTATGACACCTATAGGGACGCCATTAGGAACACCAATAGGGACACCAATCGGGACACCATTCGGGACACCGACAATGACATCCAAAGATATTTTTGACAAATTTGAAATAAAAGCTGATAAAGGCATTACATATTACATAATACCCGCAGGAACTGATTTATATCATGGTAGCGATGTAATAAATAATATTGCTGATATGAAAGATGGACAGCATACGTTCTTTGCAGTTACTACAGAATATGCCGCAACATATGCTAAGAAAACAGGAAATATTTTTCATTTTACAACAAAAAAAGATATACAGTTGGTTGCTATGGATAAACCAAATAAGACATTATATAAAAACGCAGATGCAGATATCAAAAAAATAATGGATACAAATTACGGTTTTCAAAATGAACATAAACGTAAATCTGAACAGAAGTCTGATAACGCCTTATCTGCATATTTATGCAAAACGGGGTACAACGGGTATGCTGCAGGAGAAATGAAAGGAGTAGACTTTACATTTGATTTGGACCCAGAAATAATCATATGTCATGTAAATCAATTGCAATACAAGGGTACGAATAAAAATAATTTAAACAGAGAAATAGACGGACCCAAAAAGCAAAAACAACCAATTATCTTTTCACAACTGAATTTCATGAATGATGGATATGAAACACCAGGTGGTAAGAAAAAACGTCAGAAAGTAAAAACGACGAAAAGGAAGATAAAAATGAGGAAAAAAAAGGTAAAAACGATGAAAATGAAGGTAACACGAACAAAGAAATAATTGATTTCATATTGTATTTGAAACAATATGAAACAAACAACGAATCTATTTTAGTTGTTTTATGATTACACCCTTGAAGATTTAAAACGCCGTTTTCATAGCATAAAAAAATAATCAAAAGTGTAAAATCAATAGGCAATCTTTCCATTGCCTATCGTCTTACTTATCATTTTCAAAAAACGGCGTTTTAAATCTTCAAGGGTGTAATCGTCCAGTAATCATTCTAGATACAAAACGAATAGATTGTAACTCATCATACATCATTTACATATATATATAGTAAGTAGCGGTACAATCATTCGGTAATGATACGTGGTACCACATTGATTGTTTGCAGTTCCTGTGACATTAGTTTATAAGCATAAGGTATTTCGACCTTTGCAAAATCAGTTTTGTTATCGCAGGTATTGCATTGGTATTTAGTGAAATCAGAATTGGTATACATTTTATTTTTCGTACCGTCATTGTATGCAGCAATAATACCACAACGTTTGCATACATGAGTACTATATTTATCAGATACATCAAACATCCGCTCCTTGCAAAACCGTGTCATACCATGTGCAATCATTACATCTCTTTCCATCTCACCGATTCTGAAACCACCATCACGGCTTCTGCCTTCAGCTGGTTGTCTGGTAAGATTAACCATTGGTCCGATAGAGCGACTATGTTGTTTATCACTGACCATATGTTTCAGTCGCTGATAAAATACTGGTCCAATAAATATAGATGTCTCTAGCTGTTCGCCAGTAAGTCCATTATACATTATCTCGTTACCATAACTTTCATATCCGGTTTTTTGCAGTTGTTCAGCAATCGTTTTTACATCTAGATTGCCAAAACTGGTGCCGTCGCCGAACATTCCTAGTTCTAGTAATACTTTTCCCAATAAGGTTTCTTTCAATTGCCCAATAGTCATACGAGAGGGAATAGCATGAGGATTGATAATAATATCGGGTTTCAATCCATTCTTCGTAAATGGCATGTCACACTCGGGAATGATATTTCCAACAGTACCTTTTTGACCATGTCTAGAACTGAATTTGTCACCATAATTAGGTTTGCGAAGGGTACGAATGCGAACTTTTGCAAAATTATAGCCGTCTCCATTTCTGCCAGTATAATTTTTATCGACATAGCATTCTTCATTCGTTCTGAAGGTCTTACTTTGGTCCTCATATTTGACAGTTTTGGTAGGGTCGTTGCGATTTTCTTTGATAGGGACTGTTTTTGCAATGATAACATCTCTATTCTCAACGAGTTGATTTTCAGGAATAAATCCATCTGTATTCAACTTATTGTAATTGCCGAACTTGATACCTTTGGTTTTGGCAGGGTCTGGCTTACAACGAATAATCTCATCGCGGATAATATTTTTATCTTCATCTTTTTCGGTATGATAAATAGTAGCCAGGAACAGACCTCTGTCAATCGACCCTTTATTGATAAGAACACTGTCTTCCTGATTGTAACCCGTATGGGTCATAATGGCAACATGAATTTGTGTACCAGAAGGGATTTTATTCAAATGAAGGAAGTTCATTACACGTGTATCTACCAATGGTCGACTGGGATAATTTAATACATATGCAGTTTTATCCATTCTCTGGTCATAATTTGTAGCATAAACACCCATTGCTTGCTTGCCCATAGCACATTGGTAGGTATTTCTAGGAGCTTGATTATGGTCAGGAAATGGAACACATGATGCTAATACCCCAAAAATAGTACTCGGATGAATTTCACAGTAATTGTAGTTGAATGAAAGATTGTCAGATTGTAGATATTCGTCTTTGCATTTCATTCCAATCATTGCCAAATTTTGTTCTTCGGGGTCGATATATTCTATTACCGATTCGTCAATTACACAATTCGTAAGTAGGTCATTCCAATGAATCTCTTTCGTAGACAATTTATGAATGATATCGTTGGTAATGATTGCCTTGTTATCTTTCACTTTCAAAACTGGTCGTGTCAACCGTCCACCATCGTTGCAAATGCGGATTTCCAACGTCTTATAATTGAAAATGATAGAGGTATAAATATTAATGATTCCTCTATGTTTTTGCAGTTTCAAATAGTCATATAGCTCTACAGGTTTGTCTGTAATTCCCTGCCATGCTCCATTGATAAATACTTTTACCTTATTGTATAGGTCAACTGGACTACACTCCTCAAGTAAAGTGAGATGAGGCAATATATATTCGTATAAGGGTGCACTATTGGTAGGAATGGTGAGATGTGCCATATAACTGATATTTTTTACAATTCCAATAGATTGTCCTTCTGGTGTCTCTGCTGGACAAAGAAACCCCCATGTAGTATTATGCAACTTTCTAGGGGCAATTAACTCGCCACTTTTTTCGAGGGGGGTATTGATTCTTCGAAGATGACTCATACTTGATGCATAAGTGAGACGACTAAGAACCTGCGCAACACCTACTTTACTCGAATTGGATTGTTTGATACTGAAATCGCCAGTTGATAATGCACGGTTGATACCGTTTTCAATAGTAGTCGATTTCATTATTTTGTAGATATTTGTCATATTTATTATGTTTTCATAGTCTTGTGATGACCTCCACGACCCATTGTTAATTTCACGAACAATCTGTTTCTGCATTTCCTTTACCAGTTTATTGAAATAATTACGGAATAAATTATTCAATAATGTGCCGGTGAGTTCAATTCGTTTGTTCAAATATGAATCACGGTCGTCAGTCGGAATCCACCCGAGACTCGTTCTGATAAGTTTATTGGCCATATAACCAAGAAAGTATATTTTTTGTTTTTTAGTTTTGCAATGAGGGAACAAATCATTGTCTAGAATGTCTGTGGCAAAATCTAGTTTCCTTTTATAACTATTCTCTTTGTCCAGATTTATTGGCGTATAAGTTACATAAGAGGTAATATGTCGGAGTGCCTCTTCCTGTGACGAATATGCATTCGCGTCAATAATAGAAGCGTGTAATGCCTGCAAAATGTTGTTGTTTTCGTTTTTATCAATATCCAATGTAATAATTTCGCAGATTTCTTTATCTGTATTTATGCCCAGAGCGCGGAATAATACAAATAATTCAATCGGCTGTTTGATTCTAGGAATAGTAACATAGATACTTTTACCAAATCCATTACTTTTACTCGCAATCATCATCTCTACCTGTTTGGGAGAGATACATTTGAAGTCAGGTACAGATTTAATTTCGGCAACCCAATTCCATTTTGTTGAGTTTTTGCCATCGAAACAGTAAATCTTATTTTCAGCAGCACGTTCCTGACCCAGCACCGTTTTTTCAGAACCTTTGATTACAAAGTATCCGCCACTGTCCATGGTACATTCACCTGAGTTTTGATTACCTAGAATGTCTTGTTGCGACAATACACATATAGAAGACTTCAGCATAATCGGCATTTTACCAATATTTATTTTTTGAAGAGTTTTTGAAATAGTTTTGGGTGCCTCCATTGATTCGGTATTGCGTATAACATAATCAATATTGATATCAACCGTCATAGTAGACGCATATGTAAAATTACGAAGTTTCGCTTCTTGTGGGTACATTGTTTTCGTAGCTCCATTATTTTCGTGAATTTGCGGTGGGTATAGCTTAAAATTTGTAAATGAAATAAATACCTCGAGAAAGTATTTTTCTTTTTCTGCAACAAAGTCATTCTCAGAGTGGATTTTCACAGGGTTGAACATATCAATTGTTCGTTGAATTTGATAATTGACAAAATGGTTATATGACTCTATCTGATGCCGGACGAGTCTTTCAAGATACTTACCCTGAAAATATGATTCAATAATCGTATAAGGGTCTTCGGTTTGGTTGGCGAGATGGTCTAATAATGAATTTTCTGAAGGCGAGAGGGTCTTCAAAATTTTATCATTGAGTTTGTCTATGGTTTCTGGTTGAATCATATTTTTTTGCTTGGTTGGTTTCCGTTTTCTGACAGTTTTTTCAACTATTACCTCTTCAGGTTCGGTTGAAGCCATTTTCATAGATTGCATCGTGTTACTTTATACGATTCAAAAATCAATAGTCAGTTCTATCAATTTTATTGTAGAAAATACTTTCGAAAAAGAATATAATCATATGTCCTATATACTATCAAATATGTTAAACACCTCGAAAACGTTTGTAAAGTATCTAGATAATTACGACAAAACGAACCAAAAAAAATATAAAACCAGATTATTCAATAATATACAGGACGAATACAACGATGTATGGGGCATGTCAAATGTTGTCACCGTTCCTGTAAATATTGAACCGCAATCACTTAATAGAGAGGATGAACAGTATACAACTCCTATGGGTAGTATATTTGAAAATATTTTTTTACCCGACATATTACCCTCATCAAGAAAAAATTCGGTTGTAGAAGACGATATAAAAATAGAAAAAAAGACCATTCAAATAGTTGATAAGATTGATTCACTTGAAGATATGATAGCAATCATACATAAATACGAATACAATAAACATTATGAATATAATATTGACTTTCATTCTATTTATAGAATAAAAGATGAACTGATGGTATTGAACAAAATGGTCGGTATGGAAAAGTTGAAAAGAAATGTATTGGACCAACTGCTTTATTTTTTGCAAAACTTGCATATTTCTGAAAACGGTGGGGATTATAAACATACTGTCATTTATGGACCGCCAGGTACAGGTAAGACTGAAGTAGCCAAGATTATTGGCAAAATGTATTCGAAAATTGGTATCCTTAAAAATGATATATTCATAAAAGTCACGAGACAGGACCTTATTGCCGGATATTTGGGACAGACTGCTATAAAAACTGGCAAAGTAATAGAAGATGCAAAGGGAGGTGTGTTATTCATAGATGAAGCATATGCATTAGGTTGCGATTCGCGCGACGACAGTTTTTCGAAAGAATGCATCGATACGCTATGCGAGGCACTTAGTAATTACAAAATGGACATCATGGTCATCATTGCTGGTTATGAAGAAGAATTAAACAGTACGTTTTTTAGAATGAATCGAGGATTGCAGTCGAGATTTATATGGAGATTTACGATGGAACCGTACAACGCGTTGGAATTGAATAAGATTTTTGGTTTAATTGTAGAAGATGCAGGGTGGTGTTTCAGTGAAGACAATAACATAAATGACGAATGGTTTCAAAAACATATCAAGGAGTTCAAGTCATTCGGTAGAGATATGGAACAACTATTTACCTATGTAAAAATATGTCATGGTCGACGTATTTATGGTTTACCCGATACACATAAGAAGCATATCAACATACATGATATGAACAATGGTTATGTTTTATTTGCAGAGAATAGAAAAGAGAAGAATATGTCTCATCTTTATGGTATGTATCTATAGATTTAGTAATTGTTTAGTGCAAGCGTAAGAATTTTATAGTTTTCCTGTATAATAAATATATACGTTTGAAAATATATTTATTATGAGTGAAAAAAAAATATTATCTATTAACCCAGATTTATTTTCATTTTCAAATACTACTAAGAAAAAAAAGGAACCGAAACAATCTAAATCCCGTATACAAATTAAACCATCTTCTGTAACAAAAAATGGTTCTACTTTACGGAAGAAAACGATACTAAAAATGATAAGACAACATCAGACTGACCGAAATAGCGAAAATTTTAGTAATTACAAACAATCTATGCAACCTAGTGTATCGTCGTCGACGAATGATTTTGAGACAGCAAAGAATTTTTTTTCTAATATGGTAGTTGACAAAACAAACAAAGACAGATATAATTATACATTGAAAAAAACACCGGCTATTCACAGTGCACCTAATCATACCAGTAGTGCATTGAATTATACAGAGATTGATGTGAATGTGCCCCCTGTGGATATACCTATTCATGCGAATATAGAAGATTCAAATATTACATTGAAAAAAGGTAATGAAATTCCTATACCAAAATACGGTTGTATGAAAAATGGCTTGTTGCCTACATATCGAACATATATGAACCAAACTCGTCGAAATAGCGATGAAGACACGATGACTGTACCCGATATGATTACTCGTGGAAACAACAGTCATGTTTATGGTGGGGGCGCACATCAATCGCCCTCTGAAAAATCTACTCATCTTGCAAATATCATGTCTCAAACAGACAACAAGCTAAAAAATTTGAAAAAGAAAAAAAGAGGATATAAAAAGAAAACAGTGAAAAGGTCGTTTGTATTAGGGAAGTCGAAAATAAAACCGTCCGTTTCTGTATTAGTTACAAATAAAACTGTTCGAAATAATATCGTGGAGAAAACGCAATTGTTGAGACAAACACCTTTAACCGAGATAAGAAAATACCTCATGCAACACGGTTTTATAAAAGTGGGAACAGTCACGCCCAATGATGTCTTACGAAAAATGTACGAAACAGCTTTGTTAATATGTGGAGAGGTACAAAATCATAATTCGGATACATTGATGTATAATTTTTTGAACAACAATAACACTACATAACTGGTTTGAGCAACACGACATTAAGCGTGAATGAGCAATGGTGTAAAACAGTAAATAGTTAGACTAATTGAAATGAGTGAAACCAATGTGTATGGAACAATTGCAGTCATGTTATCACAAATAGATTTAGATTTTTTAGTAGGCTGGTTGTTATTGTTATTGCAGTTGCGTATGGGGGTAATCGGCTTTAGATATTTGTATTGCATGAAATATTCATCTTTTTCGATGTCATAAAAATTACCGTAGTCAAAATCATAATCACAACCAGAAGTCATTGTATTGTTATATTGGTATTTCGTAATCTTAACATACATTCGTTGAAATCAATTTTATTAATATATGAAGATATTTAAATATTTCTACATATATTATTTAAGTCCTAGTATTTACAATGCCAAAAAGTGAACGAACGATGCATCATGAATATTTTGAGTACGTAGAAGATGCGGTTCATAAATACGGTTCTCGTACATTTGTATTGATACAGGTTGGTGCATTTTTTGAAGTATACGGTTACAAACCATTAGACAGTGAAGAAAATATGAGTAATTGTGACATAGAAAAATACAGTAGTATATGCAATTTGAATGTAAGTGATAAAACGACCATTGATTTATTTGATAAACATGAGAATGCAGTTATGAAAAGACGCATCATGATGGCAGGATTTCGCGATTTTACTCTTGATAAGTATCTGACTAAATTAACCGATGCAGGGTATACTGTATTGGTATATACACAGGAGAAGATAGGGAAGGATATAATCAGGAAATTAGACCAGATATATTCACCAGGGACATATGTATCCTATGATACAGACGTTGGTACCAAACTGACAAATAATTTGATGTGCATTTGGACAGAACGATTCAAAATGCGTAACTCTCGAGATATTATGGTATGTGGATGTGCGGTCATCAATGTATTCACTGGAGAAGTACATACTTTTCAATATGAACAAACATACTATATGAATATTTCAACATTTGATGAGTTGGAAAGGTTTGTTTCAATTCATGTTCCTAGTGAAGTAATATTTATACATGATTTTACTATAGATGAAATAAAAAAGGTTATACAGTTTGCAGGTGTACAAACTGAGTGCATACACTATGTATGTAATACATCAGACAAGTCTGAGAAATGTAAAAATCAGCGGTTTATGAAAGAAACTATCGATGTAATCTATAACGATGAAACCTATAATTTATATAACGACTTTACTGAACATATTATATCGACACAGGCTATGTGTTATTTGTTTGATTTCATACAGGAACACAACCCCAATTTGACAAGCAAAATACAGTTGCCACTATTCAACAATGTAACCAGCAATGTTGTATTGGCAAACCATACGTTAAGTCAGTTAAATATCATTTCCGATAATTCTTTTTCTGGAAACAATTCTGGCAGATTGACTTCTGTTATGAATTTCTTAAATAAATGCTTAACGCCGATGGGTAAACGATTGTTACAATATCAAATAACGCATCCAACTACAAAGGAGTCATGGTTGAATAGTGAATATAAGATGATAGATATAATGTTGTGCAAAATTAATTATACAAAAATAAAAGAATCTCGCAGTAAGATTTGTAAGATAAAAGACATTGACAAAATATTGCGCCAGGTAGTGGTAAAGACACTATATCCATCAACTATCTATACTCTTTTTGATAGTCTACATATCTTTCATCAGTTAATGGATTCTACCGTAAAGGACGAGTCAATCTGTAAATATTTGGCCAATACGGATTCTGATAGTCTCCAGCATGCAGATATCGTAAACAAAATCACCTCAATAGAACGTTTTTTGCAGAGATGCTTCAAATTAACAGATTGTAAGGGTGTAAACAGCATGACAGTCTTTGATGCAAACATAATAAATCCAGGCATATCTGATGAGTTAGACACAATGGTAAATGAATATGAGTTGTGCTATTCCAAATTTTATGAAATACATAGTAGTTTGAATTCCTTGTTTCAGCGATGCGAAAATTCAACCACGGATTATGTGAAAATTCATACTCCCGAAAAAAGTCCTATTTGTTTGCAAATGACAATGAAGCGGTCTATGTTGTTAAAGAAAATCAAAGAGTCTTCTGATTTTGAGAATGAAATCATAATAGACGAGACAACTAAAATCTCGTTGGACGACATCAAATTTGTAAAAGCATCTGCAACATCCGTTGAAATAAATATAGATATATTGAATAACATATGTAGAACCATTTTCAATTATAAATCCAAACTCAATGAACAAATAGCAAAGGTATTCAAAGAAATTCTGACAGATTTCGAGAACATACATTACGGAAACCTCGAATATATATCAAAGGTCATCGCTAGATACGATGTGTTGCAATCAAAAACCTATTGTGCAAAGGAATATAGATATACAAAGCCATTGATACATGACGACAATAATCGTTCGTTTTTTAAAGCAAAAGGCATCAGGCATTGTTTGATAGAACAATTGCAGGAAAATGAGTTATATGTAGAGAATGATTTGGACTTAGGTACACCTAGTCAAAAAGGTGTATTGTTGTATGGAACCAACGCAGTTGGGAAAACGAGCCTTATTCGAGCTATAGGGATATGTGTTATTATGGCCCAATGTGGAATGTATGTACCGTGTACAGAGTTTGTTTACAAACCGTATACCGCTATTTTTTCTAGAATTTTAGGTAACGATAACCTATTCAGAGGGCTTTCCACATTTGCGGTTGAAATGAGTGAACTTCGAACTATATTGAATTCTTCTGACGAGAATAGTTTGATATTGGGCGATGAATTGTGTTCAGGAACGGAGACAGAATCTGCATTGAGTATTTTTGTAGCCGGATTACAACATCTTCAACAAAAAGGTTGTACGTTTATTTTTGCTACTCATTTTCATGAAATAGTTGATTATGATGAAATACAAAGTATGCCAGCATTATCATTGAAGCATCTAGAGGTATCTTATGATATGGAAAAGGATTGTTTATTGTATGATAGAAAATTAAAGGACGGGTCGGGACCTAGAATATATGGTCTAGAAGTGTGCAAATCTCTTCATATGAATACAGATTTCATAGATAGGGCATTTGAAATTAGAAATAAGTATTTTGAAAATTCCCGCGGAGTCCTTAGTGGCACTAAAAGTCATTACAATGCATCGAAGATTAAAGGTAATTGTGAAATGTGTAATAAAACGAAGGCCTCCGAAATACATCATTTGATGCAACAAAAAGATGCTGATGAAGATGGGTTTATTGGCAGCGTTCATAAAAACCATAAGGCAAATTTGATATCAATATGCGAAGAATGTCATGATAAAATACATGATAAAACTAATATTCAGCATGTACCTACATGGAAGAAGAAAACATCTAATGGTACTAAATTATATTGATTATCCGCTTTTATTGGAACTCAATATAATACTTTCAACATAATTGGGACTATAGGTACTATATCCATATTTGTAGTAACCCGGAATCTCGTACGTCGGAAAGGTTTGTGATTTAGGTACTTGCATTAATATTGCCTTCTGTTTCTTTGGGTCAAATACCCAGGCACTTTGCAATCCTAACCCGTATCCCTCTTCTTTCTCTATTTTTTCAGGAGGGTCATGATATTGCACATCATATTTGTTGACATTATAAGATTTGTTTCCTTCTTCGTTTTCCTTATTATTTTCAGCAACAGGGTTACTATCATTACTTACTTCGGGTTCCTGGATAACCTGTTTTGATTCTTCTTCTAGAATTGTTGCTGTATAGGTACGCGCCCCTTTTTCTTTATTGGCGATGGTTTCTTTTACAGTGATTACGCTAGTCATATAAATTGAAATCAAAATAATAAGGACAAATATGATTATTAAGAAGTATTTCATATATAGATATATATATAAAAATTGAATGCAAATAAAAGAATATTGATATAGTATATATTAAGAAGAATGATTATTCCAGTTAAGTGTTTCACCTGTGGTATGGTACTTGGTGATAAATATAGGTATTACCAAAATGAGGTAAGACGCAATAAATTGCTACAGGGCGTGAGTGCCGACAAAGTAATTTATTTGACAAAAGATAATACAGAAAAGACGATTGAAGGAAAAGTTTTAGATGATATTGGATTGAAGAATGTATGTTGCCGTCGTCATATTTTGACACATGTCGATATTGAATAATATATAGAGATATACTATAATGGGAAACAAAACGTTGAAAAAGGGAGGTAATTGCAACTGCAGTAAAAAATTATTTTCAGGGGGCAGCGTTGTCACGCCCGAGTTATCTGGATACAAAATGAATGAGGGAATTGGCGGAATGAACGACCCTCATACGAATATCGTATCGTCTAGATTAGTGGTTGGTGGTAAGAAATCCAAACGAAGACGCAAAACAATGCGTAAAAAACGAAACGCCAAATCTAAAAAAACACGCAAATAAAATATAATATTGCTACATTATATAATGCCTGAAGTTTATAACAGATTGTGTCCCCCAGCTCGCTTTTATTTAATATTGTCCGTTTTTTCTTATATCATCATGTTTATTCAGAATTTAGGAAAAGATAAGATGTATTGTTTAGGTGCGATTGGCTGCAGCACTGAAAATAGTATTTACATATTCATTTTCAAAGCGATATATATCATATTTTGGACATGGTTGTTGAATGTTATTTGTAAAGGAGGAGGTTCATCATTTTCGTGGTTGTTAGTATTACTGCCTTTTATACTTATGTTTGTATTATTGGCTCTTTCTTTATTTTCTAATATGTAAAGTATTATTCAAAACATATAGATACATATGACCTATAATATACGTATAGGTCATATGATGAGGTTTGCTGAGTTGCCAACCGATATAATCAATAATTGCATTATTCCTTTTTCGTATAGTCCACAATCACCAGAATTGTTGCATGACCTTAAGTCGTATGTGAGAGATTTCTCATTGATTACTTCTATTTATTATACACAATACAATGAATGCATTTTATTGAATGATTTGGAAAAAATGGTGGATTCAATAGATAGTCAGGTTGACAATATCAATTCATCATCAAAAACCGTTGTTTCAAGACTTTATGGAAATAAAGATGACGAAAAGGCGAAACAGTTTTTTTTCAATGACAAAAAAATGAACACTGACCAGAAAAATCGATTGTTATGGGGACTATTGACACCAACTGAACGAACTCGGTTTTTCAATCGCTTTATACTAGAAGATTTAGATGAATAGAAAAATTGACAATAAAAAAATTAAACAACATAAAATAATAAGCATATAGAATATAATTACCATGAATCCGTCAATTAGCAAAATATCTGTGGATGATGAACTGTATCAGTTTACGTTAAGCGGGATAAATGTAAGTCTTGCAAATGCATTGCGTAGAACAATACTAAGTGACATACCAACTACCGTTATCTATACTGAAGTTTACAAAGATAATCAGTGCAACATTGAAATAAATACAAGTCGTCTGCACAATGAAATCATAAAACAGCGTTTGAGTTGCATACCAGTTCATGTGACGGAATTAGATTTACTGCCAGATAATTACATTTTAGAGGTAGATGTAACAAATGAAAGCGATAGCATTATTTATGTAACAACAGAAGACTTTCGAATCAAAAACAAAACAAATGATAACTATCTAACTGTGGAAGAAACCCGTAGAATCTTTCCAGCATGCCCAAAAACAAATTCCTATATTGATTTTGTTAGATTAAGACCAACCATGGGAAATCTTCCAGGAGAGCAGTTGAAACTAACCGCTAACTTTTCAGTTCACAATGCGAAAGAGAATAGTATGTTCAATGTAGTATCTACATGTTCTTATGGTAATACTGTTGATATGGATAAAGCAAATACTATCTGGACAGAATATGAAAACAAGCTGAAGTCAGAGTCTGCAACAGTCGATGACATTAAAATGCAAAGGACAAATTTCTACCTGCTGGATGCGCATCGTCATTTTGTAGAGAATAGTTACGACTATTGCATACAGAGCGTCGGTGTTTATAAAAATCAACAGATTGTGAAACTGGCATGCAAGATTTTGATTGACAAGTTAGCTGATATGATTGTTGCGATAGATTCAGATATCGTACCGATACGTCCTAGTGAGACAACGATGGCTAATTCTTTTGACATTATTTTAGAAAACGAGGATTATACACTTGGAAAACTGCTAGAATTTGTAATTTACAATAAATATTTTGAATCAGAAGAAATTCTATCGTTTTGTGGATTCAAAAAATTCCATCCACATGATGATGAGAGCATTATTAGATTGGCTTATGTAAAGCCATCTGACAAAAATATGGTGAGGACTCATATGAAAAATGCATGTGAGCTAGCGAAAGAAACATATGAAAAAATTAACAAAATGTTTTAGAAAAAGTACCTGCCTATATAGTAGTTAAATGACGTGGATTCATTTTATTGACCCTATTTTTTATTCTAATACAACTTATTTAAATGACGTTTCTATGTGTGACACTGTACAATACATACCCAACATAAAGAAAGGTAAAGTATTAAAAATTTTGAATGGAAATACGCTATTAGTTGCAGCATCTATATATGGCTCAGTTCAACCTGTATATCGGTTTGTAATTTCAATGAAAAATGTTTACAGAACTGATGTAACCGCGAATGCGAAGGATTATACTTCTCGTCGTCTATTGAACAAGTTCATCCTAGATAAGATAGTGTATATAAAAGATTTAGCAAGTGATGAATCAGGTGTTATGAATGCAAACATATATTTAGGCGGTATTCATGTCAATCAAATAATAGTTGATTTTGGATTGGGTACATCTAGAAAGGTAAGTTTTGCATGTTAATCGCATATAATTATATGTTTGTATTATTATATGGATAAAGAAACCACAGTAGTAAAAAGAAGAGGTAGCATCGAAGCATTGCAATCTGTTGTTAGCGAACAGGATTTCAAACAAAAAATGGGTATGTATACGTCGTTTATTATGGAATTCTACCGCGTATTGATGGGGTCATTTTTGATAGTGTTTGTTCCGCAGAAATGCGGTGATAGTATTTGCGGTTTAACTGATAATATGCTTACCACCAATAATTTGAAAACCGCAGGATTTGTATTCAACACTGCAACTTTTGTCATATTTTTGCATATGTATTATGCAGAGTTGAAAAGAGAAAATAAACTAATCACGTACTTAGATGTGAACCCTGAATTGCCTAGAGACAATGATGCGGTTGGTGAAGCATTGGTAAAATTACCAGACAGAAAAAGAACAGATATTTTGAGATTAGATAAATATTATCAAATGAGTGGGCGATGTGCTATGTTTTTTTATTTTACAAATGTTGCCATCAGCACTGTTGGTATATTCAATGCCTATTTAGACGATAAAACAATCACTGTTTTATTGACAAACGTTCTTTTCATGACATTGAAATTGTATGATACTAAAACAATTACTGACACCGAAGAAAATGTGTTTTTATCCGCGTATTTAACACGAAAGATTCAATACAATGACGTTGACCCAGATAAGATGTTGATAGATAATGATGTAGGCTCATCTGTAGATGTGGAAACAGGTGAAGTGATGGAACGCTTGGAGGAATCCAGCGAAATGATTACAAATAACGAGTAATACATTATTACATAAAACAATATTCATAAAAATTGATGAATATTGTTTGAACTGGGTTGGGTTAATAATCAATACAGTATTATGGAAAAACGCGTGAATAGTAAACTAGAAGTGTATGTTACTGACTTCAAAAAGGATGTATGTGAAAAAATAAAAACTATGGATTTTGATAGTGGTATACAGAACGAGCTGTTACAGTTTGTATATGATTACAATCGGCTGTCATTGTCGAAAGAAGATTTTGTAAAAAGAAAACGAATTAAAAATGCAATTCCTACGTCGAATAGATGTACAGCTAGACGAGCAAACAGTGAACAATGTACTAGACGCAGAAAAGATGAATGCGATTTTTGCGGTACGCATGAAAAGGCTCGTCCGCATGGACTAATTGACAATAGTAACACCAATACAGAAAAAACTACAAAAGTAGAAGTTATTGCTAGAGAAATTATGGGTATTGTATATTATTTAGACCAATATGAAAATGTCTATGATACTGAAGATGTTATGAAAAATGTTACGAATCCTAAAATTATTGCAAAATACTTAATCAAAAATGATAAATACACTATTCCATCTTTAGGTTTAGTCTAGGTTTATAAACGCAATGTACATGTGATTACTTATTTATTTTACGAACAATACTTTCTTTTATTACTTCTTCTCTATTATCAAGAATGAATTCGTTAGCATGGTCCGCCTTTTCGACATCACCATTAAAGTATTTAGACAATATTTCTAATAAATATTTTTTTGTTATTGGTTTTCTAACACTTTTTTGATTGTAACATATTTGACCGTCTTTTATGTCAATACAATCTATTTCATTGTCCTTCATAATACTCATTATGTTCTCATTTAATCTTTTTTTCTCGTTTTTACGAGTGGTTTCTTCCTTTTTTAGACTCCTTATTTCGTTATCTAGCTTAACCCATTCTTTGATATTTTGCACTAGTATATCTTTTGTATTTTCCATCTTTATAGTTAATTATGATATTTATTTGTTTATATTTTTGTATTATATATTATATGATATTTACAAATATAAGAGCGACTTCTAAACAGTCCCCTTCGAAAAGTATGAACTTAGTGACTAATATAAAACCATTACCGCTGTCGTTATCGAACCGTGTGCAAAAAATACAACAGCTTCCTAGCAATAACACAGTCAGTCCTAAATTATTGTGGGGACCGGCTATATGGTATTTGTTTCATGGCATGGCAGAAAAAGTGAAGGTAGATAGTTTTAAAAACATTCGACTAGATTTACTTAGTAATATTCAAAAAGTTTGCGGCAATTTACCCTGCCCTACATGCTCGACTCATGCTGTACAGTATTTAAAAACGGTTGATATGAACAAAATTCAAACGAAGGAAGATTTGAAACGAATGCTTTATGTTTTCCATAATGCAGTTAACAAACGAACAGGCAAACCCGAGTATTCTTATACTGATTTAAATACTAAATATCCTACCGGGAATCTTCGAAGTATAATTACCGTGTTTTTTACATATTTTGAAGATAAACATAAATCTGTGCATATGTTGTCCAATGATATGTATACTATGCGTATTTCTAAAGATTTGCGTACGTGGTTTACAAATAATATATGTCATTTTGATACATAATATTTGAATAATATATTGCTTCTATGTTGCTATGTATTATTTAATCCAGGGTTTTTAATAATTCTCCATTTTTATACACAGAACATTTATATTTCTTAGAAGATACTTTTTTACAAACCTCGTTGTTTTTATATTCTGGGAAATATTGCAATCCTGGAGAATTTGTTGCGAAAATTATATTAGACCATATGACGCCAATCAATATGCCAATGAAATAAGCAAAGAAACTTTGCCGACCAGTATAACAATATTTGGTATCTAGTTTCATTATGTCTTTCATACTCCTAAATAGGTTTGTGTTCCAGAAAATGTCGAATAATATCAACCCTACGAAAAATATTATAGTCGGTATATTTTCCTTTAGATTAGGTACGTTTGTGAATATGTTCGGTATAAATTTCAAAAAATCTATATTCAACATTTGCCATGGAGTTACGAAACACTGCCCTAGAGAAGGAACATTTGGCAAGTTTCCGAAATCTACGTTTTTGTTGATGAAATTTTTATCTTTTAAGATAAGTGTTGTGAATAAATAGAAGAATGTGTACCCGAGTATAGTTTCACTTACGGGTATGTGTTCCGAATTGCCCCCTCCACCAAATAACGATACATCACAAATCGCATTTTTATCATCTTCACCTACTATTCCACCTAAATTAACGTTATTTCCTACAATGAAGCTCATGAAGATAGCCCATAGTAAACCAAACAAATATACTATGCCTCTTAAATCACTATTGAATATAGATGAAAGGGTGAAAAAACATATTAGTATGAATGGTGATAAGCGTAAAAATAAAAATATGAAAGTAGCTAAATTCAAATCCATTTCTTACTTGTTGTATATATTATAACCGTTGATAATATATATATTGAATAATTGTCATTGTTATCTATTTATTTGTTTTTGATTTATATTTGCATTTGTATGTTTTTCTCTTTGGTACCTCACATGTGCTAGCACTATCAACACCTATTGTATAGATGATTGACTTATTGTTTGATTTGTGTATCACATAACTCCATAACAAAGACATTATTATACCGATTCCATTTGACATAACTAGTTGGCTTGTAGAATAACATCCATTTTGTAATAGCCATAGATTGTCTGTGATGATAATCAGCAACATAATGATGATGAAATTTAGATTCGCGAGCACATAGTTATTTTTTAACATCGTGTATACTAGATATATTGTTGTAAATATCAGAATGCTAGGATTTATAGGTAATTTCGTGTAGTTAGACAAATTATTGAACGTAAATGTTTTGCATATCTCGTTGTCTGATACGATTGGTCTTATATTAAACGAATTTCCTACGAATATTGTTGCCATAATGGTAAATGACAGACCAATTAGAAAAACAATGCCTTTTATGTTATTATATATCAGTGAATCGAGTAAAAAGAATGAAATAATTATTATTGGTAGAAATACGTTGATTAGTGCATAGTTTATGTTTGATATTTTCATATATACAATATACATATTATAAAAATGCGTGCGTAAAAATTTGGTGAATGTTATCTATTTCAATAAAGTGAATGTCGTCAACATACTCTTTATTTGAATCGTACCATAATTGATATTCACGATGATTGTCTTTGGGGTATAAAAATGTTGTCACGCCTGCTTTTATTCCATAGCTTATTTTTATATCTAAACCACCGATAGCGGTTATATCGCCATTCAATGTTATTTCACCAGTAATTGCGACTGTATTCTTTATTTTTTTTTTATTCAAAAGACTATAGATAGCTGTTGTTATTGCAGCACCTGCTGATGGGCCGTCCTTTGAAATACCTCCTTCCGGACAATGTATATGTAAACCCTGGCACATGGTCTCTTTAAAATATTCCAGCCATTGATGTTTTGTTGTATCCTCTGTCAAATTCCACGCTAAAGTTTTCGCAACATTCATACTTTCTTTCATGACATCTCCCTGCAGTCCTGTTAATTGTAATTCCAAAAAAGATGACGACGGGTAAAAGAGTGTCTGTATGGGGGTGATTCCACCACATCCTAATGAATTTGCCCATAATCCATTAATCATTCCAACTTCAGAGTTATGATGGATTGTTTTTTCTTTTATTTTTCTATACTTTGTTAGATATTTTTGTTCTAAGTCTTCAATTGTGATTTCAATCGGCGTCTTGTATGTGATGTTCTCTTCCTTCAATAGTATTAAGTTAATTTCACCATATAAATCAAACAAGATTTCCTTTAATTTGCGTACCCCCGGTTCTAATGTATAGGATTCTATTATATATTGTATACATTCATCTATCATGTATATGACTTCCTCGAATCCCATCTTTTTATTGATTTCGGGGAGGATATATTTGTTTACTATGACTATTTTTTCTTCTAATGATAAATTTTTGAATTTGATTCTGTGTATTCTATCTAATAATATCTTGTCTATTTGGTCTGCATCATTGTATGAAAAAATGAATAAAATCTTTGACACATCTATGTTTACACCAGTAAAGTACTTATCCTGAAAATTTTTATTTTGTGTTGGGTCAATTAAATGTGTTAGTATACCTATTATTTCTTTTCCTTGTTCTGTCTTACTAACCTTGTCCAATTCATCAATATAAATGATTGGATTCATGCACTTCGAGTCCATTAATATATCAACTATTTTCCCCCACGTAGAGTTCATATATGTATAGCCATGACCTTCTAAAAACGAACCATTACTTGAACCGCCCAATGCTATAAATGTAAAGGGGCGCGTATTGCCATCCTCATCTTTCAAGCATTGAGTAAGTCCTTTATTAGCCAATGATGTTTTGCCAATACCAGGAGAACCTTCAAATCCAAAACTATATCCCTCTTTTTCTCCATTCATCCACTGTCCAATTATTTTCATTATCTGGTTTTTTGCATTATTGTGTCCATGTATAGAATCATTTAACGTGTTGGACATGTACTCTAATTGACAACTGATGGTGGTAATGTTCGATTTTAGTGTATGCATATCTTGAACCAAATTCAACCTAGGTACATCTTTTACTAATAAGATTTCGTTATATATATTAGTTAACTCATATATGGTATGAACATGATTATTTACATACAAAACAATATGTTCATATATGGCCCTTTTTGTCTTTTTATGCAACGTATGCATATTTATATTCATTTGCTTTGTTTTTACATTAACATACGTTAATACACATATTAATTCTTTCAACGTGCATGATTTTATGTATTCAATGGCAATATCTTTGAAACTAGCTATACTCTCCTTTTCTATCGTACCGATAGAATTTTTAATCTCGACATTTGTGTATTTTTTTTTCGTAGATATTGCTATCTGCTTGAATATATCCTTATAATTTGATAACAAAGATACAAACATGTGGTTATTGTCCTTGACTGTTTTTATTATAGGTTCTTCGTAATATGTAGAAAATGGTATCTTTACTAATCCTTCCAGATATTGTTTTGTTTTTATTGTCATTTCATCTGGCTTGCCTGTTATTTCGTTCAGTCTACTTAATGCCTTTTCTTTTACAGACGAGTCTACCTTCATCAGCTGTATTTGCTGTTCTAGTGTTAATTTCTTTGTCTCATATTTTTGAATATTTTCCTGATTATTTTTCATATTTTGTTTTACACTTTGTTTGAACTTTTGTTTTACAAACCACGGCAAACTGTTGTATATTATGCTTCCTTCTGTTTCATTCTCTATTGTTATACCAGGTATATTTATAAGGTCATATAGTATATAACATATGCGTTGAATGTCAGTTTCATCTTTGTAAAGTAATAAGTTTATTAGTATTCTTCGTTTTGTTAACAGTGTATTGTGTAGAAATTTTTTAACTACAATGTCTATATGAGTTTTCTTGACAAAATCGATGTCTTTCATTGCTAACATTAATTTCTTTATGATATCGTTGTCTCCATATACCAATAGTTCTTTTAAACTTAACGACCTGATTAAATTTATGAATGTTTCTTTTGTTTCAGTATCTTCGTATCTATCTGCAATCTCTCGTAATTTACTGAATCTTGACATAACGTATTTATTTGTGGTAATACATTTTAATGGAAAATCATGAAGTGTTCCAGTTATCGTCATGGTTTTTTTTAATTTGTCGTTTTGTATTATGCATTTAATCGAATTCAGATACTGATATATGTCATCTTCTGTATCTTCAATTGTGCTTAGACACTCTATATTATTATATTGTTCAATCTCCACTATTTCCTCCGTCATTTTATCAACACAATATTCATTGAAGGCATGTTTTGTATTTTGTTTGTTTTTCCATGTTTGAATTTTATATCCGGTTGGCTGAAAAAATGAACTCAGTATATTATATTTATCATTCATAACTTCATCTGTAAAATTCATATTTTTGAATTCTGTTCCAAAAGATACAAATAGTAAATCTTCTACTTGTTGTGTACCAAATCCACATATAACTACTGATAACCTGTCGATTACTTTTTGTAATGTATTTATCAAAATTTCGGTTTTTTCTTTATTTTTATGCATATGTAGTTCATTTTGGATATCAGATGTTTTTTGATATAACTCTATCAATATTGTTATTGATTGATTTTTATCATTATCACTAAACAATTTGATATATGGGTTGTTTTTTATAGATAAGATAGTTTTGTTTATGATTGTTTGTATGTATGTTAGCTTTGTGTGGAGAAATGTTTCTAGCGCATTATTTGTCGATGCTTTCATAATATTAATAGTACAATCAATGTTATATAAATAATAACTAGATTGTTTTTTCCATCATTCGTATAAATATACTTTGTAACTAGTATAAATGTATTTTGCTAGGTATTATGTATACTATGGGCATTCCTAGTTATTTTTCGCATATTATTAGGAATTATTCTAATATTATTCGCGGCTTGCAATACTTTCATGACAATTCTATTCTCTTTCATCATCTATTTATGGATTGCAATTCTATTGTATATGATGCAGTTCGTATGGTAGATTATAATCCAGATGACAATACCTATGAAGATACGATAATACAGAATGTTATTACATGCATTGAAAAATATATTCATTACGTGAAGCCCACTAAAACTATCTATATTGCATTTGATGGTGTAGCCCCGTTTGCTAAAATGGAACAACAGCGAACACGTAGACACAAAACAAAATTCATGAGTGATATGTCGTTCAATGGTGAAAATGACACTTCTTCGAAATGGAATACTTCTGCCATTACACCCGGGACTGTATTTATGACCAAATTGTCAAACAAAATAGAGTATACATTTTCACATGTAGCTAAAAAATACAGCGTACAAGTTGTGAATGTATCAACTAGCAATGAACCAGGGGAAGGGGAACATAAACTTTTTGAATATTTACGTATGCACAATTTGAGTAACGATAATATTGCATTATATGGATTAGATTCCGATTTGATTATGCTGTCGATATTTCATATTCATCAGACTTCCAATATTTATATTTTTAGGGAGGCACCCGAGTTTTTAAAAAATTCGTTGCCAGTGGAAGTCGGTGAGGACAAAGACCTTCCTTATTTTCTTGATATAAAACTATTTTCTAATTGCATTTTGAATAATATGAAGTGTGCTGACAATAACATGCAACGAGTGTTTGATTATGTATTCCTATGTTTTTTTCTGGGTAATGACTTTTTACCTCATTTTCCAGCGATGAACATACGTACACATGGAATAGACGTCTTATTGGATATTTACTGTAGAGTCATTGGCAGAGTTCCTAATAATTATATTATTAACCAACGAGGTACAATCAATTGGAACAATGTTCGTAAATTAATTGATGCTATTGCCAAAGATGAACACCAATATTTATTGAATGAGTATTCTAGCCGGAAAAGATTTGACCATTTTAAATTCAGTGAAACTACTGAAGAAGAAAAGGAGAGGTTGTTTCAAAATACCCCGATTATTTATCGTTCCCAAGAATTATATATTTCTCCTGAAAATAGTCATTGGGAATCTAGGTATTATAAAACTTTATTTAAATCGGAGCCGAGTGATACGTTAAAAAAAGAGATATGTTTGAATTATTTGGAGGCTCTGGAATGGGTTTTCAAATATTATACCAATGGTTGTGTCGATTGGCTCTGGAAGTATAACTATACTTATCCTCCGTTGTTCAAAGATTTGGTGAAATACGTACCTCATTTCGAGACGGATTTTATCAAAAGTAATGATAATGAACCGTTGCACCCGTATACTCAGCTAGCTTATGTACTCCCTATTGACAATCATCATTTACTTCCAGATAAAATTTCGACATTCTTGGTCCAAAATTATAGCGACCATTACAGTAAAAAATATTCATTTGAATGGGCGTTTTGTAGATATTTTTGGGAATCGCATCCGTTACTGCCTGAAATTTCTAAAAAACTTCTGGTGAAATGGGACACTCATTTTACATCTTAAAAACGTAATAAAATTGATAGAATGGCCGATTAGTATCATCATGTATTTTATACAATACATGATGATAAACTTTATGAAAGAATGCTTTGAAACAATTGATTACCACAAATATGCGAGTATACTGATAGGTGTTTCGTATATTTACATTATGTGGGTATTTGCTCATTATATTGCAGCGCATATGTATATATGGTTTTGTGTACCAGCGACGCTGATTGGATTTATTACTGCACCATTTCTCATACCCGCTCCCCATTGCCAGGCAATTCGATGGACAATATATACCGGCGGTGAAAAAATCTTAGCTATGTGGGTATTGATTGGTTCATGGGTCTTTAATAAGATTACTTCGGTTGAAAAAAAAGATTAACTTAATTAAATAATTTACATAACTGATAATTGTATCTTTTTTTATTCCTCCTTCTCATATACCACTTCCTTTGTTAGTGTGTTATACTGCCCAATAGGGGCATGGGTATTAAAGTCGTATACCACGTTTGTTTTATCAATCAGGAACTTATTACCTTGGATAATATGAAGTTTAACATCAATGAGAAGTAGATTATTAGCAGTAGCAGCAGAAACGATATTAGCGACGTTGTCGTTGTGAATAGGATGTAGATGTAGAGAGGAAAGATAAAGTTTAAGGAAAGAAGAAAGGTGA